CAGGTGAGCATTGACAATGTCCCTGATAGGAGCAAACAGAGGCTCAGGCAGATTACCCATATTGAACCACTGCCATTCCATGCACTTGTCAGGCTCCATTACCTTGGCTTCGCCGCCCATATAGGTGCAAGCAATAGTTACGTCAAGGAAATGCTTACCTTCATAGGCAGTAAGGTCACCAATGCACAACACTCGCTGCCGGGCGATTTTGATATCAGGACCGCATTCTTCCAGAAGTTCACGGTCAGCAGTCTCGAAGACATTCTCTCCGAACTCCTGCTTTCCGCCAGGAAGAGCCCATTCTCCTTCACCATGAGCACCCTTACGACGCCCCAGAAGGATTTCACGACAGTCCTTGATGATAAGAATACTGATTCCAACGCGAGAATTCATTTCAGCCTTCCAGGTTTCTGATTTCACCGTCAAGTCGGAGGACTTCACGCTTGAATCTCTGTTCACTTACTCTGTCACCGTCTCGTTTTGCTCTTTCCATGCCGCGAGCGGCATTTCTTCGTTGCTCACGAAGAGAATTAAGAGCCCTTCTTACGCTTATGTCTATCATGAGCGACAATCCATTCCTCCAGAGCGTATATTTCAGTAGCTATTCGCTTTGCATGGGGAGTTCCACGTTTCTTGATGTACTCCATCTTGAGCGCAGCAAGTCTTCGTTCTGCTTCTTCTATATTCTTAGGACTACTCATACATTATTCCTATCAAGGATACCTTGTACGTAATCGGCATCTATGTCATCGTAGTTTGATAGCATTCTCAGCTCTGAGACTGCATCCCTGTACCGGCGATTTTCTGACAGATAGTTGTCAGCATCATTAGCCCACCGATAGGCATCTTTACGAAGTGCCAGGAATTTCTCGCGCGGAATCTGTTCATGGGGAAGGATATCAAATTCAACCCATACTGAATACTCCTCACTTGTCATTCCTAGAAACTCGTGGAGTGACAATTTGCTTTCACTGTCATGCCACTTGTCCACGAGGTCTTCTAGTTGTCCTCTGTTCATGTCCTCAGTTTGTCACGCGCCGGGGACATTGTCAAGACGTGAGACAGCCTTGTTGACAGTATTCACAGGAATGTCCTGTTCCTTGATGACACAAATCTGCTTGTGCAATTCTGTCCTGTCCGTGATGCCGGACGCCCATAGGGCTCTGACCAGCGCGGACACTGACTTGTCCTTGTTTATGTCACTTGTCCCGGACACAGGTGACACTGTCTTGTCCTCTGGGACAGGGTCTGTCACCGGAATGTCCGGTGTTGTCACGCTGAATGTCACTTCTGGGGACATGTCCTGTGACATGTCATTTGTCTTGTCCTGTGTGTCACGTGACTTGTCACGACGTTTTGTCCTCTGGACAGGCTCTCCGGTGACACCCGTGACAACCTCATTCAGCCTGAAGAATACCACATCCTTGAACCCACCGAAAGTCTTGCCAGGGAAGATAAGCCAACTAATCTTACCAAACACTGGCATACGCTTCGGGACGAGTCCCATAGAGCGCATCTCTGAGCGGTGAATGAACCTGAGATAAAGTTCGAAAAGGATTCCGGCAATAACTGGTGGTGCTCCAAAAAGAACCATTCCAGGGACCCCGTAGGACAGCAGCATGGCATGTTCTACGTTGAGGTATACAGACGCTCCCACAAAGAGATACGTCGCTAGTTTTGTTGCGAGACCTGAGTCTTCAGTGCGTGCGTACTTGCTTGCGAGGTCAGCTACAAACAGTGCTGCTCCATCGAATGCCGCGCTTACTCCAATAGCAAGTATCTGCGGTACTCCATAGAACGTAACAGCAAGGGAGTACAGAGACCACCAACTAAGAGCCAGTGCGACAATAAGAACAACAGCGAATGATACAGAACCTCGCCAGTCAAGAATCTTCTTGAAATCTGGCATTTGTTCCTATTCTCCTTAGACAAAAATGTAGGCGGCCCAAGCGGACCGCCTACTATTCAATTATTTGGTTGACTCATTTAGCATCCAGAGCCACTTGTCGACTCCTCGCTTCACTTCGATGAGAACATCCTGTGTAGCAAGGTCATCAGTAATGTTCAGTGTAGCAGCATGAAGAACGTTCGTCAATCCTCTAAAGGAATTGATGAGTCCAATCAGTACCTGACTGAAACTTACTGATTCTCCTGACATCTCGTAGCTGACCTTTGGAGCAAGATACAGGTCGATTGCTCTTGCCCGTTCTGCAATAAGGTCAGCATACGCATTGACATCAGCGTCCAGCTCATCCAGCTTGTCATGGAAGAAGAGGAATTCCTTACCTCTAAGATTCCAATGACTCTCCTTGACGACCAAGGAGAGAATCAGGAGCCATTCCAGTGCTTCGGTCATTTTCGTCTCTAGCACTCTCCACCTCCTTAATCGCTTTCTTTACGAGATGATGCATCTCTAGTCCTGGTCTGATGTAAGTATCACATACAGGGCACCAGAGTCTAAGGTCGGAAGATGCACCAGGCTTTTGTCTGACTATTAAGTTATACCCACAGTCTGGACATTCCAGCGCCGGGGCTCTATTCTCTTTTACCAGTCTTGTATAATGGTGAAAATCGCGCCACATAAAGACAGTGTATCATGCATTGCGAAGATTGTAGATTACTGTTTGCAGTGCCTCTACAGCTTCGTTCTTTGCATTGCGCAGATTTCCTACTTCATTCTCGAATGCATTGTCTGCTTCTACAGCATTATTCTTGATTTCATCAAGCAATGCTTCTACAAGAGGTCTATGCATACCGGCCGCATCTGTTAGGGCCAGCAATTCCTTTTCAGCCTGACTCACGAAGCTTCTCCTTGATTCTCGTGGTTGACATACCTGTTCGTCTATCAACGTATATCAGAATCAGGTCGTTCTCGTCAAGCCACTCCTTGGTGAAGCCCATCTGACCATAGTAATCTCTACCGGCCCAATCTGAGCCGATAGCAATCACTTCGATTCTGCCGTTCTTGCATGCTTCGACAATCGTAGGCTTTGAATCCTCTTCACCAATGTTCTCGATGACATAATCAACGTACTTACATGATTCGAGCATCAGCTTACGTTCTCTGAAAGACTGAACTGGCTTGTTGCCCTTGAAGCGTTCAATGAATTCATCTGTATTGAGGGCAACGGTTACTTTTCCATCACCGGCCAATTTCTTGCAGGAGCGAAGAAGCTCAATATGACCTTCGTGAAACAGGTCAAACGTTCCTCCAGTATAGATGTTAGGCACTCAAGTGCTCCACATCTATTGCTAGCTGATTCTGTACGTAGTACTTGAATGACAGCTCATCGTGTTGCCAGACTTCACCGGAATTTGCTTCCTGATAGGTATTGTCATTTGATGCCTTACCCGCGAATGGATGCATGTGCTCCATGTTCACATGGTCAAGGTATGTCAGTGTTCCCAGTGCCTGTCCCAGGGCCTTCCAGTAGTTGTCTGCAAATAGATGAATAAGCGTTGGGGTAACCATGTACCCAAGTCTTTTAATAATTTCTGCGTCCATGAAGACAGCGGTTGGAAGCCCTTCTCCTTGCCAGCCGTCATTGGCGTACGCAATCATATTCTTCTGGAAATGATTAGTGATTTCTACATCCCAGCGATGCGTATGAGGAATTACGTCATCACCGATGAATCCGATGATGTCATAATAGTTGACGCAATCCATTGCAGCGTCATTCAACGTTCCCACAAGTCGTCTGCGACGACCGGAACGAAGAGGAAGTCTTGTTGCGTAATACTCTTCAAGCTTAGGGTCATCATAGTCTACACAAAAGACCACATCGACATCTGCCGTTGTTTCGATTGCTTCGAGCAATCGCATAGCATTGTCTGGTCGTCCCCGTGTAGGAACGATAATTTTCATTCTTTTATCCATCAGGCATAATCCGTTTCCTGTACGATGCTCTTCTCTAGACCTGTGATGTATACAAGGTCGGCCCATGTAGGCTTTGAGCAGTATCCATTTAGCTCACCGGCCTTCGCATACGCATACAGAGTATCATCGTATTGACCAGTCAATCCGTCACGCTCAAGCAGCGCTTTAATCTTTTCAGCGCCCTGCTCTGAATAGAACATACTGACGCCACCATATCTCTGATAAACCTTACAGAGAGACTTGCTGACTCCATCACGGTGTTCATCGAACATCTTGTCACTGTCTCTTGGAATAAACAGACTGAAGAAATCCCAGTCATCAGGAAGCTCAGCAGTTCGCTGCTCGAAATTCAGTTGAAAGTCATCATGCAGCAGGGCATCATCCTCAAATGTGACAATTGGTGCTCGGTCGAGCGCATTGAGCACTGAGTACCAGATACCAAGATGACCCACGCGAGCGGGCCAATTTATTTTGTACGGATGTCTCAATTGAGCGTAATGCAGCTCATTCGGCTCACTTCCACAAACAGAAGGAACACGAATAGGCTCCCAGCCTCGTAGCTTTGGGAGCATCTTTTGAATGTAGTCAAGACGTGAATAGTCTATGTTGAATATCGTGTATTTCACCTAACACCCTTGTTGATAACAAACTCGGAGATACAGGCAAACATGAAGAATGCTGCCGTTATACCTCCAAGCACAGAAGGCACAAGGATGAAGGACATGGTAAACAACACTGTAGCCAGTACCAGCGCTACTCTTCCTAGTTTAGATAGCATGAGCCCCGCGTCAGAATCGAACTGACAACTCATCATTACGAAAGATGTATGTTTCCATTAACACCAGCGGGGCAGTGGTGAAATCAGAGCTTCCACCAGGCTCGTCTACGGCGACGACGGGATTTCTTTACCTTTATAACGCTAAGTATACACAAAGCACCGGCAACCGTCAATACTGTAGCGGATGCTCCCAAATAGAATGCAAGACCAGTTGATGCAAAGAGAAGAAGTCTGAGCTTCCATATTCCTGACAGCCCAGGCTTTCTCGGTGCCGGTCTTGTTGAGCCAGCAAATCTGGCTCCCTTGCTTTGGTTGCATCTCAAATGTGCGAGAGCCACATTTCCCCACACATGACCTGGTGAATCTTTCCTCCATGAAAGAGGAATGATGTGGTCGAGAGACGCAGACTTGGGGTGAGGGTATTTCAGATTACGTCGTACCCTCTTGCCACACAGGTGACATTTCCAATTTGACTGCGCGTAAACGACCGGCCTGGTAATGGTGGGGTCATATGGAACGCCATACTCTATGCAACGCTCCTCGTCAGCTTTCATACAAGAAGCATAGCATGTTTGTCAACCCTCAGTACCACCCATGATTCTTGAAGTGGTTCCAGGCAGTGCAAGGAGTCTTGTAACGCTTGTAGATGTAGAACTCAAGACCCCAGCGAACCTGGGTTCGGGGATTGGTCCTCCAGTCAGAACCAGCAGCCTTCATTTTTGAGGCCGGTAGAGACTGAGGAATTCCATAAGCTCCGGAATAAGGGTTTTTGGCCCGGTAATTCCAAGAAGATTCATGCTTCCAAAGAGGATTCAAGCAGTTGTACTGCTTGCTCCAGGACTTAGGAAACTTCTTCTTGAGCTTCCCCTTCGCATAGTCCTTTGTACTCGTAATTGACTTTGAGTATGCCACAGACTCTATGCGAGTAACCTTCAAGCCAAGGTTGGCGGAAGGTGAAGATGTCAGACTAGGCTTTACAGCCTTCGGAGCCTCACTCTTGCTTGGTTGTGCTTCTGGCGATGTTGAAACGGTAACAGCCTGCTTATCGGCAGGTGCATTGCCAGTCTCTGAAGATGCTGTGACGAATACTGCTGTAGCAACTCCAAGGATGAGAGCAGCAGATGCTATGTTGCCCCTCATATCTTGACCCATTAGTAGTAACCTCCAAGTAGTGAGCAGCAGTTGGGTAACTGCCACCCGGTCATGAGATAAGACTCTACCGGTGTATCAGTTCTGTGTCAACCTTGTAACCAAGGTGTAACTGAGTGACTACTTAATGACATGACGGTATGGAAGAATCTCTACGTTCTTCGCTCCGTCTGATTCGAACTCTAGCTTCTCACGATGAGCTGTGTCAAGTGATACAAGTTCATCTGTTTCTTTAAACTTACCATCTATAGAATATCTTAGATAGTAAAGAGAGTTAGATGTATCCATATTGATACTACTTCCTTGATAGAGATTAGTAAGTATATTCATGAGGTTACGTAGTAACCTCATCTACTAACATCTTTAGATGTTAGTTAATTAATATAGTCCCGCTATGAAATAGCGGGTCTTACACACCCCCAGAAGTTATACATTCTGAGCAGTGACCGCAGAGGAAGGTAAGACCCTTGGAGAACCCTTCGACTGGCACTCGGATTTTTGGGCAATAGAAAATGCCCCAGAAGGCTGCGACCTCTTCTGGGGCATTTAGTAAGTAAATGCACGATGTTGGTCGCAGCAACACCCTGTTCTCCATTCAGGATAGCACTACAACCAACACCGTGTCAAATCGATGCCAGTTGAGCCATAGCTCAACCAACTGATATAATCGTAGCATAGCTCAAAGAGCATGTCAACGACGAAAGGAAAGCTGTGGACATCAGTTTTTCAACGATTCCGGGCAACTTGAACACAACCATCGGCTATGGTGTTGCTGGATTCAACATGGTTCGAAGTCTGCAAAAGCTGGGACACAGAGTTCCCTTCGCAGACAAGAACTGTCCAATCGAAATCTTCTTCTCCCAGCCTGATTACTGGGAATGGTCTAATCAATTCAACTATCATATCGGTTATACGCCTTGGGAGTCAACCCAATTGCCACCAGGCTGGCTTGAGCATATGAATCTTGCAAATGAGACCTGGACCACATCAGAAATCATCAAGCGTTGGTACACAGCAGCCGGTGTGAAGAATGTAAGAGTTTATCCTCATGGTATCGACCCTCAATGGACTCCAAAGAAGCGTCATCGATTCGAGAAGCTTCGATTTCTGCACATGGGCGAGCCAGCACCTCGAAAGGGTGGTCAGATGGCTGTCGATGCATTTCGGGCGGCATTCGGAGACAGAGAAGACGTAGAGCTGACCATCAAGGCTCATAGACTGAACAATGTCAGACGTCTTCAGAATGGCAGAATCCTTGGCCCTGTAACTGACTATAGCAACGTGAAGCTCGTCACACAAGAGTTTCCCGAAGACCATCTTGTAGGCTTTGTCAAGCAGTATCACGTCATGGTCTATCCAAGTTGGGGAGAAGGCTTCGGTCTCATCCCGTTCCAGGCAATAGCCACAGGCATGCCTACAATCTGCACAGAGAAATGGGCGGAATACAAGAGCTATCTCGGCCCACTCGGTATTGATTCAAAGCTAGCAGCCTCTCCATGGCCCGAGACGCACCCAGGTAAGATGCTCGAACCAAGCTTCGATGACCTTGTGGACAAGTACCGTTATGCAGAACAGAATTTCGATGAACTGAGTGGTCATTTCTACGCTCAGGCACCTTACTTGCATGACGAATACAACTGGGAAAAGCTTACTGAGAAGGCTTTCGCACACTTGATTTAGACCAAGATTTGCTGTACCATTGAGGAACTACGCGATGATTAGCCGAGCCCAAAAGCTCGGCTTGAAAGGATTTCATTTTGATTGACGAAAAGGGTAATCTCACAGACCCTTACCAGAATTTTATTCATACCAGCAGGTATGCCCGATGGCTGGATGACAAAGAACGTCGGGAAACATTTGTTGAGACCACTGACAGATATCTCAACTACATGCGAAACAGTTTGAAGAAGAATCATGAGTACGATATCCCTGCCGAGCAGTATGATTTCATCAGAAATCTGATGCTGGAGCAGGGCGCAGTTTCTTCTATGCGAGCTTTGATGACAGCAGGCCCGGCACTCGATAGAGACAACGTAGCAGCATATAACTGTAGCTATGTAGTCATCGATGACCCACGAGCCTTTGACGAAGTTCTCTATATTCTCATGAATGGAACTGGCGTCGGCTTCTCTGTAGAAGAGAAGTACGTTCGTAAGCTTCCTGTCATTGCAGAGGAGTTTGAAGACACTGAGAGTGTTATCAAGGTAGCAGACAGCAAGGAAGGTTGGGCACGAGCATATCGTGAACTGCTCAGTCTTCTATGGGGTGGACGAGTGCCACGCTGGGACACCTCCAAGGTACGTAAGGCAGGCGCGAGGCTAAAGACTTTTGGTGGCAGGGCATCTGGTCCAGGTCCACTTGAGCAGCTTTTCCAGTTCACCATTGACATCTTTGTCAAGGCTGCTGGACGTCAGCTCACCAGTCTTGAGGCTCATGACCTTGTCTGTAAGATTGCAGAAGTTGTGGTTGTTGGTGGAGTACGCAGAAGTGCATTGATTTCTCTTTCCGACCTCTCCGACCTTCGTATGGCTACAGCAAAGGCCGGTAACTGGTGGGAGAACACTGGTCAGCGTGCCCTTGCAAACAACTCAGTTGCTTATACATCAAAGCCGGACATGACAGCGTTCATGGCCGAATGGAAGAATCTTTACGATAGCAAGTCTGGAGAAAGAGGAATTTTCAATAGGCAGGCTGCAAAGACTCAGGCAGCTAAGAATGGAAGGCGAGACGCTGGTTTCGACTTCGGAACTAATCCATGTAGCGAGATTATCCTTCGACCTAACCAGTTCTGCAACCTGACAGAAGTAATTGTAAGGCCAGAAGACAGTCTGGAAGACCTGAAGGAAAAGGTAAAGCTGGCGACAGTCATGGGAACATGGCAGTCAACACTGACTAACTTCAAGTACCTGCGAAAGATTTGGAAGAAGAATACCGAAGAGGAAAGACTGCTCGGTGTTTCTCTTACTGGCCAGATGGCTCATTCAGTTCTGAATGGACGTGAAGGCTTCGAGAAGATGGAGCAGTGGCTTGACGAGATGCGTGAAGTCGCTGTTAACACAAATGCTCAGACTGCTGACGCAATTGGAATTCCTCGCTCTACAGCAATCACCTGTGGAAAGCCATCAGGAACTGTATCACAGAGGGCCGGTGTTCCAAGTGGAATGCACACAGAGCACGACCACTTCTATATCAGGACTGTACGAGGAGACAACAAGGACCCTCTGACTCAGTTCTTGAAGGACAGTGGAGTTCCAAACGAGCCTGACGTGATGAAGCCAAATGACACAACAGTCTTTAGCTTCCCTAAGAAGGCAGCAGATGGAGCGCTCACTCGCAATGACCTTACAGCCATTGAGCACCTTGAAATCTGGCTTGCATATCAGCGACACTGGTGTGAGCACAAGCCAAGCATTACAATTTCAGTCAAGGAAAATGAGTGGCTGGAAGTTGGAGCATGGGTTTACAAGCACTTCGATGAAGTGTCTGGCATTTCATTCCTTCCGTTCTCAGAGCACACATATAAGCAGGCTCCGTATCAGACGATTACTGAAGCCGAATATAAGGAATGGCTGGAGAAGATGCCTACAGAAATCCAGTGGGACCTTCTGCCAACTTATGAGGAAGGCGACAATACTACAGGTTCACAGGAACTTGCTTGTAGTGCGGGGCAGTGCGAAGTAGTTGACATTGGTTAAAGCGAGGCCCGGCATTCAGCCGGGCTTCTTGCTTTTTATCTGTATCGGATTTATACTACTTATCGAGGAGGTGAAATTATTTCATGGCAACACCAATGACTTCCGCACAGATTGTAGCTCAGCTCAAGAGGTGGGGAATTAAGTACAAGGAAGTAAAGTCCTGGGAATCTCACAATAGAGATTCTGCGACTGGTAAGACATTCGGTCCTGTAAACGGATTCATCTGGCACCACACTGGTGCTGATGTTTCAGCCGGTAGTGCAGGAGAGTATGCAGGTGGAACTCTCTATAACGGTCTAAGCAATCTTCCAGGTCCACTATGTCATTTCGGCCTGGCAACAGATGGCGTTGTTTATCTAGTTGGATGGGGTAGAGCTAATCACGCAGGTGGTGGTGACCCTGTTGTTCTTGACCACGTCATTAATGAGGATTACTCTGGCCAGCTAAAGCCTACCAAGGGTAATGCAAATGGTGTGGACGGTAACGACCATTTCTATGGCGTTGAGATTATGTATTCTGGTTCTCACGCAATGACAGATGCACAGTACAAGACCGCCCTAAAGCTTTCTGCTGCCATTCTTGAGTTCCACAAGTGGACTGAACTGTCCTGTATTGGACACGGAGAATGGTCAAACGACAAGTGGGACCCAGGTTACGCTTCTGGCAAGATTATGAACATGGTTGATATTCGAAAGGATATCAAGGCAACTCTGAAGGCTGGTCCAAATGCTACTCCGCCAACAACGGACAAGCCTCCAACAACGGGAGGTGGAAAGGTGGCAACGAAGGACGCTACTTACAAGTCTGTATGGGACCTGGACGCTGCAACTCCTCCAGCAGGACACGCAACGACTGAAAATCCTTCATGGGCTCCAATGTCTATTCTTCGAGGTGTCTACGAAAAGGTAGAAGCTCTTTCAAAGCAGGTATCTGCACTGGAAAAGAAGATTGACGAACTGAACAATAAGTGATAACATCTAAGTACAGCCTATGGAAATGAGTCCGGGTTGTCTAGGGCGCTGCGTGCGGCGCTACTTAGGATGTTTATAATTACCGCATTGGCCGGGTCTTCGGACTCGGCCTTTTGCGTTATGCATGATAAAATAACTGTATGTCCTATCAACTACAAGTTCTCGCAGATAATCCGTTCAGCTATTGGAAGCTGGATGAGACAGGTCCAGCATTTCCGGATTCAGCCGGAAGTATGAGGACCGCTGACCTCGTGGGAACCATTGTTCATCACCCTGCCCTTGTAGCGGGCTCAGGTAGCGCTCTCGTATTGAGTAATACAAACCACCTGGATATGGACGACCCTGTTTTTAACAATGGCTACGAGCTACGTCAGTTCGCTCTAGAGGCATGGGTGAAGCCAGTCAGCATTACTGGCGAAGTCTCTATCATGAGCCATTCAAGCGCATACGATGGTCTGACGATTACAGCCACTCATATCTATTTCAGAACAAAGTATCTTACGGCCGGTACGTGTGAGGCAGCATTCGAATATGAATCAGGAAAAGCTTTTCATGTCGTAGGTGTTCACACCAACGCAAAGAACTCATTGTATGTAGACGGAAAGCTCGTTGCAGAAACAGATTTGACCGACGAGCAGCAGGCAGACTCATATTCATTCTTGACAACAGACCTTATCGGTGGACAGTCAGCTACAAGCAGCACCATTGCTCTTGATGCTCCTGCAATCTATTCAACATCTATTTCTGGCGATGTCATTTCAAAGCATTATCAGTATGGCGTATCAGTTGATACCAGCGAAGGTATTGCTGGATTCCACAATGCTACGTTCTGGAATTTCTCAGACGAAAAGAGAAATATCGCGGCGGCAAAGGAGTGGACTCTTGAGGCAGACTGGAAGTCAGGTGTTCTTACAGATATAGCAGTATCCAATGACAGCATTGTCCCTTCCTATACGCAATCAGAAACGGATGTGGTAGAAGATGGCCTTATTGTTCCTGTATATACGAACACTTCTCTGCCTGGCGTTTGGCAAACAAGCGTCTCATTGGGAGAAGTGCCAGAATCAACCTTGGCAGACATGCGACTCACTTGGTCTGGAGAAGGAGACTTTACAGTTGAATACTCACTTGATGATGGTACAACTTGGAAGAATCCAAACCTAGGACCTACAGAATCATTGGATAACACGGATGTAATCGATATTCGCATTACATTCGATGGTGGAATAGACGATGACCCTTCATATGTAAGTTCACTGAAAATTGTTGTCTATATCGACAAAACATTTCTGGGAAGTCGTGCAGACAGATTCGCATCATTGACAGGAAACGGCCTGGCGAGTGAAGAATACTTCGAACCAATTGAGTACGCAGACTTCAATGGAATCCAGCTATTGTCTGGAGCAATCGCACTGACTGTGGATAACTCATACAACGGAGAAGAAGAGGCCGGTGATTTGAATATCACAGGCTTTGATATGTGGGTAAAGCCAGTGGCAGGAAACATTCTTTCAGGCTCTGGCATCAGCATTTCAAGGTCAGGCAATACCGTCGTGTTCTCAGGTCTCAGCACTCTTGTCGTCAATGGTGTTTCCGTGACCAGTGGAGCAACAGTCTTCAATTCAAATAGCTGGTATCACATTGCAGGAATCTTCACGACAGCAGCAAATCCGGCACTGACCGTTGGTGTTACCAACACTATTGTTAGTCAGCTAAGTGTTATCACGAATGCTCTGACATTGGCTGGATTGCAACAGCTATATGCAGCATATCTTGGACTGCCGGGCCTTGTCCTGACAGATACAACTGATGTTGCAATAGCAGAAGCTGTGCCTGCAACCAATTTGTATGCTCATGTCTGGGGAATTACACCCGCAGGATAACGAAAAGCCTCCGATATGGAGGCTTTTCTTGCTTAATAACGTCAATGTCTTTAAGATATCAGTATGAATAAGCAAAGAATGCGAGTAGTAGACGAGGCCGGTTATGGTGTTTATGTGTGGCAGATGCCTGACGGTCGCCTTGTTGGAGATGACGACAACAACTGGTTGTGCATTTCCTCAATGAAGGGTGACCTCAAGCGCATAAACGAATTGACTGAGGCTGTACGTCACTACGGAATCATGGTAGGGGAGCCACTGTTTTTGGCCGGTAACCGAAAGATTACCGACGAAGAGTATGAATACCAGAAGCAGCGTCAAGCCTTTGGTCTGATTCCAGACGAATACGATATCCCAGCTCTCGTAAGTGAGCAGGCATACAAGGAGAGAAATGGCGAATAATCGAGTTGTAGTAGCAGAGCCAGAAGACGAACATGTCATTGAAGTTTCACTAGGCTCAGAATACAGTCGTGACATCAGTCACGACCCTGACCCATTTCAGAAGTCAGCCGATGAGCTGAACAAGAGCCTCGATGGTCTTTCACGTTCCTTCAAGATTCGTACCACAAAGCAAGTAAATAAGTTCTTCCGTGGTACAGATGGCGCTGCTTCAAAGAAGGAAGAAAGCCAGGAGGTCACGGGTTATAACGCCTTCCAGGTAATGCTTCCTCCATACAATCTCGATTACCTGGCCAAGCTTTACGAAGTATCTTCACCTCACTATGCAGCAGTAAAGGCAAAGGTCTCCAACATTGTTGGACTAGGCTATGACCTTGTCGAGACTCCAGCAGCCAAGCGAAAGCTTGATGAGATTGAGGGAGAAGAAAAGGTAAAGAAGGCACGCAAGAAGATTTCAATAGAAAAAGAACGACTCATGGAGTGGATTGAAAGCTGCAATGAGGAGGACGACTTCCTTGAGACTCTTATCAAGGTATGGACCGACTATGAGGTAACTGGTAATGGATACTTGGAAATCGGCCGGAAGTCAAATGGGGAAATTGGTTATCTAGGCCATATTCCTAGTACCACCATGCGTATCCGACAGAGAAGAGACGGCTTCGTTCAAATCATTTCAAACAAGGCTGTATTCTTCCGTAACTTCGGAGACGATAAGACGCCTGACCCAGTGGGAGGAGACACAAGACCAAATGAGGTCATCCATGTCAAGAAGTACACGCCAGGAAATGGATATTATGGAATCTCTGACATCGTGGCAGCTAAGGCTGCTGTCGCAGGTAATGAGTTCGCCACAAGATTCAACCTGGACTATTTCGAGAACAAGGCTGTTCCTAGGTATGTCATTGTCATCAAGGGAGGAAAGCTCAGTCCAGCCGCAGAGCGACGAATCACTGAGTTCTTCCAGACTTCCTTGAAGGGCAAGAACCACAGAACCCTTTATGTTCCTCTTCCACCTGATGAGCAGGACCGAAAGACCAGCTTTGAAATGAAGCCAGTCGAGGCCGGTACTCAGGACAGTTCATTCAACAATTACCGTAAGGGAAACCTGAATGACATTCTGATGGCTCACCGAGTTCCTATCACTAAGGTAGGTCTTGCAGAAGGTGCAAGTCTAGCTGTCGCTCGCGACGCTGACAAGACTTTCAAGGAGCAGGTATGTCGTCCAGAGCAGAGCATTTTCGAAACAAAGCTCAACAAGATTATGAAGGAAGTCACTGATGTATTCCAGATTCATCTGAACGAGCTTTCACTAACTGATGAGGATACTCAGAGCAAGATTGACGAAAGAGCAATCCGTAATCAGTGGACCACTCCTAACGAGATTCGTGGTCGTCAGGGTAAGCCAGGTCTCCCAAGTGGAGACAAGGTGGTCGAGCAGAAGCCACAACAGCAGGCTGAAGCACGTGCTCAGACAGGTCAGACAAGAACTCGTGATGCTCAGCGTTCAGCAAACTCTCCAGACGGAGCAGGAGAGGCAAGGCAGCCGAAGGGTGAGGGCAGAGTAACACCATGAACAAGCTTTGGAACAAGACAGACGAAATTGCTAGAGGTTTGAGAAAGCCTATCAATACAGCCGCAATCTCCATTATGGGTACTTATACACTCGTGTGGGGATTGTGGCTGGCCATGCCATGGGCAACCTTTAGCAGAAGCCCAATCTACGAAATGATGAACACCCTTGCGCCGGAATTGGTATGGGGCCTGGCAGCCATGGGCATTGGACTAATGATGCTACACGGTGTCTTCAAGATGAGCTATAACGCATTGCACAGAGGTGCCCTGGCAGGCTTCTACTACTGGCTTGTCGTCAGTGGCTTCTACATCGTAGGAAGCTGGCAGTCAGTAGGATGGATTAACGCGTGCATGGTTTCCATTTATTGTGCCTTTGTAGCTATCAACCTACGGGTCAATAGAAAGGTTGTTGACTCTAGTTTGCATGATAATAAAGAAGTAACTAAGATAAGACCATGAAGATTGAGAAGGCATCCTGGCATTCTGATGAACATAATGTTCGTCTGACAATGCCGATTGCAAAGTATGATGTCGAAAAGCGTCAGGTAAGTGGTTTCGCCACTCTTGATAATTTCGATTCACACGGTGACATTGTTCTAGCAGAAGCATCCCAAAAGGCTTTTGCTCGTTTCCGTGGAAACATCCGCGAGATGCATCAGCCTCTTGCAGTAGGAAAGCTGGTGGACTTCAGAGAAGAGGAGTTTTATGACTCTGCAACTCAGAAGTTCTACCGAGGCATTTTCGCTACAGCGTATGTCTCAAAGGGTGCTCAGGATACATGGGAAAAGGTACTTGACGGTACTCTAAGTGGTTTTAGTATCGGCGGTAGCATCGTAGACTCTGACACTGAGTGGAACAAGGATGCCCAGACAAACGTACGATTCATCAAGGACTACGAACTAATTGAATTGTCCCTCGTTGACAGCCCAGCTAATCAGCTAGCCAACATTTTCAGTATTGAAAAGGTGGCCGGTGGCGAGAGAGTCATGAAGGGAATGGTAGTAGAAACCTCCGTAGAGAATGTCTTCTGGTGTTCAACAGATGAAATCGCTAAGACTACAACCGACGAGTCCGCAACCTGCCGCTCTTGCGGTAAGGATATGCAGAACATTGGTTGGTTTGAGACCGACAGCAATCGACAGGAAGCTGTAAAGGCTCTTGTAGCAGAATTTACTAAGTCCAAGGACACCGAAGGAGGTGCAGAACAAATGGCAGATGAGCGTAAGGACGACGTTGCAGAGCAGGGTCGAGCCGAGTCCGAGACTCCAGTTGAAGAATCAACAACTGAGAATGCTCCAGAGGTTGAGGCTGATGGAACTGTTGAGTCCGGAGATGCAGCAGCAGAAGAGGTAGACGAAGGTGGCGCAGAGGAGCCAAACTTCGAAAGAATGCTTGAGCAGGTAAGGGAAACCATTACCAAGGGTCTTGAGCAGACTCGTGAAGCTACTGCTGAGGAAATCAAGACTATCGAAACCAAGGTTGATGAAATCAACAAGGCATTCGACAATAAGTTTTCTGAGCTAGTCGAAAAGCACGGCGAGCTTAGCAAGAAGTTTGACAGTCTTTCAGAGCAGCACGACGAAGTCACTAAGAGACTTGACGGTGTTGAGAAGGAGACTGCTATTAGAAAGTCCGGCGACGTTGGCACGTCAAAGGAAGAGACCGTTAGCAAGGCTAAGGGCTCAAAGTGGGGCGGACACTTCCTCAGTGTTTCCGACATCAAGTAATCTAAGAAAAGGAAAGAGGTGAACAAACAACATGAGCGATGAGCTAATTGAAAAGGTCATTCGTACCACTGAGGTAGCATCTGGTGGCGGTGGTCTGCTTAACGCAGAACAGTCCAACCGTTTCATCGATTATATGTGGGAAGCCACTGTTCTCGGTAGCCAGGTTCGAACCATCCGTATGAGAGCCGACACAGTTGATATTGACAAGCTCGGAATTGGTGAGCGTCTAATGAGAGTTGCCACTGAGGCAGTTGACGACGGTGTAAACGCCGGAGCAACCTTCTCTAAGATTTCTCTTACCACCAAGAAGCTTCGTCTAGACTGGGAAATCTCTACAGAGTCCCTTGAAGACAACATCGAGGGTGATGGTCTTGAGGACCACATTGCACGTCTAATGGCAACTCAGGCCGGTAACGACCTTGAGGACGTAGCTATTAACGGTAATACGACCCTTACTGGAGACCCACTCCTGAAGGCATTCGATGGATGGCGCAAGCGTGCACTCGCTGGTGGTCACGTAATTGACCACGGAGGTAATGGTGTAGACCGTAGTGTCTTCAACAAGGCCCTCAAGGCGATGCCACGTAAGTACATGCAGCGTAGAAATGGTCTGAAGTTCTTCACTGGTTCAAATGTAATCCAGGACTACCTATTCAGCCTACAGAACACATCTGCTGACTACGTTACCCCAGAGGCTATTGCCGCTGCCGGTATCAACAGCGCAGTTCGTACTGATGGTCCTGCTGGTTTCACAACCGGTAATGCATTCGGTATTCCAGTCCAGGAGGTTCCTCTATTCGAGGAGACTCTAACCGGAGACTACTCAGGCGCATCCGGTAACCATGCTGACGTATGGCTTACCTTCCCAAGCAACATGCTATGGGGTGTAAAGCGTGAGATTCAGGTCTTCCGTGAGTTCAAGCCTAAGAAGGACACCACGGAGTACACCATGTTCTGCCGTGTAGGAACTCAGATTGAGAACGCAGACGCATTCGTTGTCGTCAAGAACGTCAAGATTGCAGCCTAATCAGTCAACACAATTTAATAGGAAAGAGGGCTTCGGCCCTCTTTCTGCTTTCTATGCTACAATCGTTTTATGGAGGATAAATGAGTTTTGATAAGATGAAGGTCGATGAGCTGCGTCAGATTGCTGACGACTTTGCGGTGGACATCGACGCCAAGGATAACAAGGCAGTAATTCTCGCAAAGCTGGGCGAGAGTGGAGTGACCTGGGACTATTACCAGAATTCTCTGGGCGAAGCTGTGGAGCAGCCTGAGCCATCTCAGCCAACGGTCAAGCCGTCTGCTGTCAGTGTAGAAGACAGGGTTCTCATCCGAATGACGAGAGCTAATCCTACATTTGAGATTCGTGGTGCAAGGTTCACCAAGGACAACCCTTATGCACTCGTCGCAGAGCGAGACGCTGACTTTATTGTAGAGAACTATGAAGGATTCCGAATCGCTTCCCCCAGGGAAGTAAAGGAATTCTATAGCTGACAGAGGCCCTTCGGGGCCTCTTTGCTATTTTAGTCAAAGACAATTATAATGATGTCAATATGACCGAAGGAGGCAGCCGCGATTGTGGCGAATTGATATGACAGATATTGTTTTTCCAGGACAGTTGGCGGGTGGTCCTATCGGACGTGAGTACCTACCAGCAAACTATGACCTTGTAATCTACAAGGGTGACTATCTCCCTTTTGATATCACTCTGAAGAACAGCAGTAATGAACCACTGGACCTTACAGGATATACAGCAAAGTGCAGTATTCGCTCAACCAGCGATTCAAATACTGCATATGATGCGACCTGCACAGTCAGCCCTTCAGAGGGTAAGGTCAGCGTAAAGTTCCCATCTTCCCTGACTAGCACTATTGCAGCAGGTTCATACGTATGGGATTTTCAGCTAACAGATTCTGACAGCAATGTCAGAACTTATTTCACTGGTGATGTCACAGTATACTCAGAGGTATCAAGGTGACCACGCCATCAGGACCAATCAAGATTGATATCACAGAGGTTGACTTCCCTGCGATTTCAATTATTCAGACTTCAGCAATCAATGCGACCATTACGACCACAGCCGAATCTTCTGGTGGAATTCCTGGCCCTCAAGGACCACCTGGACCTACCGGTGCAACAGGTCCAATAGGGCTAACAGGACCAGCCGGGCCAAAGGGAGATAAGGGAGACACAGGAGATACTGGACCTCAAGGGCCCAAGGGAGATACTGGGGCGCAGGGAATTCAGGGAACGACCGGTGCTACAGGAGCCCAAGGTGTAAAGGGTGATACGGGAGCAGCAGGCCCAAACAATCTAGTAATTGTAACTGCTGGAACAGCATTGCCTACCGACCCAACTCAGCTAGCTGCCCTTGAAGGCAAATTGTGGGTGGAATACACGCCATGACAGGAGTCCTTCTTGGAGAGTGGGGATTTCTTGACAATCTCAATGACACGTCAGGAAATGGGCATGCAGCCACAGCCAATTTCACTCCAACATATGTAAATGGTCCACAGCCTGGAACTCGGGCAATAAACTTTACTGCCGACAGCCAGACCATTACGTATGGCCGAACAGGTCTGGAGCCAGTCGCATCTGCTGGTGGAATTTGCACAATGGCATGGGTGAAGGTGACAGCAGGTCTGACTGGATATTCAGGCATTCTTCACAAGCACCGGGACCCAAATTCATTGTCCACTAGAGCAGGATGTGACATGATTGGAAACAAGTTCAGGCCCTTCGCACGATGGAGAGACCAGACGGCATTTGCTGATGGAATCGGGCCGGACCTCAATGATTCCATCTGGCACCACCTTTGTGTAGTAGACGCAGACGACAGATATGAGTGGTATGTCGATGGCGTAAGTGTTACAGAAACATCTCGTTCAGGAACAGGAGCAGTAACCTGGGAGCCATATCCTTGGTTCAGTGGATTTACTGCCGACATGCATTCCAATGCGGCTATCTCAATCTCAGGAGTACGTATTTTCTCAGGCTCACTGACCGATGCAGAAGTTGTTCAGTGGAAGAATACTGCAATTGCTGCTCAGTCAAGTGGAAGTGTAATTGTGGGCGGTGTGAAGAAGGCTGTAGCATCTCGCTCAGTTATTGTTGGTGGAGTAAAGAAATCAGTGACAGGAGTGTATGTCATCGCTGGTGGCGTAAAGAAGCCATCCAGTCTTTAGCTTTAAAGATTGATTATGATATACTGACCACATGGAAATCTACAGAAATGAACTAGCGAATGTTGATTTGATGGTACCAGTTTACGCAATCAACGGAACCTTCGAGGTTACTGCCTATGAGGGTGAATCATTGCTGTACACCTTCCCTACCGTAGGAACTATTCCAGGTGGTTATCGCGTGACCCTGCCATTCAGTCTTGTACAAACAGACAGAAATTTTGATGTCAGGTGGAAGTTCGATTACACAGAAGGTTCAACAGTAAAGACTTACAGTCGAGCAACGCCGGTTGAAGTAGTCACGCCAATCATTCCTCTTAACGAGCTTGCTGAATTGCTTGATGATGTCAGTGACCAAGAACGTCGTGAAGCAGAGGCAATCGTAAGAAACATTGTCAATGTCTATACAGGACAAAGCTTCGGAAAGTTCCATGGCACAAAGCAAGTAAATGGAACTGATGGAACAGAGCTTCCTCTTCCAAATCCACTTCTTTCATTCACCAGCATCGAAGACTATCAGTTTGATTATGTAACGTCCACTTTCGTCATTAGAGGAGAGGGATGGTTCCTGGCAGGCGCTCCAGGTGCTTACTGGGAAATCAAGGATGCTCCACCTGAAGAAGTTCTCGACACATTCAATAATGTAATTTATGCGCCCGGCACTGTGAAGAAGCGTGACTTCGAATTCTGCAACACTTATACAATTACTGGTGAGTGGGGATATGAAGACGTTCCTACACAGGTAGTCCAGGCAGCCAAGATGCTTCTCTCAGATTACGCATGCCAGGATAGCTCATACCGTGACAGGTATCTTGAATCAATGAAGGCAGCAGACTGGAGGGTTCAGTTCACTCAGGCCGCATATGACGGAACTGGAAATCTGAAGGCAGACCAGCTTCTGAATCCTTACAAGCTTACGAATATGGTGGTCATATGAGTTGTCTTCTAAGTTCTCGCTTCAATATGCGAGCAACAGTTCTTCGTCAGGTCGGAACCAATCCACAGGAAAATCCCGGTGGTCATTGGGAGACTCAGCAGGACCCTGATTCTGGTGCTATCAAAAGAGTATGGGTAGCAGACGAAGATGCCGACGAGCCAGGCGACCAGACCCTTGTCATAAACTGCATGGTTCGTGGTGTAACAAATGGAGGAATCCGAGTAGCAGGAACAACCCAGCGATATTCTGAAATTTACGAGAACATCGACTGGGCCACACTTGTTTTTGGACGCAATGTGACCTTGAGCAAGAGAGACAGAATCACCAATGTTTCCAATGCAAATGGAGAAATCATCTGGAAGGAAGAGGAAATCCAGGGCGCTCCAGCGACAGTATTTATTGTCATGGGTGTCACTCCAGTTGTAGACCCATTCGGAAATCATATTGAGAACACTGCTCTGATTCAGAGGGCGCAGGTACAGAGTGGCCAAGGGTAAAGCCTTTCTCGCCATCAATGCTGACACCATGGAAGTCTCCGGTCTTGGAGGATTCATTGATGGTCTGTCAGCTAAGATTGGTGCCGATGTAAATGTCGGGCCAGTGCTCCAGTATGCACACAGCACCATGGCAGAAAGATTTGACGCATATATGTCAGTCGTTGCTCCAGCAGCTCCAAATCAATTCCATCACGTATATGAGTGGGGAAGAATTGGAGTTCCACAGGCTCAGCTCTGGAAGAATAAGCTGAGAGGTCGAGGCGCAGACAGATATGCATCATTTGAATTCAGGGCATCAGTTGTTCCCGTTCCATTGCCACAAGGAGCCAAGAAGCCCTTCAAGCGCAAGCACAGATTCATCTACAAGGCAATGATTATGGAATATAACATGGCTGTAACCATCAAGCCAAAGCGTGCAAAGATGCTGGCATTCCCTGTGGACGACAGAGTCATTTTCACAAAGGGCCCGGTAGTCGTAGAGAACCCTGGTGGTCCAAGTACCACTGGAGCATTCACAGCAGCTTGGACAAGTTGGTGGACAGGAGCAGGAGCCAATCAGGTATTCAATGCTGAAATCAAGAAGAACCTGGAGAGAGACCTGTCAGAAAGAAGCATGGCAAAGTTCCTCAGAATGCTGAAGGTAGGAAAGAAGAAGTCTGTCAGCATTGGTATCGCAGACAATAAGGTTGCCTTCGATAGAGGTCTGGCCGCAGCAAAGAATTTCCTGGAAGAAAGAAACAGAAAGAATCTAGCAAGAAGGAAGACATCAGATGACCTATAACATTACCGGCACACATGCCTTGAACAAGTTCACTCAGGCCAAGCTCATCGAGCAGGGTCTTCTTAGCCTTGCTAACTATGACGGTCTTTCTCCAATCATTCCAGCACAGCAGCAGCCAGAATTCACCAATGAACCAGCACACATTCCCTTCATTGTTTACAACTATGCTCAGACAGGTGGTTATGAGGAATGGTGGCTGGAGCATGAAGAACTTGCCTATGTTCTGTACTGTGATGATGAAGAACTCATTCGAAAGACAATTCATTATCTAAGCCAGCTTTTCAAGAGATATGATTGGTCAGCAGATGAGGTCAACAACTGGCTGAATGCAAATGGAAGCCCGGCACAGAAGGCGTTCAACTTCAAATACATCCGTGTACTCAATATGACCAGCATTGAACCAGCCACAGAAGAGGGTGGAAGGCACTCTGCAATGGTCGTATTGCGCCTGTGCTTCACGTCAGACCTTGACACTGAAGACGGTATGCGTGCCTAGTTTGCTTGATAATTCTTATCAAGATAACATTGCCTTATTGAGGAAGCGTGTCTAGCCAACACAGACGACTTTTTCAAGAAAAGAGGTGAAAGAAAAACATGGCATATCAGGTTAAGAACATTATTATTGGTGCAGCAGCTATTTACCTATCAGCAGAAGACTCTACTGAGTGGACTAGCGCACCAGTTCTTCCAACAGTGTCCGGTACTAACAGCATGATTCCTGCGCTCGACAGCAGTGCAGACTGGAATCACTCAGGATTCACATCAGAGGGTGTTGAGGTCTCTTACGAGCCAGACTATGGTGAGGTAGAAGTTGACCAGCTTCTGGACTCTGCGAAGCTATTCAAGCAGTCTATGAAGGTTATGGTTAACACCACCTTCTCAGAGGCTACTCTTGAGAACCTTCTCATTGTCTGGGGTCAGCAGAATGACAGCCTCACGTCTGATTCAACTTCTGAGACTCTTGCAATTTCTGCCGGTTCCCTTGGAGACGAGCCAACAGAGCGTTCCGTTGCCTTTGTCGGTCCTGCACCACGTGCAGCAGCCGGTACGAAGAGAGAGCGTGTATATCACGTAAGACGCGCTCTATCAATTGAGTCTTCTTCTCATTCACTGAAGAGAAATGAGGCTACGGTATTCCCAGTCTCATTCCGACTTCTTCCAGACCCAAGCTTCTCAGGTCAGGAGTACGGTGTGATTAAGGACAGGAACATCGCCTAATCCAAGACATTTAGCGTTAGCCCCCGAAAGGGGGCTTTCGCATTTTGGATTGTGACAAAGCGTTGATATAATGATTTCAAACACATAGGAGGAAATGTGGCAACAAGCGTATACACAGTCGAGGAGATTGTGCTACAGGACGGTGTTGAGGTGACTCTCAAGCCGCTAAACATTAAGGGACTGCGCAAGTTCATGAAGAAGTTCAAGGAACTTGACAATCTCAAGGAAGACGACCAGGTAGTAGACTTCCTAATCGAAGTTGGTCAGCTATGTCTTTCAGCTCTGTACCCAGAGTATTCAGACACTGACAAGTACGAGGACGCAGTTGACATGCCAACAGTCCACAAGATTATCGAAATCTGTGGTGGGGTCAAGCTGAATGACCCGGAACTGATGGCCGCAGCGGCGGCAGTGATGGAGCAGCAAGCTGGGACGAGCTGAATCTAGTTCAGCTCGAAGCAGAACTATTTATGCTAGGCATTTGGAAGAACTTTGAAGAGATAGAGGAAAACCTCACACTCGCCGAACTCGAAAAACTGCTCGAAGTAAAACGAGAGCAAGACTACTCAGACAAGAAGTTCGCGGCTGCATTGAAGGGTGTAAACCTTGATGACAATGATGACAATGAGGCTACCACCTTCGAAGACATCAAGCGCAGAGCAGAAGCCAAGACCAAGGGCGTTTCACCAGAAAGACTGGAGTTCGCTGAAATTGGAATTGGGCTGGAAGGAGATGACTGACAATAGAGAATATTAATATCCGCTTTACGGCTACAGCGGACTTCCGTGCGGCGTCAGCAGAAATCAACGCCATTAACCAACAGCTTGCAGCTATGCAGGCTAATTTGGCACGCGGTATGACCCCTGCGGCACTGGCTACAAACCAGGCGGCATTCAGAAACAACGTTCGCAATCTCGGTAATATGACTACCGAGACAATGCGTGTTGCCTCCGCATCAGAGACTTACACCAAGTCTCTATTGAAGCAGGATATTACTCTTCGTCAGGCTCTCAAGAGTCGTACTACATTTAATCAGGTTCTTCGTGAACAGTACCAGTTGAGTAGAGCCGCTGCTATGCAGTGGAGCACCAATGTACGTGGTGGCTCTACCATGGACCTTATCGTTCCTAGAGACGCCCCAGCGCGCCTAGGTAAATTCCGTCAAACGATGGCGGCAGTCCGTGCAGGCACTATTTCTTTCAATACCGCACTGGGCGAAACAGCCATCAAGATGGGTCTTGTCAGCCAGGTAACCAGCTCTGCTGCGGCCAACATGGTCAAGTGGGGTAAGAATACTCAGTGGGCTGGACGTCAGCTAATGGTCGGTCTGACTGTTCCTGTTGTCGCGGCTGGTGCCGCAATGGGAAAGCTTGCGTATGACGTAGAATCTCAGATGACCCGTATCAACAAGGTCTATGACTTCACCGTAACCAAGGACCAGGATGCTGCAAAGAATGCTCAGGAGACTTCAAGCCTCCGAACCAATTCTTTGGTAGCAGCAAAGAATGCTGCTGAGCAATTCGGTGCCTCAATGAAGGATACACTTCAGGTAGAGGCAGACCTTGCTGCAACTGGTGAAAAGGGCAGTGAGCTTATCGGTAAGACCACTGAGGTCATGCGTCTTGCAACCCTTGGTGAAATGGATTACCAGAAGGCACTTCAGACAACCATCACATTGCAGTCTGTTTATGGAGACAGCACTTCAAAGCTGGCTGAAGACTTCAACTACATGAACGCAGTAGAGAATGCAACGTCCCTGTCCATTGATGACTTCTCAGCAGCTATTCCAAAGGTAGCAGCTCCTATGAAGACACTTAATGGTACTTTGCAGGACGCCGGTACTCTATTGGTCGCAATGAAGGCTCGTGGAATCAATGCAGTCGAAGGTGCTAACGCAATCAAGGCATCCTTCACCAGAGTCCTCAAGCCTACAAAGCAGGCCAAGGACATGTTCGAGATTCTGACAAAGCAGTCTCTGACTGAGCTTACAGACAAGACAAATGGTGAAGTAATTCCTACCTTCCAGGCATTGCAGAAGGCAACGGCCGGTGTTACAGGAAAGAACCGTCAGGCTCTATTCGCATCTCTATTCGGTACACAGCAGACAACCCGTTTGCAGGCAATCGTTGAAGAGATGGGTAACCTCAATGACGAAACAACTCAGGTGGGTAAGGCTTACGCTATTGCTAAGCAGGAATCCGGACAGTGGGCAGACAGTGCCAGCCGAGAGCTTGGTCAATTCCAGCAGTCAGCTTCAGGAAGACTGAAGATTGCAATTGAGACTCTGAAGGTTGAACTGGCAGAAGCCGGTAAGCCATTCCTTGAGATTGCTGGATTCATCGTCATGGGTGTAACCAAGATTGTCCAGGCATTCAATAGTCTTCCTGGTCCAGTAAAGACATTCTCAACCATTGCAATTATTGCCGGTGCCATTGCCGGTCCAATTGTCATGCTCGTAGGTCTGTTCGCTAACCTTGCTGGACAGGCATTGCAGCTTGGTGCCAGCATGCTCGGTCTCATATTCAGATTCCGTGCACTGCTTCCTGAGCAGGTTGCAGCACGTCTTGCCACAATGCAGGCTGGTGCAGCAATGCAGACTCAGGCTGGCCAGACACAAGCTCTTGTCGCAGTCGTCAATGAATTGACGGCAGCTTTGACGCGTGCAACTGCGGCTCAGACTGGATTGACTCAGGCAACAAGAGTAGGAGCATCAGCAGGTGCTACTGCTCCACCTGTAATTGGTCGTCCAGGAACAATTACTACTCCTGTCGTCGGTCCTGTTACTACAGCAGGTGGTGTTACTCGTGACGCTACTGGTCGAGTAATGACCCAGGCAGAGGTAAGAAATTGGCAGGCAGCTCAGGGCGCTTCCACCAGCATTAACAACAATGCCGCAAGTACACGTCGTAGCTGGCAGCAGATGGGAAGCAGTTTCCAGAATGTAGCAATTGCTGCTGGATTCATGGGAGTCATGGCTTCCGATGCTGACAGCATGATGTACACAATTTCTCAGATGGCAATTGGCGCGGCACTTATTGGGCCTATGCTTGTCGGACCAGTAACCAAGTTTGCTGTAGCTATCAAGACTCTGGCCATGCCAGCAATCGCAGGGCTTGGACGAGCCGCTGGAGCAATCTTCGGAAGAGTAGCCACAATGGGTAGGGCTGCAATTGGTGCAGTCAGCTCATCAGTTGGAAGTCTTGTTACCAAGCTTGGTGGAGCAGCAGCAATTATGGGAACCATGCTGGCAGTAGCTCTTGCAATTGGTGCAGCCTGGTACATCATCAATAAGAATGTCGCGGCTTCTCGAAAGGAACAAGAAAATATCGAGAAGTCTTCTGAGGCATGGGCAAAGACTCTTGGATTCGCATATACTGAGCAGCAGAAGATTGTTGCTCAGGGCGGAAAGAATGTAGATTCTCTCAATGACAAGATGAACAAGTTCAAGAAGAACAACAAGGACGCTTACAATGATATGCAGAAGTTCTATGATTCTTCCGAGGCTGAGAAGTGGGGACGTGCTATTGAAGAGGGTGTCAAGGTTCGTCTTCACGGTGGAACAAAGAGCGCGGCAGAAGAAGCTACAAAGACCGCTCTTGCAATCATGGGTCAGCGTTATGACAATGCTGTATTCACCTATAAGCTGAAGGCACAGATTGACTTCGATGACGTTTCTGCTGTAATTGAGAAGCGCCTGAAGGATGCTGCCACAGATATGCGTGACGCCACCAACCTGAAGTTCGACCAGACTGGTTCTGAGTCATTCGGTAGATTCTTCGCTGGAGAGAATACGATTCAGCAGAAGGCCGGTGTTGCAGTAAGACAGAACGCTAAGGACCTTTGGGACATCTTTGACAATACTCAAGAAGCAGAAAAGAAGAAGGTATTCGATAAGATTGCCGAAGCTGCCAACTCTGAGCAGGTTGCTGTATTCAAGAAGTACAAGGAGAAGTACAAGGGCGAGTTCAAGAAGATGGGTATTGAGACCTTCAAGGACTGGACCGATTACCTCAACAGTATCAATCTTGGTGAGCATGGCGCAGAGGGAACTACTCTTGGTGTAAAGCTTGGACTTAACGAGTCTGAGCAGAATCAGGTTATGCGTTCTGCTGATGCCGTAAAGGCATTCAACAAGGAATTCGCAGACTACCAAGGTATTCCAAAGGGCAAGACAACTTATAACTTCGATGACTTGAAGGAATACATTCCTGAATTGCAAAAGGTTCAGATGAAGCTTGTCTCTGTCAAGAATGCCGAAGACATGTACTACTCAGCTATGCGTGAGCGTTCAAAGACTGGAAAGGCTATCAGTGAAGATGAGAAGCTAGCCACTCTGAACATTTATCGTAGAATGGCCGGTCTAGAAGACGCCACTTCAGCAGAGCAGATGTTCCAGAAGTCAATTGACAATTCCAGTGACTCCCTCAAGGAGAACATGGATGCATGGTCAGCAAACTCAGATAATATCGGAGACTTTGTAGATACCTACAAGACAGCCCTTTCAGGCGCACGTGATGATGACATGGCGCAGGCAGGGAAGCTTCTCGATGAGCAGATGCAGGGAGAACTCGACAGCATCAATTCATGGTCTGAGGCACGCTCCAAGGGTCTTGACATTGCTCAGGAAAAGGCAGACGACCGTTTCGATGCTCGTCAGGAAAGAACTGAAAAGAGATTCGAAGCAAAGCAGGAAGCTCTTGACAAGAAGTATGAGAAGAAGCAGAAGGCGTTTGACAAGCGCTGGGATAATCTCATGGAGCAGCACGACAAGAAGTGGGAGGGTCGTACTGATGCTATCAACAAGATGTACGACGCCAAGGTCAAGAAGATTGAGGATGCAATCAAGGCTGAAGAGGATGCCGAGAACAAGCGTCAGGAAATCTTCGAGAAGGAAAAGACCCGACTTCAGAGAATGGCTTCTCTTGCCAATCAGAACATCGACTTCAACATGGCAATCAATTCTGGTAACCTCGATGAGGCTGCCAAGATTGGTAACAACATGCAGGCCGATATCAGTTCTTGGCAGACTGAGGATGCTGCGGCAGCAAGTCAGACGACCTCTGAAAAGAAGGTTGCTGGACTTGAGGCTCAGAAGGATACTGTTGAAGCAGAGCGTGACCGTCGTCTAAAGGTTATCCAGCAGATGGAAGAGGTCGAGAAGAAGCAGCTTGAAGCACGTAAGGAGCGTGAGCAGGAAGCTCTCAACGCTCAGCGCGATGCTGCCAATAAGGCTTTGCAGGTCGCTCGTGAGACTGCTGCTAAGAAGCTGCAAATCGAGAGAGACGCTTACAACAAGGGAATCCAGGCACAGCGTGAAGCTTTGCAGAAGGAGACCCAGGACAAGCAGAAGGCTGTAACCAAGAAGTACGAGGCAGCAAAGACAGCTATTGAGAATGAGCTTGCAACTCTGAAGGCATTTGTTCCTAGAAACAAGAAGGAGCTGGATGAGCAAATCAAGAAGATTGAGGCGGCATACAAGAAGTACGGTGTCAATCTGAAGGATAAGGGAGACGACTGGTCCAAGTACATCAAGGACAGTCTGAACCGTAACGTCAAGGTTGCAGCAGAACAGCTCAAGAGCAAGATTGCTTGGGACAAGCTTGGTAAGGATGTCGCCAATGAAATTTCTCAGGGTGCATTCGGTCTTACCATCGGTCAGTTCTCAAAGTGGGTTTCCACTGGAGAGCTTCCTAAGTCTGGCCTGAACGAGAAGTCTGGAAAGAACAAGTCTCTTGACGCTCACCACGAAGGTGGCCTCATTGGATACGGTGGTTCTGGACGTACTGGTTATTCTGGTGGAAGGGCTCACTCCGAGGTTGATATCCGTGCTAAGCGTGGAGAATTCATGATGAAGGACAAGGCTGTACAGAAGTACGGTACTGACTTCATGGAGAACATCAATTCCGGAAAGTTCGGAACCGGTGGAATCGGTGGTTCTGACGGAATGGGACTCCCCGGACTTCTTGGTGCTGGAATGGCCGGTATGATGCAGGCGCTTATCCAGAAGGGTATGCAGCTTGGAGCAGAGCAGGCAATGAGTATTGGAATGTTCGGAACTGCAATTCCAGGTGCGGCCGGTATTTATGGAGGTATTAACCTTTCTGCTGAGCAGCTAGGAAATGCAGCAACCATTATCGGTGTCGGTAAGGGAATGGGTGCAACAACCAATGACCTTATCGTAGCAATCATGACGGCTATGCAGGAATCCAATATCCGCAACCTTCACTATGGTGACCGTGACTCTCTTGGTCTATTCCAGCAGCGTCCTAGCCAGGGCTGGGGTACAGCAGAGCAGATTCTTACTCCTTCTTATGCAGCGGCACAGTTCTTCAAGCACTTGCTTGCAATGAAGGGACGTAACAAGCTCAGCTTGACCGAGCAGGCTCAGGCAGTTCAGCGTTCCGGATTCCCAGGCGCATACGCAAGATGGGAAGCAATGGCTAAGGCAGTTGTCGGTGCTACTACATTCAATGCTCTCATGGGCAACGGTGGTTTCAGACGACCTGTAAATGGGCCGGTCTCCAGAGACTGGGCTCACCACAGCAATCTTCCAAGAGGTACTGACTTTGGTGTAGGCGTAGGAACTCCAGTCATGGCAGCAATGAATGGTAGAGTAACCACTTCTAAGGACCTTCGTGGGTCTGGTAATGGTGGATACCGTTCATATGGTCGATACATCACCATTGGCAATGGACTCGACAGCACGCTTTATGCTCACCTTTCACAGAGAGGTGTAAGCACTGGACAGACCGTTCGTGCAGGACAGCTCATTGGTTACTCAGGTAACACTGGTAATTCAACTGGCCCTCACATGCACTTTGAAACCTGGCGCGGTGGAAAGGATGTTCCTCCAGGCACGTTCGGAATTCCTGGACTTGCTATTGGTGGAAAGGTCAAGTATGACAACACTATTGCAAACCTTCACAGAAATGAGGCAGTCCTTACAGCTCCATTGACAGCAAAGCTGGAGAATGGAATTGACAAGATTGACTCAGGAAGCGGTAACACGTACAATTTCACTATCAATGCAGATGCAATTAAGACTGAGATTGATTTTGAAAAGGTGATTACCAGAACCCTTAACAAGATTGAGGGCAACAAGGGAAGGAGCAGGGTGGTTAAGTAATGGCCATGGTATTTCTAAAGCCCCGCCTGATGCGCTGGAATGGCAATGCCATTACAGACCACAATCGTGGCGAGCTTTCTGTCGATATCGAAAGAATCGAAAAGAAGCAGCGCATGGCAAATGGCACCATGAGAAAGTATATTGTCGCAGACAAGCGTACTTTCGGTGTGCAATGGACAAACCTACCGCATTCTTCCTCCTATACGGTAGATGGTTTCTGGGGTGCGCGTCAAATGGAAGATTTCTTTGACGCCACCCCAGGGGCCTTTACATTGGAACTGACGTATGGAGACGGAACTGTGGAAACATTTCAGGTCATGTTTGCTGACTTCAACATGAACCTGTCTAAGAGAGGCTATTTTGATTTTCATGAAGTCACGGTATCATTGGAACAGGTGTAATGCAGACAACGACATTTGAAGTAAACAAGCTATTGAAAGAGGGGTTCGCTGTAAAGGCGATACCCCAGCTTATTGCTGAATGGAATCAGAATCGTTATGCAGGAATCCAGACGGTAGACAGCACCCCAACAGAATATGATGAGGGTGACCCAGAATACTACCCAATTGAATCTATTGCTGACCCACTGCGTCCCTCAAAGAAGGGACTGGTCAAGGCTCGTGCCTCTGTCGAGGGAATCGTTTCCGAATACACAGACAGGCCCGGTGGCATTAGGTATTACCTTGCTGGCCTTGATGACCCATATAAGTATTGGACATCTCCAGTAGCAAGCAAGCTTATCAGTGGTCAGAATGGATTCTCAAAGACAGTGCAGCCTTACATTGTGTACAAGGTAAGTGCCTGGACCAATAAGCTGTATTTCCTGTTCGAGACATCAGCAGCCTCACCTGTAGATTACGATATCGATATCACAACCAATGGAACGACATGGACGACAGTCTCAGGAGACATTACTCCTGATTCCAGTGGTCGCGTATCAATCTATCGACAGGCGAATGGAACCTGGGGAACAACTGTTTATCGAAACAACCCTATGCAAATTCGTGGCATCAGACTGAAGGTCAGAACAATCTCAGCTCTAGGAAAGTACCTGGAGCTAATCGAGATGTCTGCACGTCTTGAGCAGGATTTGAGCGACACGCTGATGACAAGCACTTCTGAGTTTGATATGGGAACGACAAGCTTCGTCACCCCTCTTGGTTCAGCATCATCAAATACTGCAAGCATTCAGCTATCCAATATCGACGGTCGATACAACAATACGAACGATACATCATTGTTCTATGGACTCATTGACAAGAACGTAAAGTTTACTTACAAGATTGGTTATGACACGACGCCGGTAGGCGGAAGTGGCATGGTTTATGTCAATGAATATGTAATGTATGCAGATAGCTGGTCAGGTCAGGGAGAAGAGATTGCAACAGTCAGCCTGAAGGACGCTTCCAAGTTCTTGCAGGAAATCAAGCCTCCAAAGATGTTCTTCGAGAACATGACTCTTGGACGTATCGTCTGGCAACTCTGCGACATTCACGGATTCACAGACTATCTGTATGACAAGATTGACGATGACAAGGCAACCATTGTTCCTTTCTTCTGGACTGACGGAGAGAAGACCATTTGGGAAATCTTCAGCAGTCTTGCTATCACGACTCAGAGCGCAATCTATTTCGATGAGTTCGGAATTTTGCAGATTCTCACCAGAGACAAGGCTTACAACCTGGGCAATCCTGTTGCCTGGCAGCTTGATGGTGTTGTCAATGGAACGAAGCAGCCTGACATTGTTGACCTTTCTCAGAAGTATGACTTCGAGTCCAATAAGGTAACAGTTCGTTATGCCAAGACTACTATGTCTGAGACTCAGCAGGGCCGTACTCCAGTAATGGATATCGTCTGGCAGCCAGAAGGAGATGTTGTTCTTCGAAGCAGCCAGCTCAGAGAATCAATGACTGACAGCCAGATGTTCATCAGAATGACCGGTGCGGAAGCAGCGGTATGGCCTTACACAGGAATCATCGAGTGTGAAGGAGAGCTGATGCGATATGACGCAAAGGGATACTGGTACTACAACAAGTCCAAGGTTCTTACATTCAAGGCAATCACCTCTTCCGATGAAAAGAAGAACATTGACGAGGAATTGTCAGACCCTGAGCTTGCATTCAAGAACTACTTCTCTGGATGGTTCAGAATTACTGAGCGAGGTCTCTGGAACACATATCCTGCTGCCCACAAGGATGACGCTTCTGGATATGGAGTAAAGGTCGCAAACTATCAGGGTAATTACAAGACCTGGACCGGTGGATTCGTTCACAACAAGGACCAGTCAACCATCAGCTTGAAGGCCACAACGAAGACCAACGTAAATACATGTTATGTGGCGTCTCGTGGTAGCGAGCTTGATAAAAACATTTGGTACGTGGGCACCAGGCTACGTTTCAGGGACTCTGGATACAACCATGGCATGGCTGGCATCGCCTTCAATCTCGGTACCAAGGACAAGGGTTACTACATGGAGATTTGTCGAACAGACAGACTTCCTGGTGGCCGAAAGTACCAGAACGAAATCAACTTCTATATTCGTAGAAGCAATGGAAAGCTGGAACGATTCGGTCCTGACAAGGGCAAGGGAGTGGCTATGGTCATTTCCAAGAACACCTGGTACGACATTGATATCGCTATCCGAATGGAGAATGGTGTTTATGGAGACCCAGGAGCATTCGTCGGTCACGTAATCGAAGTAGCCATCAATGGTGTTCACCAGATGACATTTACTATTCCAGTGGCGAAGAAGGAGCCTCTGACTGGTAGATTCGGTGTATTCACCCGTGGAAGCACTCACGCTGATTTTGAATACCTTTACGGAAATGGAACGACGGAAGACCTGCATATCGATACGACCAACTTCTTCGACAGAATCAGAGGCGGTATCGTAAGCAGCCAGGCATACACGGAATGGATTTACAAGTGGCACTTCACGAGCCATATCGTAAAGAAGAGAAAGCTATTCCTTCGTACCCGGTACACACAGAGGTTCTTTGATGACTTTGGCCCTATCTGCCATGAGCTAAGAGAATTCGATGTGAAGTTCGACAAGTTCCCTGCGGTTCATTCAAATCTGTATTTCTCAAACACCACACAGATTGTATGCCCTGAATACTCAGCAGACCCATTCGGAGCCAAGTTCATTCTGACCAATGCTTATCGACAGAATGCAATTGTCAATGGTGAGGACACGCTGACCTTTGGTGCAGACAATCCTGTTGAGCAGAAGCTTATGATTTATGGCCGAACTGTCACAAAGGAAGACGAGAAGACAATTGTTTCTCAGAACGATGATGCAATTCGTCGTCGTGGTGAAGTAGACACAGAGGTCCAGCCTGACTGGATTCAAACAGAAAGCGGTGCCAAAGCACTCGCTGACTGGATTACTCATCACTGGGCAGATGGATGCGATGAGGTAGAAGCTGAAATCTTTGGTAATCCATTGCTACAGCTTGGAGATATCGTATCCGTAAATTATCCACAAAAGGATTTCGACCCGGTAACCCATAGGTACTTCATTGTCGCTATGACCAGAGGTTATGACCAAGGTTATGAGACAACGAAGCTGACTCTACGAAGAGTCAAGATTTGATTTTGCTTTGGAGTAACACTCAGATATAATTACTCCATGAGCACAAACAGCAATCAAATCATCAAGAAGCCTGATGTCGTCATCGACCCCAATTTCTTTCTACCACCTGGGGTCGTTGACGCTCGTTACCCAAACGAGATTGAAGTCACAACAGACGAGATAACTGACGTCATCGATACTGATGACGTTATTGACGTTGATGATAGCAGTGACGTAACTCTGGATGAGCCAGAGGAAACCGGTGAAGACAATGACCCAATTGTTCTCTATCCACCAGACACAGCTATTGTAGTCAGCCAGACAATCAGGTTCGACGGCTCTGGAAAGCAGGTCGTTGACGTTGTTCTGGAAGTACCAGATGTTGATGATTCAATTCAGGTTGACGTTAGGATGACAAAGACATGATAACTACTCAGGGAAAGTCAGTAATCTTCAGATACCTGGCAGGAAACCTCCCTCGCATTGCAGAATCAATCGCACTCGGAATCGGCTCAACGGCCGAAAACGTAAACGATACGGCTCTGAAGTTCGAGGTTGACAGGGTTCCTGTCTCTTTGGTGTCTGCGGACATTCTGAACGACAAGATTATTTTCAAGGGAACGATTCCACAGGAATACGTTGGCACCATCTATGAAGTCGGACTATGGTTCGGAACTCCTCCACAGACTTCTGGTGGTAGCACAGTCATTGTCAGTTTTGATTCAGATACAGAAGCATGGACTCCAGCCACATGGAATACAGCGCTGGCACGAATTGGTGTCGATGCCTTGCAGGTAGCTGGAGGAAGTAGTTCTACTCTGTCTGATATTGCTATCGACATGTCTGTGTATTCAGACGCAGACTTCATGTCACTGGCCTACAATGCAGATGCTGCAATCAACAACGTAGCCATTCGATTCAGCACTGACGTTTCAAATTACTATGAGTACAGTTTTGCAGCAGCGACTGGCTATGAGGTCAAGTCAATGGGCAAGACTGCTTTTACGGCAACTGGAGCACCTGACTGGAGCAATATCACTTCAATCACTGTTTCAGCGACCGGCACAGGAAATGCAGTATTCGATGGTATTAGAGCAGAAGACGCAGATACCATCAGTACAGACTATGCACTTGTAGCCAGGTCAGTCCTTCCGACTCCGAAGGTAAAGACTTCAGACACTGAGATGGACATCGAGTACGCATTGGAAATCACTATATGAGAATTCTTCTAAGAGACCTTACACCAGGAACAGACTACAACATTCAGCTACGTGCTAATGACGGAACAAATGTTTCCGACTGGAGCAGGATTTTCCCTCTCACTACAATTGAGGACAGTCTTCCACCAGCAGCACCTACTGGATTGACTTGGGCAGTCAATCGAACCGCATTTTCCGCTAAATGGAATGCGGTTACTCAGAATGCCGACGCATCTCCTCTGGAAGATTTCTCCCATTACATCGTAAAGATTGCTATTCCTGGTGGCTCATATGTTCAGGTGAAGACCACCAATACGTTCTACGACCTTGCCTTTGAAACAAACAAGGCGTTCTTCGGAACTCCACAGGCAACACTGGAATGCACGGTTTATGCTGTGGACCAGACCGGAAACGTATCTCTGCCATCTTCTACACTTTCTGCTACCAATCCTCCACCACCTGACCCAACTGGAGTAGTTGCGGCCGGTATTGTAGGTGGAGTAAACATGAAGTGGGATGTACAGGTAATCGATGACCTTGCAGCCTATGACGTATACATGAGCACATCAGGTTCAGGATTCACTCCAACCACTTCAAACAGAGTCTACAGCGGTACTGGAAATACTCTGTTCTATGATTCAAGCTCTCTCGGTGTAGTTCATTACTTCAAGATTCGCTCACGTGACGTATTCGACAGCATTTCAAACTACGTCACGGTATCAGCCACGCCTATTTCACCTACTGATGTGGACACGGTTGCCCCAGGTGTTCCAACCGGTCTCGCAGCAACTATGACGACTGATACAAATGACTCCGCATTCGCTGTAGCTTCCGTGTCATGGACGGCTGTATCTGCTACTGACCTTGCAGGATATAACCTGCGATACAGGCAGACTGGCTCAACAAACTACAACTACATTGACATGCCTGCTGCTGCCGTCAATGCGACAATCGGTGGTCTTGTCGTCGGCGTTCAGTACGAATTCTCAATTCAGTCATACGACAGAAGTGTAAACCGAAGTGCTTATTCAACTGCGGTAACTGCGACGGCAGCCAATACGGCTCCGTCTACTCCTGCTGCCCCAACGGCTGCTGTCAATACCTTGCAAATTCAGGTAAACCACTCATTGCAGAAGGCTACATCTGGACGCCTTGAGGCTGATGTCAGCTACCTTGAAGTGCATGTAGGAACTACCTCTACATTCACCGCAAGCGACGCTACAATGATTGGGCAATTGCAGGTTGAGGCAGGCAGCACGTTCGTTTCCGAGATTTTCTCATTCGTCGTCACAGACACGACTCAGGCTCGTTGGGTCAGAGTCATTGCTGTCGACCGTTTGGGACTGAAGTCTTCCGCATCCGCTGTGGCTGCTGTCACTGTTGGTCTTATCTCAAATACCAATATCGGTGACGCAACCATTACGTCAGCGAAGATTAACAATCTAGATGCTAACAAGATTACGGCCGGTACTGGAATTATCAATGCACTGCTTATCAAGTCATCCCTGACTGTAGATACTGGTGGTGTAATCCAGAGCACTAACTATGTAGCAGGAACAAGCGGATATCAGCTCACCAATAACAGCCTGGAAATCAATGGCGGTACGATTCGAGCAGCAGCATTGCAGCTTCAGGACAGTGCCAACATTCACATTCCTGCCTATGCTGACTTTGAGTATGTCCAGTCATGGTACACAGGAAAGATGCTTACCTTCAACGATGGTGGAACTACAACTGGCTCTATTTCAGATTCAACTGACGTTGTTGGTAGATTCAATACTCAGTGCCTCAAGCACAACTGGACTGGTGGCGGAACATTCTCACGTGTTTACCAGACTTCAAGCTCCAGCGTTTACAACATCCCTTGTGAAGCAAATACCAACTACATCTTCTCTGGATACTTCTATGTGAAGTCTGGAGCCGGTGCAAAGACAGTCGGTCTTGCAATCAAGCTTGCAGACGGTACTTTCCAGCAGCCTGGTGGAACTTCTAATGTAATCCCAGCGACAGGAACATGGACCAGAATTTCTGGAACATTCAATACTGGCGCTAACACCAGCATGCTTTCATTCGTTTCTCTGTACACTGCTGGAGACGTTTATGTAGATGGTTTGCAGCTAGAGCGACAGATGACTGGTGCTACGACTCCATCTCAGTGGAAGGCTCCTGGCTCTACGTCAATCGATGGTGCAATTATCCGTACTGGAGAAATCCGTTCTACTGCTGCCGCAAATGGTCTCGGTGGCCAGCCAGCATGGTCAATCAATGTAACTGGTGGAGCCCAGTTTGGTGACGCCACGGTCCGTGGACGCCTTGTTGTCGGTGACCCAACCAACCCATCAGGTGATGGTGTAAACAGCCGTATTCACTCAGCAAATTATGTGGCCGGTACGACTGGATGGACTATCCGTAACGACGGTTATGCAGAATTCCGTAACCTTGCCGTCAACTCAATCAAGGTAACTGCACTGGACGCTCCAATGCAGAACAACACCTATGCAAAGCTGTTTGACTACATGCAGGACGGAACTCTATGGCTCACCAGTGGTTCTGTTTTGCAGAAGACTGACCCTGGTGCATACTCCGCTGAATCTCTATTCGAATTCACTGGACCTGGCCTGGTTCTGAGAAATTCAACCGGTGTTACGAAGGTCGCTTATGACCCAACAATTCTGTATCGTATCTCTGCTCGTATTCGTGCATACTCAGTAGCTACCCTGAACTCCAATACTGGATTCGAAACTGATGTCAGTGGATATACGGCATACGCATCCAGCTTGATGACTCGCGATACGACAAAGCATTTCACTGGCGCAGCTTCAATGAAGATTGCTCAGAACGGTTCAAGCGTCGGAACCTATGGCTTCCGTTACGCATTGGCTGTAGCCAAGCCTGGATACACCTACACCTTCCGCATGAAGTACCTTCCAAACTCTACGGTTGCAAGAGACAACCTTGCGGTCAATATCATCTGGAAGAATGGTGGAGGAAGCACTGTTCAGACTGACACAAACACCGTCGCGCCACCAGTAGACACTTCTGGTGTTCCAATTCCTATTGATGGAACTACTTGGGTTGACGTAAATATTCAGGGCACATGTCCTGTAGGCGCAACCAATGCATCATTTGAAATCAATTCAGGTATTGCAGGAACTGCGACGGCCGGTACGATTGCGTGGTACGACGATGTAACCATTACTACTCCACCTCGTATCAAGGTCGGTCTGTTTGGATTCGACAACTCAAACAACATCATTGACTGGGACTACGTAGACAATATAACAACGCCTACGAAGATTCACGCAATGCCTTCTGACTACAGCCTGCTTTCAGGATACTCAGCAAACCAGTACATGATGGTTATGAACAATGAAGAAGTTCAAATCGCTACTGGTAGCTCAACGACGACCGCAGACTGGATTACCGTAACTGGATATGTTCGTGGTCGTGGTGGTTTTGGTACAACTGGTGTTCTTGGACAGCAGGGCAAGGCAGACGACCCATATGCACCAGCATCACTGAACCAGTCTGTCCGATATCTTGTTCCATATGTCGAATGGGATATTGCTTCTGGCTCAACAGCACAGCTTGACCAGTTCTCTATTGAAGCTTATGAAAACGGTGCTCCTCAGAAGATTGCTACAAAGGAGACAATCGGTGAGAAGTATGTTTCTATTGAAAATATCTCTGGAAACATTTATGACCACTCAGTAAGATTCTATACTGGAGATGCAGATGAAATTTATCCAGGTCTTATTGGTCACGTCATGGACGGTGACTGGAATGACGCTGCGCATTTGAGAATTGCTCCACCACTTATCAACAAGACGTCTAACTACGGAAGCGTGTACATTGGTCTTTACGACCGCAATCCAAACTACATCTACGATGCTACTTTTGAAGACAGCATCACTGGATGGACTGGAATGGCAAATACTACGCTTTCCCAGGAAACGACAATTGGTAGAGAAGACACAAATTCTCTGAAGATTACTGCGACTGGAACAATTTCAAGCCCGGCAACAACTGAGTTGTATGCAAAGTATCAGGTATCCACTCTTACAAATCAGGAGCTAATCGGTCAGCAGGTAACTGTCTCCGGTTATGCAACCATGGGAACAGCGACCGGTAGAGCAGTAAGACTCGTTGTCAAGTTCCTTGATGAAGCTGGAGCAATGCTTAATGGTTACTTCGTAGAGAAGAATATCACCAATACGGCATGGACCTCATATTCATTCATTTCTCCAATTGTCGTTCCTGACACATGTTACACCGTTGAATTCTCATTCTCATGGTTCAATGGTGCGACTGGAGATATTGTGTATGTCGATGACGTCCAGCTTGAAATGGGAACAAAGAGTGACTGGAGGACTGCATCAGCTTCAAGAATCTTCTTGCAGTCAGATGTTGTTCGAAGCAATGGCTCAATCATCATTTCAAAGTCTGAGCTTGACCTTCCTACAAATGTTATTGCTGCTAATGGTCGAATGGACGTACCAGGATATCCTGGTGTAGTTTTGCAGACTGAGAGTGGTACTGGAGCATTCCGTTATGTCAACTACACAGACTCAGCGGGTAACCGAGCATCAACTCAGATGACATCATTCTCTCCTTCTGGAGCCGAAGAAATCGGACTTCGTCTATACGGAATGAATGACGCATCATTCCCAGGTCGATTTGCTATCACCAACGCAAGCGGTCAGTTCGTTGCATCATCATATGCAAATACTGACCTCAGCGAAGACATGACGACTGCAAGGAATATGAGAGTCTATGGACATCTTGACGTATCTGGTGACCCACCTTGGGTAGCAGCAACACTTGCCAGTGGTACTCAGCCAGCAAGCACCTACGACATTTCATATTACTTGAACAATGGAACGGTATTCCTTCGTGGTGTTGTCGGTTCATACGCTGCAAGAACTACGCTGTTCACTCTTCCTACGGGATATAGACCAGCTACGCCAGTCTATCTGTCCACAACTACTTGGGACACGGCTTCTTCAACCAGCGTTTCTCCTGCAACCATTCGTGTTAATACTGATGGAACGGTACAGGTTTATCAGGCTTCAACAGTTCGACCAAATGTTGGTTTCGACGGATTGTCATTCTCAACATCTCCTGACACCTATGCTACTCCTCCAACGGGAGATACGACGGCACCAGGAACTCCGTCTTCATTCAAGATTACAGCATTGTCATCTGGAACTTCAACTGGAACTTACAGACTGAACTGGACCAACCCATCTGCATCAGATACGGCCGGTGTCAAGGTTATCTGGAGAAGCGACAGATACCCTACTGTAACGATTGCAGGAAGTGGAGTGAAGACTCTTACCACAGACGGAAAAATCATTACTGTAACCGGTGCTGCAAGCGCTGCAAAGCAGTATGACCACTCAGGTCTGCCAGTCAACAAGACCATCTACTACCGAGTTGTTTCATACGACACAAGCGGAAACCACTCAACATATGTCTCTTTGAGTAGATACTTGCTAGCTTCACCTGTAGTTGTCACAGCCAACTCTTCAGACTCTTACCGACTTGGATATGGCGGTATGTGGAGAAACGACGGTGACGATGTTTACCAGGGTGACTGGACTGGAAACGACAACCACAGAGGATTGTACTTCTATGGAACGAAGATTTACGATGCTCTGAATGCGGGCGGTGTTGTAAGAACTCCTACAAAGGCCACCATCTATCTCAAGAGATTGAGTACAGCTCATGGTAATAATACTGGAGTAGGAATTAATCTGAGAGGACATATCTATCAGACAAAGCCATCTGGTGACCCTGTAGGTAATATGTCTAACGAAGGTTCTGATGGAGACAACATTGTTTATCTCTCAAGAGGAGAAGCAGCAACAGTAACAATTCCATCAAGCTGGTACAATAATATTGTTGACTCAACTGCTGCGAACCGAATGGAAGGATTCGGTGTTTATGGAAGCTCTACAAGTGACTACGCAGTAATGTATGGAGTCAGCTCAGGCTCTTCATACGGAAAGATTACGCTCTATCACAAGGGCTGACCTTGAACTTGACAGGTTGGCTCTGGTGAGCTACTGTGTAATTACACTAGAAAAAAGAAAGAGAAATATATTAAAATGAATCATAAAGATACTCTTAAAGTTATGGCTCTTACTCAAAGAATTGCAGAGCTGACTGCCGGGTATGAAGACAAGATTGCAGATGTCCGTGCTGACTTCACCCTTGCCGTAGAAGACTTTGAAGGCAGGTTGAAGAAGCTTGAAGATGAGAACAAAACTCTGAAGGACATCAACGCTGGATATCTTGAGAAGCTTGAGGGTCAAGATGGTCTGGTGGAAAAGAAGTAAGCCAGCACCACTTCCAGATGTGCCCACAGTCCCTGTAGAGTATCCTACAGGGACTTGTGTACAGACTGAGAAGGGTGTATTCTTCATCAAGGGCAGGTTCAGATTCCGAGTAACATCAGAACGAATCCTGTCAAGCTGGCACTACCCCTTTGTTATCAGGTCATCAGAGGCCGCTTGCGGCCGGTACTCAGTAGGTGGTAAGCTAGGATTCCGTCAAGGAACTTTGGTTAAGGATATATCCAATGGTAAAATATATCTGATATCAGAGAACCTACGACGACAAGTAGTTTCGCCAGACTTCTTTGATGTCTTGCTATTTCCTCGTGAAGCTGTAATTGAAGCTTCTCCAGAGGAAATTGCCCTACACAAGGAAGGAGAGAATATAACTTGGCAACTACCCCCTACAAGCCTACGAGCTGGTCAGTAGGAGAACAGATTACTCGTGAGAAGCTGAATCAGATGACAGCTAATGACCAGTATATCTTTGAGAATCAGCCTAATGCATTTTACAATGCTCATGGAATCAAGAAGACTACTGGTCTGAAAATTATGGCTGGCTATGTCTACATTAAGGGCGGCAAGGGAAAGCACTACGAGAAGGCTGTTTACTTTGGTAACTTCTTCTCAGTAGGATGCAAGCCTGTCGTCGTTACAGGACAAGTCATCCAGAAGCAGTCACGAATTCACTGTATCCTTAGAGGACTCACAGGAGAATACTGGCCGGACCACAGAGGGTTCACTGCTGTGGTAGACTCAGATGAGCTTAGCGCAAAGTCAAACTACTTTCATTATGGCGTGAATGTTCAATTCATCGCAGTTGGGTACTAATGTACAGACCAATCCGAAACTGGCATAACCGAAAGCGAATGCTCTCATCCGAAGGATATGTGTTGGTCTACGCACCAGAACACCCCAAGAGCTTCAATGGAGGTTGGTACTATGAACATCGGATGGTCTACGAAGCCCGACTAGGCAGACTACTCAACAGCGATGAAACTGTTCATCACATTGGCGTGAAGACTGACAATACTAGAAGGAACCTGTTCCTCTGTAGTTGGGCTGAACACGAGCGACTGAACCGTCAGGAGCATATCTTGACACAGAGTCATCGCGTGTGTTAGGCTGGTCCAAACAACGAAAGGAACGAACATGTCCGATATGACATGGCTGTTTGTGTCCGATGTCCATTTCCCGAATCATGACAGGCGTATGCTAGACTTGTGGTTCGATGTGATGGATTATCTGAAGCCAGGAGCTATTGACCTGCTCGGAGACATTGATGACGCAGACGGAACGGGCCGGTGGGCAGAAGGAACTTCACGAGAAGGATTCTCCCAGAATGACCCTGGTGTCACAGGCACACGAGACTTCCTAGCGGAAATCCATGCAAAGGCTCCAGATGCTGACAAACACTTTTTCGATGGTAACCACGGTTGGCATCGACATGTAAAGTGGCTGGACAAGAACAATCCACAATCTCTTGAAGATGGACTGTATACTCCAGAAAGCATCTATGGTGTTGCTGCCAATGGATTCGTATGGCATAATTATTTGGAGAGGCCAACCGAACGATATGGCAAGATTTACGCTCATCACGGAGTAAGTATTTCTCAATACTCTGCTGAGTCTGTGCGTAATGATGTCAAGAAGTTCGAAGTCTCTCTGATTCGAGGCCATTCACACCGACAGGGCTATTATGCCCATACTGCTCCGCTGGAAGACCGCACAGTACGTGGCTGGGAAATCGGTCACATGTGCGTACCAACAGGACAGGATTATGACCTGTCACCTGACTGGCAAGCTGGGTTCGCTTATGGCGTAGTATCTGGCGACGAAGTATTCATTGACCTTGTGCCAGTCATCAATTACCGTTGTAACATCGGTACAAAGGTATTCAGCGGATAGATAAGACCTCCCATGCTATAATAAACAAAAAGGGCAAGGGAGGTTTAGTCTTTGAGAACAAGTAAGTTTTGGAAGGATGCATTTGAGCGTGCAGTGAAGACATTTGCTCAGTCCGGAGTGGCAATTCTCGCTCTAGCTACAGGTCTTCTTGACGTGAGCTGGACACAGGGTCTTTCTACGGCAGGTCTGGCAGCGCTCATTTCCCTGCTTACTTCTGTAGGTTCTGCTGGTGTTGGCAGCTCCGAAAGTGCATCCCTTGTCGTTGATACAAAGGACAAGGTGCCAACAATTGAACCATAAGAAGTGTGGCGGAAGAATATTCATCGATAGAGTCTTTTCCGATAAGACTCATTTGGAGCTTGCCTGCATTGAGTGCGGAGCCCGATGGATGCTCGATAAGACCAAGAACAAGCTAGCTCAATGGCTGATGGCGAGAGAGAAAAGCCACTCAGCAACGTTTGCTAGGTGATAGACCAAGTGCTATACTCGACATAGCACACCCCTGCGTACGCAAGTGCGCAGGGGATTTATCATTTGGAGACCTTATGGGAAAGGAAAAGCGGCCGAAGAAGAGGCTGGTAGAAAATTATTTCTTCCTGGATGGTATCCCTCATAAGAGGCTTCAGGTAAATCGTGGAGCCGACACGCTACTGGCGTGGAACTACATTGACAAGAAGACAGTCATGTATGTACTGTCTGTTGCAAGGCGTAACATGCAAAGAGCCTACAAGGGTTCTGACGTTCAGAGGATGCTTGGCAGGCACAGAAACAGTCTCCTTCTTTACAGAAAAGAAGGAAAGATTAGACAGCCTTTCCGACTCTATAGCCTAGATGGTGAAGAGAGACCGGGAACGTATCTGTGGTCTGAGAAGGATATTCTGGATTTGCATGAGTATTTGGTTAATACAGGATATGGCGCACCACGTAAGGATGGGCTACCATCTGCAACGTACAACCTTCCTTCACGAACCGAGCTACTTGCCATGATGCGCAACGATGTGGTTCTATACACAAAGACCAGAGATGGCAACTATACGCCGGTCTGGCGAGAAAATGATTGGTAGGTCAGATGGCTACAGCTAAATACACTCCGTTCGGTGACAAGCTGAATCCTGCAATTGCTATTATTCAGGCAGCGAATGCTCTGGACGTTGCGGCTAAGTTTGCTATGGAAACACGAGACTCTAGGGCACTTACAGACATTGCTCGGAGCTGGGTTGAAATCAGCGGCAGGCTGGGGTACGATGACGAAGAGGAGGACGACGCCACCGAAGAGACGGAGGACGGTCGTCCGTTTGGTTTCTCAGTAGTGAGTGATATCGAAGACAAGGAGGAAGAAGATGGCGCAGTCAGTGAGTGCTGAGATTGGTGTAACAAAGAATCTCGGCAATTTTGAGAGTGTCAAGGTAACTGTTGGGCTTGAAGATTATGTCAGGAATGGCGAGACCTTCGACCAGGCATATGAGCGAGTCTTTGCAAAGGTGGAAGACAAGCTTGCTGATAAGATTGCCAAGGCAGTCAAGGACTTGACTGGTAAGGAGATTTCAGAACTCTAATGGCCAGGAAGCAGAAGAGTCCAAGGGCGAAGGCATTCGAGCTTATCGGTGTCTACAAAAAGCTCTTTAAGGAGCGATACAACCGGGCTCCCATTGTAAACAGCAATGCTCTACAGTGGGGTTTCATGGCTGCAATCGATGACCTTGAGTATGGTAACGCAAAGAAGGCTCTTGAATACTTCTTCACTTGCGACTCTCCTGGTCACGATGTTCAGATTTTTCTTAACAAGTATGACAAGCTCCATGAGAACAGGCTGAAGGTAGTCGAAGACGCCCGGAAGCGAGTAGAACGTCTGCGCAAGACGGCAGCTCTCGTAGCTGCTATGGAAAAGAAAAATGAGGAGGCAGTAAGTGGCGACGACTGAGGCAAAGCTCATTAACGCCATCTGTGGTTCAAAGCAGGTGGCATCCCTACTCGCTGACAACGTTGATGACCTATTCGTGGCGCACAAGGACGTCTGGCTTGGACTGCGTAAGTATTACATGCAGTTCAAGGCTATTCCAGATGTCTCTGTGCTCCAGGAGCGATTCGGTCTTCTTGAGGCAGTAGATGTAAAGGGAGAACCTGAGTATTACCTTGATGAACTGAAGAATGAGTACCTTCGTACTCGAATGACTGAAATTATGGGCAAGGCTGACAGCTTTCTGGATACAGAGGCTCCAGCACGAGTTCTGGCCAAGCTATCTGCCGAGCTTGGTAAACTGAATAAGTTCACTAACAACGTACGAGACCTTGACCTCATGGATTATGAATCCGCTGAGCGTCACTTTGAATCTGTTCGTGAACGGGCGGCGGCAAATGGTTCACCTGGTATTCCTACAGGTATCAAGGCCATTGACGCTGCTTATCCTACAGGTATGGCACCTGGTCACCTCATCGTGGCTATTGGCTGGCCTGGTAAGGGAAAGACTTGGTTCACTTCCTACCTTGCTTGCAAGGCTTGGGAACGTGGATTCAAGCCTATGATTGTCTCACTCGAAATGTCTCCTGAGAACATGCGAGACCGAATTTATACTCTTATGGGTTCTGGTCTGTTCTCAGCGACCGATTTTGCTCGTGGTCAGATTGACATCGACAATTTCCGTGCTTGGGGTCAGAAGAAGTTGACTGGCAAGCCTGAATTCATCATCGTTTCTAACGAGGGTGTTGGCGATGTTACTCCTAACACTGTTCAGGCCAAGATTGAGCAGCACCGTCCAGACCTGGTAATCTGTGACTATCACCAGCTATTCTCAAACAACAACCGTTCAAACTCTCCTGTAGAGCGTGCAATGGGTGTTTCACGAGAGTTCAAGCAGCTTGCAATCACGAATAACATTCCTCTGATTGACATTACTGCTGCAACTGCTGATGACACGAACAGCACCAAGACTGCTCCGATGCTTAACCAGGTTGCCTGGTCAAAGGCTATCGAGTACGATGCTGATATGGCGTTTGCGGTTCACCGTGACCCTGACAGTGGTCTTATGCAGGTCATTTGTCGTAAGAACCGTCACGGTTCAGACTTTGAGTTTGAGATTGATGCAGACCTCGATAAGGGTGTCTGGAAGGAATCCTACGGCGGTTTCTGATGCACAGCAATGTCAAAAGGTTTCAGGTGGAGGGCGTCATTCTTGATGATGCCGATTTTCCACGGCTGAGAGCACAATTTGAAGACATGCTGGTAAAGGAAATGCGCGGTGGTGGATATGTCCCAGTGCTAGACTTGGGACCATACTTCTCAACTGAATATAGACAAGACAGCAATTACGACTTTACCATAACAGCCTATGGAATATACGTTGGGAGGAGAAAATCTTGGGAAATTCATGGGATAGTGAATGGGCGTCCAGTGTCAATGACTACACAGAAGAACAAATCTCAGTAGTCATTCAGGGCATTGGCGTGGATGTAGAAGGCGAGACGGGAAACGACTTTTTGTGCTACTGCCCATTTCATGGAAACACGGATACCCCAAGCTTCTCCGTATCCAAGCGCAATGGCACCTACATCTGCTTCAACGCTGCCTGTGCCGAATCAGGAAATCTTACTGGGCTCGTCATGAGGATGAGAAAGTGCAATCTCATGGAAGCCCTTAGATTCATCCTGAAGCACAAGGATACTCGACGCGTTAGCCTTGCAGAGCGTAGGCAGAAGAGGTTGGCAAGTCCAGGAGACTTCAATATCTTTCCTGATGAGCCATTCGACCGTATGTACAATGACTTCTGGGCATATCCAGAGGCTGTAAGGTACATGGTCGAAGACAGGGGATTCGAAGAGGAAACTCTAGAACACTTCAGAATTGGCTACTCTGCACGTAACGAAATGGTTATTGTTCCCATGCATTCTCCTGATGGAAAGCATGTGGGCCTCATCGGTCGTAGTATCGAGGGAAAGAGATTCAAGAATTCACCTGGCCTGCCAGTTTCACGAACGATGTGGAATCTGAACAGAGCAAGGGCGGCCGGTAATGCAGTGGTGGTTACAGAAGCATCATTCGACTCAATGAGAGTACATCAGGCTGGTTACCCTTGTACGGTAGCATTGCTTGGTGGACACCTCAGTACAATTCACATTGAGTTCTTCAATCGATACTTCGATACCGTCATCATCATGACCGACTTCGACAGAAAAGAAGACCACATTTCCCCGGTGTGTAAGAAGTGTCGTGGTAAATGTACAGGTCATAATCCAGGTCGTGACCTCGGAAAGGCTATTGCAGATGCCCTTCCTCGTAAGAGAATCAAGTGGGCTTCACATGGCTTCAAAGAGGTTTATCCCAATGGAGTAAAGGATGCTGGAGGTATGCATGACAGTGAAATTAAGGCATGCATTCAGAATTCAGTATCAAACTTTGAGTATCGCAGGTGGGGCTTGTACTAAGAGTCCCATTCTGCTATACTAAACATTAGTAGGTTCTAGGTAGCCTCGAATAAATACAGGAGATTATAAACTAAATGTCAACTCTAAAGGGTCTAGCAGCTATCCGTGCTTTTGGCGAAAAGCAGGCGCAGGCTGCAAAGGAACGTGAAGACCGTCTAAACGCACCGAAGGTTGAGTACCTGAACCTGAATGATGGTCAGAGCGTTAGGGTTCGATTCCTTCAGGAAGTCGACCCAGAATCAGAGGGCTATGACAAGGCTCGTGGAACCGGCACTCTTGCCGTTGAGCACGTCGTCTATGTCAAGTCTCTGCGACGTATGTACCGTGCTTCTTGTACCATTGAGGACGAAGGCCGTTGCTATGGCTGTGAGCGTGCTCGTGCTGGTGACAAGGAATTCGGCCAGAAGCGTAACTACTACATCAATGCTCTCGTTGATTTCATGGATGGCGAAGAGCCTCGTACGATGATTGTTTCACGAGGAATGGGTTCAACCTTCTTCGCGCAGCTTATCGAGGAAGTAGAGCCTGACGTTCCTGACGGTCAGCCTAATTCCCTGACTGAGCTGAACTACAAGATTACCCGAAAGGGTTCCGGTACTGACACCAAGTGGCTTCTGAAGGCTCTTCCAAAGGATGCCCCTCTGGATGACAGTGAGGCTGTAGTTCACAACATCGATGACGAGAAGAACGGAATCATCAAGAACTTCCCTTACGAAGCAACTGATGAGAAGGCTTCTCAGGAGCAGTATTTCAACGGTGAGACCTACAACGACACCAAGTCCGACAATTCACAGTCTGATTCAGCACCTGCTCAGGCTTCTACTCAGAAGTCTGGTGGAGCTGGCTACGACATGAATGCTGGTTGGTAACAAAACAGACAAGGGCCCCTCTTCGGAGGGGCTTCTTGCATGTCAGGCCATGGTCTGCTAGGCTAGAGCTACAACAACAAGGAAGGTAATCAATGAATCAGCCTGTTGAACTTCACCTTCACGATGACTACTCATCCATGGATGGAACCAATACCGCAGCAGAGTATATGGTTCGTGCCAAGGAGCTAGGGATGAGGCATCTTGCCCAAACAAATCACGGTACTCTTGGAGGACACCGTGCGTTTCAGCAAGCTGCACGTGACGCTGGTATTGTTCCAATTCTGGGAGTAGAGGCTTATATCTCTCCCACAGACCGTTTCGACAAGCGCTCAAAGGCGTCTCGCTCTGACGGTACAAATGCATATAACCACCTTATCGTTCTGGCTCAGAACGAGACTGGTCTACAGACTCTTAACCGAATCAACAGCATTGGTTGGACGGAAGGCTTTTACTCAAAGCCTCGTATCGACATGGAAGTGCTGGAAGATGACAACAAGGGTCTGATTGTTCTTTCTGGATGTCTTAACGGACTTATCTGTAAGGCAATCGAGCGAGGAGACCTTGATGAGGCCATGCGTATTGCTGACCGATTCAAGTCTATGCTTGGTGACCGATTCTTCATTGAGGTTCAGGGTCACAATCCTGTAGAGATGAATGCGGCTCTGTTCAAGATTGCTGACGAAAAGGGAATTCTTCCTGTCGTCACATCTGACTGCCACTACGCTCGTAAGGAAGACCTGTGGGTTCAGGAAGCAATGCTTATCCTGAGCACCAATCCTAAGAAGAACAAGGATGCCGAGCTTTCCAAGTCACAGAAGATGGATATGCTTGAGCGGTTCAATTACCTGTACCCTGACCGCAAGATGACCTTTGAGAAGATTGAAATTTATCTTCACAGTGCAGAGGAACATCTGAATGCGTTCAAGGCTCAGGGATTTGACCGTGAGGACATCATTACCAACACTCACGTAGTTGCGGAAATGATTGGCGACTATCCTTTCCATCAGGGTCTCGACCTTCTGCCTCGGCCGAAGGAGGGCACTCCTGATGAGTTGCTGGAACAAAAGGCCCGGCAGGGACTGAAGGACCGTGGCTTTTCTGATAACAAGCAGTACGTAGAACGTCTTGAAGAAGAACTGACAATCATCAAGGACAAGGACTTCTCAACCTACTTCATCATTGTCGAAGACATGATTTCATGGGCAAAGTCTCAGGGAATTATGGTTGGTCCTGGCCGTGGTTCTGGTGCCGGTTCTCTGGTCAATTACTGCCTTGGAATCACTGAGGTTGACCCTATCGTTGACAACCTTCTGTTTTTCCGATTCATCAACCCTGAGCGTAATGACTTCCCAGACATCGACACCGACTTTGAAGATGTTCGTCGTGGTGAGGTAAAGGAGTATCTGCGAAGGAAGTATGGATACGTAGCATCAATTGCAACGTATGGCTACTTCAAGGACAAGGTTGTAATCAAGGACGCTTCTCGTGTCTTCTGTATTCCTGTTGGTGAGGTAAACCGAGCCACGAAGTACATTGACACTTGGGAGCAGTTCCTTAGCTCTCCTACGACTGAGGACTTTCGAAAGAAGTATCCAGAAGTCATCAAGCTGGGTGAGCGTCTTCGTGGTCGTATTCGCCAGACTGGCATGCATGCGGCCGGTGTGGTAATTGCGAATCAGCCACTGTCCAACTTCGCACCGATTGAAACCGCAAAGGACCCGAACGACAAGGACGGCCCTCGCATCCCTCTTGTGGCCCTGGATATGGACCAGGCAGCAGACCTTGGTTTGGTCAAGCTGGATGCACTTGGACTGAAGACTCTCAGCATTATTAGAGATGCACTCGCCATGATTAAGGACCGTCATGGCAAGGAAATCGATATCAATGAGATTCCTCTGACTGACAGCCGTGTGTATGCCATGATTTCTGAGGGCTACACTAAGGGTGTCTTCCAGTGTGAAGCACAAGCTTATACAAAGCTCATTATCAACATGGGTGGCGTGAAGAACTTCGCTGAGCTTGCTGCATCTAACGCTCTTGTCCGTCCTGGTGCAATGAATACCATTGGTAAGGAGTACATCGCTCGAAAGAACGGTAGGACTCCTGTCAAGTATCACCACTTTGAGATGAAGCCATTCACCTCAGAGACTTATGGTGAGATTCTGTATCAGGAGCAGGTCATGCTTACCATGACAGAATTGGCCGGTATGAAGATGGCCACTGCTGACAAGGTACGTAAGATTATCGGTAAGAAGAAGGATGCATCTGAATTCGACCAGTACCGAGAGGAATTCATCGAAGGGGCTTCTAAGAAGGTTCATCCTGCTGTCGCTGAAAAGCTGTGGCATGACTTCGAGGCTCACGCTGGATACTCATTCAACAAGAGCCACGCTATTGCATACTCTCGACTCAGCTACTACACAGCATGGCTGAAGCGTCATTACCCTCTTGAGTTCATGTGTGCTACACTTCGCAACGAAGGAGACAAGGACGCTCTGACCGAATACCTGATTGAAGCGAAGCGTATGGGAATCCTTATGCTTCTGCCTCACGTCAATGTGTCAGGAGTCAACTTCGAAATTGAAGGCGACGCTATTCGGTTTGGTCTCACGAACATCAAGTATATTCGTGAGAACGGTGCTTTGCAGCTCATCGAGTACCGTCCATTCACGTCCTATGCTGACCTGTACGCTAAGGTCAACGAAAAGGGTAATGGTCTGAGTGCCAGGACCCTGACAGGACTAAACGCAATTGGAGCATCAGCCTTCGAGGACCATCCTCGTACAGGTGATGAGCGAGAGAACTTCTATGAGTTCCTTCGCATTCCTGCCTTCGAGCTGAAGTTCATTCCTCCAAAGGTCAGGGCTCAGTTCACCGACCTTGAAGACTTTAAGGACAAGGGCGCTTTCTGTGTCCTTGCGATGGTCAGAGGAATCAAGCGCGGTGATGGATGGGCTCGTGTAGACTTGATTGATGAAACAGGGACGGCAGGATTCTTCACCAATCCTGAAACACCGATTGAGTCTGGTCAGATGTATGCTATCCTGGTATCTGACAACAGGGTCGCACGATATGCGACAATGGACGAACTGATTAACAGGATTCCAAACGGCTTCGTTGACTACCTGTATGCGAGTGAGTACGGTGACATTCCGGAAGGAATGTACAAGGTTCTTGCTTTCCAGAGGTACATCACGAAGGCGAAGAAGACAATGGCTTACACGACAGTATGTGACTCTGAAAAGAATCTCTATCCTGTCATGGCCTTCCCTACCATGTTCCACAAGGCATATGGTAAGTGCAAGGACGGTGCTGTGATTGATGCCGTTCTCAAGCAGACTCAGGAAGGTAGCTTCTTCTACGACAACATCCTGTAAGGAGCAAAGTGAGTACAGTTACACCAGGAGAAATCCTGCGACTGTTGCTCATTGCTAACGGCCCTGTCACTATCTCTGCTGAAGAGATGGACAGGGCCCTTGGTGATGCAACAGCATATAAGATTGCAATCAAATACGATGATGCTCTCGATGAGTATTCTATTGAACTGGAGACAGAGTGAACGACCTTTCAATGGCTGACTACCAGCTAACTGCTGCTGAGACGGCTATTTATCCTGGCAATGGCGAGGCCACAACGGAAGCCATCGGATACACCATTCTGGGCCTTGTAGGCGAAGCTGGTGAAATCGCGAACGGATTCAAGAAGTCAATCCGTGACGAAAACGGTGTTGTGACAGCAGAAAAGGCACAGGCGCTGGCAGCAGAACTTGGAGATGTTCTTTGGTACGTTGCCAACTTGGCCAGCGAGCTTGGATATCCTCTTGAGCTAATCGCAAAGAAGAATCTACAGAAGCTCAAGTCTCGTCAGGCTCGTGGCATAATTTCAGGTAGCGGAGATAACCGCTAGATGCTAGAATAGAGCATGAGCACCGAAGCATATTTCCTCCGTGGAATCGAAGACGAACACCTTCTGGTATTCCGAGGCGATGACGCGGAGGAAATTTTGTTTATCATTGCGCGGTTGGCCGCCTGCCGCGATAAAAAAATAAAGGCAATGGCAAGAAAACTTGAAGAGGAATGGAATAAACTAAACTATGGAAATAGAAGAGGAGATTCTAGCCAAACTAAGTCCAAAGGTACTGGCACGCGCTAAGATGGCTTCTCAGGTAGAACTTATGAGACAGCCTACAGCAAGCACAGGACTCAATGCAGCACTAAGGGGCGGTATTGGATATGGTCGTCAGACACTAGTTTGGGGAAGTAAGTCAGCAGGTAAGTCAACCTTCTGTCTTAGCACAATCGGAATTGCACAAGCGGCCGGTAAGAGAGCGGCATTCATTGATTCAGAACAGTCATTCGACCCTGTATGGGCAGAAAGACTAGGAGTCAATACAAAGAAGCTCATCTATACCGACGTAAAGACCATCGAAGATATGGTCGGCGCTGGCGTAGAATTTATGAAGGCTGGTGTAGATATTTGCACCGTAGACTCAATCTCAGCTCTGCTGTCATCAGCCTACTTTGAGAAGGACAAGAAGGGCGATGAACTAAAGGAGCTGTCAGGAACAAAGCAGATTGGTTCTGAAGCACGTGAACTGGCCAATGGCGTAAAGATGCTCAACTATGCCAATAAGCAGACTGCTCTGATTCTCATCTCTCAGGTGCGTAACAAGATTACCACTTATGGAGCAATGCATCAGGCAACTGGTGGACACGCAGTCGACTTCTTCAGCAGCACTGTAGTGAAGCTATGGAGTTCTGCCAGAGAAGCAGACCAGATTCAGGGTGAAGTATTCAACGGCGACCTTGTACTGAAGGAGCCTATTGGTCGTGAGGTCAATTGGACAATCGACAAGAACAAGCTAGGTCCACCAAATAAGACAGGAAAGTACAACCTCTTCTATGATGGCGAATTCATCGGCATCGACAACATCGGTGAGGCCGTAGACCTTGGTGTTGCATTCGGTATTGTCAATAAGTCAGGAAACTGGCTGACATACGAAGACCTCAAGGTGAACGGTAAGGACAGTTTCTCCATTCAGCTCAGACAGAATCCAGAATTGGCAGAAAAGCTGGTAAAGGAAGTAGAAGCCAGATGAAAAACCCATTTATGGAGCAGCCGCAGAAGCCTGTTGATGAGGCACCGAAAGGTGTCCTCATCGCAGTCTCAGCCAACTGTATGATATGCGATGAGCAGTGTGACGAGGCAGAATATTTCCCGGTAGAGAAGGTTCTTGTCTGGTACTGTAAGGATGAACACAAGTCATTGATTGAAAACTTTTCCCTAGGAGCGATGTGACAGAGCTTAATGAAATTAAAAGAGACGGAGCAAAGCCTCAAAAGAACTCCGGTCGTGGACAGTTTCAAAAGGGAGATGCTACACTAGGACCCTTCTGTTACGACATCAAGGAGTATGGCAAGTCTTTCAGTGTTTCTCAGGCAGTCTGGGGCAAGATTTGCACAGACGCCTTCAGGTCTGGTAACATGGTTCCTGCACTCAAGTTGGTTCTTGGTGCAGGAGACAGGAAAACTCGCGTCTGGGTAATCGGCGACGAGATGTTCAAGGAAATGCTAGAAGCATGGGAGGAAAAGCATGGCGAACCTAGTGAGGGTTGAGTATGTCCGTCGGACAACTGGTGGATGGCTCATGTACAAGAAGTATGACAACGACAGTGAGCTTGCTGGTCCCGTCAGTCGAGAAGAAGTCGAAGCAATGATTGCGGAGATGTTTGATGAGCAATGACATGACACCTCTGGAACATATTTCCAGAATTGGTGAGTTCCAGGAACTTCATGATTTCATGGAAGACCCGGAACTAGATGAGGCTATGGGTATCATGGTTAAGCTTATGGTCAATCCAAATCTGAAGCCAGAAACCAATCAGCGTCTGATTGTACAGCTACAGGCATACGCTGCAAAGTTTGCTATGCTCGCCTCAATCTATTCAACGATTAAGAAGGCACCTGCTGGCAGTCCAAACAACTACAAAAAGAATATCTACTACACAACCGCTGAGTCCATTGACAAGTTGGTCCAGGCATTGAAGTACACTTTCAAACTGCCTTACTGATGTGATACAATGATAATCACTAAGAGAAACGGAAACTAAAAACATGTCTGATGGACTAAAGCGAATTAGCAGTCTGGGGAAGCGAGGCGGCTTCGATACAGCAAAACTGCTGCAAACACTCGAAGACGCCTACATTGGCTCCCGACAGACTTCAAGATATTCCAAGAAGGTCTCATTCAGTCCGTCCTCTCTTGGCTATGGTGCCGGTACCTGTCCTAGGTACTGGTATCTGGCTTTTGAGGGCGGAACGTTTGTTGATACCTTTAGTGGACTGAATGTCGCCAATATGGCAAATGGAACAGCAGCACATACACGTATCGAAAAGCTATTTGGCGATGCAGGTATTCTGGTCGAAGCAGAGCGTGAAGTAACAAACGAGAATCCTCCAATCAGGGGATTCGTTGACGTTATTGTAAAGTTCGATGGTGAAGAGATGACTGGAGAGTTCAAGACAACTCGACAGGAATCATATGTCCATCGTGAGGCAAATGGCACCGCCATTGATTATCACAAGGTTCAGGTGCTTATCTATATGCGCCTGCTCGGTCACAAGAACGGCTTTGTGCTTTACGAGAACAAGAATACTCAGGAACTATTCCTGGTCCCAATCAAGATGGATGAAGCAAACACTGAATATACAGACTATCTGTTCCAGTGGATGCGTGAAACCAGAGAACTTTGGGAAAATAAGACTCTGCCCACCCGACCATTTACTCAGAAGAACAAGGCGTGCAAGTCATGCGCGCTATTCAATGTGTGTTGGAACGAATCTCCAGAAGGCGACATTACTAAGGCACCATTGGAGGTGAAGAAGTAATTGATTTGCGCCTATGGAGAATGCGGTAACATGTTTGAGCCCAAGACTCATAATCAGAAGTTTTGCAGCTCAGCATGTTGCCGTAAGGCGACCAACGCAAGAATCATGGAGAAGTATTACGCCCGAAGAGCACGACAGAAGGGGATTGTCAGAAAGTGCTCAGGGTGCCCCACAGTGCTCTCCAGATACAACAGCTCAGACAGATGTGAGGGCTGTAAAGCGGAGCAGCGCCGGAAGGAACGTGTACAGCTATTGGAGTTGATTGACAGTGTCTCTGTCTGATATTCATAAGACAAAGGCTCAGAGAGTCATGGGAATCGACTGCTCAACCAAATCCATAGCATTTACCTTGTTTGAGGATGAGAAGTTCCTCAAGTGTGGAGAAGTTTTTTTCACTGGAGCGACAGTTTTTGAAAGGGTGCATGATGCGAACGTAAAAACCCTAGCACTCTTCGACAGCTTTTCTCCTGACTTTGTTGCAATTGAAGCAGCCATTATGGTTCGAAGTACATCAGTCGCAATTAAGATGGCTTATGTGTTTGGTGCCGTGATTGCTGCTCTCTTGAAAAAGGGAGCGATAGTAATTGAAGTGCCGCCTATTTCATGGCAATCATTCATTGGCAACAAGATTCTCTCACCGACCGAGAAGAATGCTATAAAGAAGGAGTTTCCAGGAAAGTCTGCAAGCTGGTATCAGAACAAGGGCAGGCAGATAAGGAAGCAGAGAACCATTGACTTCGCCAAAAGAGATTTTGGCATTGAGCTTGAAAGTGATAACGTAGCTGACTCATTGGGCATTGCCTGGTGGGCAGTAAAGAATAAAACTAGAAGGAGTTAAGCATGATTGTTGCGGGAACAGGTCACAGAGAATTGAGGGACCGCGACTGGATTGCTGCGCAAACTGAAAGGGCCCTCATTGATTTGGGGGCCTCTTTGGTTTATGTCGGCATGGCGTCTGGTTTCGACCTGCTATTGGCTAAAACAGCTTGGGGTCTGGGTATCCCATTCATTGCTACAAAGCCCTGGAAGGGTCACAAGCCTCGTAACGCTGACGTATACGACTATGGCAGAGCACTTCAGTTGGCAGAGGATGTTGTTGACGTAACAGACTTCAGCGACTATCCTGGTGCATGGGTATATGATGTTCGCAACCGATACATGGTTGACAAGGCAGACCATGTTCTTGGCCTGCTGGAACCAGGAAAAAGGGGCGGCACGTATAATTGCCTCACCTATGCAATGAATGAACTGAAGCCAATCAGTATCATCGACCCTTTGATGAAGGAGGTCAGATATGGCTGGTCCGAAACTGTATCAGAGTAAGGCTTGGCTGCAAGAGAAGTACAGAACGATGAACGCAGCTCAAATCGCAGCTCTTTGCGGTGTCACTGAGATGACGATTACTCGTTATCTTGAGAAGCACGGCATCGTTCGTAGACGTAGCCGCTAGTCTGTGCTATGCTGCGTCTATGATAAAAATTGGCATGATGGGTGCTCATGGGACAGGGAAGACTTCAATGGCTCAGGCCATGCTGGACGGACCGTTTAGTAGTTTTTCCCTGGTCCCATCAACGGCCCGGCAGATAAAAGCATATGGCTATCCAATCAACAGAGAAGCCACAGAACTAAGTCAGATTCTCGTTCCACTGCTTCGTATGGTAGATGAAGCAGAAGCCTTTACAAATCAGCACAATCGAATGTACAAGCAGGGACTTATTTCAGACCGAACTCTCGTTGATTCTCTTGCCTACACAATGTATCAGAATTTGCATGTGTGGGAAAGCGGAGACCTCATCGAGAATGTGACAATGCGTCTTGCTCAGATGCACATCAATACGTACAATGTTCTTTTGTATTTCCCAATCTACTGGGACAATGTAGATGATGGAGTACGAGACCCTGACGAGCAATACCGTCGAGACATCGACAATAACATCAAAACAATTCTGGAGCTTCTTGGCATCAACTATTACACAGTTCCCAATGTCACTCCAGAGATAAGGGCAGACTGGTTGGTTCAGAGAATTTACCGAGCAGACGAAGAAAATGCCCAGCGCTGGATGGAAGTCTTCCAGGGCATGCTATAATTATCTTGAAAGTGAGGAGATATAATGGGAACACCGACACGCCGTCGTCGAGGCGAAAAGAATCCTGATGCCTGGTGGCAAGGAGCCTATGCCGGAATCCCACACATCATCGCTTCATATGAATTTGAGATTGACGGAGACAGCATTCTTCCCAAGTCACTCATCAAGTTCAAGAATACGCGAGGTTCATTCAAGTTCCGATGTGTGGCTACAAATGTAAAGACTGGCAAGACCTGGATTGACTGTATCAATGCAGACACAGGTGAATGGAAGTCTTTCTATGTGGAAAAGCTGAAGGGACTTGTAAAGCCAAGGCGTCCACGTAGAAGGAGAGCAGTTGCCCAAAGAGCTTGATACGCTGGACCATATTGAAGACCTCAATAAGGTTGTAACAGCGCACCTAAAGGGCGACAATGCTACTGCCATTGCCCGGAATACGGGAATGAAGCGCGCTCAGGTGCTCGAATACATTGAAGAGTGGAAGGCGCTCGCTCAGAACAATAAGACAATCCAGGCCAGGGCCTCTGAAGCTCTTACAGGCATGGATGAGCATTACTCCATGATTATCAGAGAACTCTGGGGAGTCCTAGAGGAAGCTGATATGAACAACGACCTCAAGACCAAGACATCTGTCCTGAACAGTCTTGCGAGCGTTGAAGGAAAGCGAGTTGACCTTTTGCAGAAGGCTGGTCTGTTGGACAATCAGCAGATTGGCGATGAGGTCATCGAGATGGAGCGTAAGCATCAAGTCTTGATTGAAATTCTGCGCGAAGTGACTTCAGAGTGTCCTCACTGTAAGGTTGAGGTAGCAAGAAGGCTCAGCAGAGTAACCGGCCAGACAGAAACCATTGTCGTTAAATGATTAAATCCCTTCATGATATACTTTATATCAATGAAGGGATTTAGTTTTGTCTAGTGATTTCGCTGAGTTCTTCAATGCATTGTCAGACGACGACTTTGAAGAGATACCAGTCGATATTGAAGTCTTCACTCAAAGTGAAGACTATCTTGGCATGCCGCATTTGTCTGAGTATCAGTACCAGCTTATCCGGGCATCAAGTCAAATTTATAAGCACAGCACATTGCACAATCTGTACGATGCAGAAAAGGCGGAAAAGAGATGGAAGGAGACATGTAACGAAGTCATTGCATGTCTTGGCAAGGGTAGCGGTAAAGACTTTACGTCAACCATTGCATGTAGCTATATCGTCTATCTGCTGCTGTGTCTGCGTAATCCTGCAAAATACTTTGGAAAGCCCAATGGAGACTCCATTGATATTCTGAACATCGCTGTCAATGCAGCACAAGCCAACAACGTCTTCTTCAAGGGCTTCAAGAGCAGGATTGAAGAGTCACCATGGTTTGTAGGAAAGTTCACCACGAAGGCAGGTCACATTGCTTTCGACAAAAACATCAACGTCTACTCAGGCCACTCAGAGCGAGAGGCTTGGGAGGGCTACAACCTTATCTACTGCGTGCTTGACGAGATTTCTGGTTTTGCGCTAGACTCCACATCAGGCAACGAACAGGCCAAGACGGCTGACGCAGTCTACAAGATGTATCGAGCATCAGTTGACTCCCGATTCCCGACAGAAGGCAAGCTAGTTCTTCTGTCATTCCCTCGATTCAAGAACGACTTTATCTCTCAGAGATATGAGGCCGTTGTTGCTGAGAAGGATATTGTAGAACGCACTCATGTATTCAAGTTGGACCCTGACCTACCGGACGAGGTTGAAGAAAACAAGTTTTCAATCCGGTGGGAAGAGGACCACATTATTTCCTATAATGTGCCCAGAGTCTTTGCTCTGAAGCGTCCTACCTGGGAAGTCAACCCAACTCGTAAGATTGAAGACTTTACCACTGCATTCTTTACAGACCCAATCGATGCACTCTCCCGATTTGCCTGTATGCCACCTGACGCTATTGACGCATTCTTCAAGGACCGTGAGAAGGTGGAAGCTGTTTTTGTCAGACCTAACGGTGTTGATGAGGATGGTGCATATCGGGCAGACTTTACACCGAAGGAAGGTGTGCGCTACTATGTACACGTAGACCTTGCGCAGAAGCACGACCACTGTGCTGTAGCACTTGCGCATGTTGAAAAATTTGTACAGAAAAAGATTGGTGGTCAGATTAATGAGGTGCTTCCTTATGTAATCGTTGATGCCGTCCGCTGGTGGACACCAAAGCCCGGCAAGGACATTGACTTTGCCGATGTAAGAGACTATATTACAGGACTGAAGAGAAGAGGTTTCGACCTAAAGCTCGTTACCTTTGACCGTTGGAATTCCAACGACCAAATCAAGTACCTTCGTGGTGCTGGAATCAATTCTGAAATTCTGTCTGTTGCAAAGAAACACTATGAAGACTTGAGCTGGGTTGTCTATGACCAGAGAATTCTAGGTCCAGACATCCCACTGCTCAGGAAAGAACTGTTGCAGCTACGTATCACTCCAAGCGACAAGATTGACCACCCTAGAACAGGGTCCAAGGACTTGGCTGATGCTACGTGTGGCGCAGTTCACAATGCAATCACTTACACTCCACGTGATGACTTTGGTACCATTGAGGTACAGACTTACGAGTCTATCAGGCGCATAGAAGTTGAGATGGAGCGTCAAGCACTTGACAGTGCGCGTGAACGTGATAATGTGATTGAAGCGCCTCGTGAACAGCGAGCGATGCCAGATGACATTGCTGACTATCTCACGAGACTTGAAATTCTATGACCGGAGGTATGCCATGCCTAATTTACAGCGTAAGCCAAAGGGAATCTCACGAGCTGAGATTAACCAACTGCTGGCAGAGCGCGATGGCTACAAGTGTCAGTTCCCAGGCTGTGACCTTCCTTTTGTGAAGGATAACGGACCTACCATCGACCACTGGATTCCTTTGAGCGGTGGAGGTACATGGGATTTCGATAACTTGAAGCTGATGCACAAGAAGTGTAACTCTGCAAAGGGTGACAGGATGCCGTTTGACGACGGCACGCTTCCTGTGATACCAAAGAAGGAGAGGGTCAGCCGAGCTATCAAGCGAAGCGAGCGCCCCGAAGTCTGTGAGCGTTGCCAGTCTGGCAGGATGCTCGGACCAGACGAGGAGTGTGACCAATGTGGTAGCGGACCAATGCCGCCACGTTACCCTCAATGGGCTAAGATGAAGCCGAACGATTGTACGCACGAAGGCATCTGGTGGTGCTGGTGCTGCATGAGCGGTGTAGTTGACAGAGTCCCTGCCAGTAGGATAGTGTTTGATGGAGGAGAGCCGGGGATAGATTAATCCCCGGCACTTCAAAAAGGAGAATAATGACTGACGTAGATGTTGTATTGATTGTTGACCGTTCTGGCTCTATGATAACTATTCAGCAAGAGGCAGAGGGTGCAGTCAATGCATTCCTTGAAGGACAGAAGTCCGTAGAGGGAGATGTCTTTGTCACTCATGTTCAGTTTGACCACGAATACGAAACAGTATTCGAAAAGGTAAATCTGCCCAACGTACCGAAGGTACGTATCATGCCTCGTGGCATGACAGCTTTGCTTGACGCAATCGGAAACACTGTAGTAAACTACACTCCAAGGACTGACAAGACCATCTACGTCATCATGACTGATGGTCTTGAGAATCGCTCCGAGGAATGGACAGTTGAAGCAGTCAAGAATCTGATTGCTGAGTCTACCGAACATGGTGACGAATTTGTTTACCTCGGTGCCAACCAGAACGCGATTGCCGAGGGTGCTAAGATGGGAATTCCTATGGCATCCAGTATCACCTTTGCTGCCAACAAGAAGGGTGTTGACAACGCAGTTCGAAGTATGGCAAGCTATGTAACAGCAAGCCGCTCAGGACTCGCATACGAGTTCACTGACGAGGACCGTGAGAACGCTACGGGCTTGACAGACAGCGAGTGAGCTGATAAAGTATTAAATGTGGGTCGAAGAGTAAATCGGTTATCTAACCACTAATATAGAAGCTCGTAAAGGGCACCCGATTCTCACACCTTATCCACACTCTGCATCGGTAGTTTAATGGTAGAACGAGAGACTTCCAATCAAATTTGCAATTGGAAGTTAATGGCACTATAATGTGCCTATGAAGAAATGTACTAAGTGTGGCGAAACTAAGCCACTAGACGAGTTCTACAAGAAGTCATCCTCAAAGGATGGCAAGATGCCTAACTGTGTATCCTGTCAAAAGGATTACAAGCAGACGCACTACAAGAACAACAGTGCGAAGGTATATGATAAGGTTAAGGAACGTAGACACGAGCTTAGAGATAAGCTGTGGGCCTACAAGCAAGGCAAGAAATGTGCGGACTGTCCAGAGACAAACCCGATTGTATTCGAGTTTGACCACCTGGGCGATAAGGAACACAATGTCTCAAAGATGGTTCTCGATGGAAGAAGTTGGGAATCCATTCTGAAAGAGATTAATAAGTGCGAGATTGTCTGCGCAAACTGTCATAGAATCAGGACTCACACCAGAGGTGGATGGGTAAGAAACATCACCATTAAGGTTGAGCCTATGCTATGATTTAAATGCACCGGTAGTGTAGTGGCAACACGCTATCCTTCCAAGTTAGAATTGCGGGTTCGATTCCCGCTCGGTGCTCGCAAGCCGTAGAAATACGTGATAGCCTACGCGTGGGCTTCTGCATCTCAGCCTAGATGTGCTCCTGACAGTGAGTCCAGGATGGCCTTATTTCCCTTTGGTGTAACCGGCAGCACAACAGACTCTGAATCTGTTAGTCCTAGTTCGAATCTAGGTTGGGAAGCTGGTCCGACTTCGTGATATGGTGGAAAATAACTGATTCGGAACTCACATAATAACCATGGTAAAAGTGAGGAAAGAGGATGTGACGATAAGCTGAAGCTTACTCAAAATGATTCTTCGGATGAAAGATGTACTCGGACCGACAACGTGAAGGTGAGCAGGTGCATACTAGTTAGCATAATCGTACCCCCTGCATAAAAAATAGGAACGTAAACAACCTTCATTTACTTAGCATCAGTTGCATGCTATGCTCTAAGAATGTGTGAACCCTGGAAACTCGCCTACGAGACACATTCTGAAAAGCAATAGGGGTCACGCCCAAGCAACTCTTATGTCCTAAGTGTTACGGTAGCACGGAAGGCTCCAACCCTTCAAGCGTGGGTTCGACTCCTACAGGACATGCTTGACAGCAGGTTCCATCACCTGCTAGAGTAAAGTACAACGCAGCGAAAGCTGCTATCAGGCTCGGGGAAGATGGTAATCCGTTGGCTTTGGAAGCCTAAGAAACTCGGTTCGATTCCGAGGGGCCTGACTTAGGGACAGATGAACATAGCTGGTGGATGCCAGTGAAAATCCCCCTCTCTTCTAGAGGTGTTCATCATATCGGGATATAGCTCAGCTTGGTCAGAGCGCGCGGTTTGGGGCCGTGAAGTCGTCAGTTCGAATCTGACTATCCCGACAATTTGGGTCGATTGAGATACGGTTATCATTCAATGGAAATGCGACGTAAAAACTCGCTAATGAACAGTCATCCGAGATGCGTGTGGTAGGATGGCATTGGAACAACACGCTCTCCGTTCTCGCCACTTACCTAAAGGATTTACATTATGAAGGTACTTCTAAGGACAATCCACGGAAGCCACTGTATGGTATGATGGTAGTATGAAAACTACCGATATCAAAAGATTTTGGACGAAGGTAAATGTCCGTAAAGAGAGCGACTGTTGGGAATGGAAAACAGGGTTCTTTGATACAGGATATGGAGCCTTCTTCCTGGAAGGGCAGAACCGAGGAGCCCATAGAGTTTCACTAGAAATTCATCTCGGCAGAAAGCTTGACTCAGATGAGTTTGCGTGTCATACTTGTGATAATCCGAAATGTGTGAATCCGAAGCATTTGTTCGTTGGAACACACGAAGATAATCTAAAAGATATGGCGGCGAAGAAGCGAGGCAGGAACCAGTATACTGGTCGGGAAGCTTGCTCTAAGGGTCACAAATATACCGAAGGAAGTTTTCGAGTCTCCATTAGAAAAAATGGAACTAAAGAAACTGTTTGTAGGGAGTGTGAGAAGGCACGTGGGGAAAGATACAGCAAACGAAAGTAGAGTTCTTCTTCGTACCATCCATGGCTCTCATCTATATGGCCTCGCTCATGCAGGGTCTGACAAGGACATTTACGAAGTAATTGCCACTAAGCGGACTGCGCGTAAGCGAAATATTAAGCAGACCATTGCCAATGGGGTTGACAAGACTGTAGTCGATATGTCAACCTTTATGCATATGGTTGATGAATGTGTACCTCAAGCACTTGAAGCGCTATGGACGCCGGTTGCGGACGTTGATGAAATTAACGCCTTCCGGACACAATATCGAGTGAATCGCGCCAAGATGAAGGATGTATATATTCGAACCGCTCTGAACTTTGCTAAGCATGATGATGTAAAGCGTAGGCGACATGCACTACGCTTGCTTCTCAATCTTGGTTCAGCTTTGGAATACGGTACATTCAATCCCCGACTCTCAACCATGGATAAGTTTATTATAAACTCCACTATGGGAGAGACGGGAGCTTATGAAGACGTCTTCGTAGGCATCATTGATGAAGTACAAAAGTGGGTCTAAACGGCTCACGCCAATGGAGTGTATCCCCTCTCCCTGATAAGGAGTTGAAAGGGTAGCCTGGTACCACGTGGGTTCAAATCCCACCTCTCCAACTTGGCCTCAATGGTGAGGCATCACAGAAAACAAATAACATGGTAGATTTCGATAAGAAGCACTCCACGGAACTTGTTAAACACCCTGACGCAGACCTGGTTGATACCAGGTCTTTTCGGTCTTCCGAACGGGGTGTATTTTCGCATGTCATAAAGGGTGCCAAGATTACTACTCATGCCATTCTGGACTGGGTTTACCTGAATGAATATAAGGAAGAAATATCAAAGGCCAGACTGGATGGCAATCTTGAAAAAGCCAGAAAACTGAGACTGGAGCAAGAGAAGCGCAGCGAGCCAAGACGTAAGAGATTCTACTCAGTGCTTGCTATACTCATTGCAATAATGGGTTGGGCCTATGTGACATGGGCTATTATTCCAATTATTGTCGTGGCTGGCACCAGCCTTGTAGCTCTATGGATTATAGGAAGCGGATTCAGGCCACAGGACGCCCTCTCTGCAATTGCCGGAAATGGTGATGAGTCAGATGACCCTATGGAGCCTTTTCCAATTGCTGACGCTCGAACCAGAGATGAAGCACAGGAAGCATTGAGGCGTGCTCTGCTTGCAGAAGGCATCACTCCCAGAGTAATCTTGGAGCCTACTCGATACAATTGGGGATGGGAAATCCCGGTAGTTCTGAGAAAGGGTACTCCAGATGATGTAATGTCAAAGGCTAAGAAGATGGAGACTCTATTGAGACTTCCTTCTGATGGAATGCTGGTAGCTGCTACTAGATTCCGGGCCGAAGTTGTCATCAGACTTATGCAGACTGACCCATTCTCCAATATGGAAAATGAGCGCAGAGCAGAACCTTTGTCTCGTTCCATCAAGAACAAGTACAAGGTTGCTCAGCGAATGGATGGTCAGCCTCTTGAAATCAGCTTGCTTCGAAATCACGCAGTCGTTATTGCAGCGCCCGGTGGTGGAAAGTCTATGTTTATGCGTAAGCTTGCAGACATCACCACTAGTTGTAGAGACTGTGTAACTTGGGACATTGACCCTGGTGGTAATGGCCTTGAAGTCTTTGGAGGTGCCATTGCACGACGTGGAAGGACCCCAGAGGAAATTGAGGAAATGCTCACTGAGGCTCTGGAGTACACAAAGATTCGTGCAAAGAAGCTGACGAAGCTGGGCATGGGAGACAACTGGCAGCCAACAAAGGACCATCCTGCACTTATCATCTTCATTGATGAGTTCATTCAATTGAACAAGAAGTGCAAGGATTTGGCTATTCAGATTATCCGCAATGGACGTAAGGCTGCTATTACTGTCATTCTTGCAGCACAGCAGGCTACTAAGGATACCCTTGGTGCCGCCATTGCAGATGCAGTGTCTATTAAGGTTATGTTTGCTTCTCGTCATGCTGACGTACCTCTCGTGTTCGGAGAGGGCATGTTGTCACAGGGCTGGAGACCTGATAAGCTACATCCAGCATCAGGTGAAGACGTCGAAGATGCAGGTAAGTGTTACATTTTGGGCGGTGGCTCAAGGGAACCTTACTTGTACAAAGTTCTTCCTATTGAGGCTGATGAAGCCATAGAGATGGGAGACGAGCGTGAAGGTGAAGGAGTCCCAGAGCTTGACAAGGATACCTACCTTGATGTTACAGTGACAGATACGTCAGACAAGCGACTGTTCGAGGACGTGCTTGACATCTTTGAGAACTTTGACGAGAATGATTGGCTACCGGCCAGCGTTCTGGTCAAGGAACTGAAGGGTTACGGACACACCTTGACAGCTCGTCAGTTGCATGAAACACTCGGAGATACCGGCCGAGAGAGCCGTATTTGGGAAGGGTCCAAGTACAAGGTGGCTGGTTACTTCAGGAAGAACATCGAGAAACAATTGGATAGGTAATGGAGACACTACTTGTTGGTCCAGTATTGCTCTGGGCCATTGTCTCACTCTATCTCGTCAAGAAGAAGGGTCGTCAGTGGCCTGACCTTGTATGGGGTATTGTGGGAGGATTGATTCTTGCCACCATCTTTACCGGGCTTCCTAAGACGGTATACAACGTGGCAGACCAGTCCTGGACTGGCATCGTAAGCGTTGCTCAGAGCCTCACCAACTCCCAGAGTTGACAGGGGCTCTAGCTCGCAGTAAGATGTATGTAAAGGTCTTCGGACCATGCGCCTGTAGCATAACGGTCGATGCATCTGTCTTATAAGCAGACGATAAGTGGTTCAATTCCACTCAGGCGTACTCCACAATTATATATCCCATAGGGGGACGCTATGGCACTATCACTGTCCGACGGCACGCGAGTAACGATTGTTCGTGGTGACCACAAGGGCAAGATTGGCACGGTCCGTATGGAGGGCAAGAGCAAGGTTGTCATCCTGGACAGTGGAGTAAAGCTCATGGGTGTTAGTGACGAGAATACTCGGAGGCTGTAATGGCAAACAAGGAAGACCTCGAAGTAGGCCAGCGCGTCTACGTTCTTGGTTGTGAGGGCGAAGTCTGGGATATGGTTGAATCCAATGCCAGCGTCGTCAAGGTACTCATGAAGTCCGGTCCTGCTGAAGGTCAGACTTTTCTGGTAGTACTGAAGCAGGTGGAACTGTACTGATGTTCCAGCGAGGCGATACCATTCGTGTAAAGTCCGACAACCCCAAGATGCCCCGGAAGTACTGGGGAATAACTGGTGTTGTCGTAGGTCGTGAATCATTCCTTGTTCGTAAGATATTCAGGACAGACTACATGGTTGTACTTCATGGTAGTCTTGAGCCTACTACATTCAAGGAATCCGATATTGAGCACTACCGGCCCTGATGGGCCACATGGAAAGTAAGCGATTGGCTAGCAGGTATCTTGGAACGGTACCAAGGGTGTTATAGCCCGGCTGGGTTCGATTCCCAGGCTTTCCTCTGTCTGTTCAATTTTGCTTTAGGAATTGAACAGAGATATAATTCTGCTATGAATACTTTTAAGGCAGATATTCTTCGTCTCCGTGACGAAGGAAAGACATATGCAGAAATTGTTAGTGAACTTGGGTGTTCCAAGGGAACTGTTGCTTATTATTGTGGCGCAGACCAGAAGTCAAAGATGCTATCTCGTCAGAGAGATAGAAGAAACAAAGTTCGGAAGTTTCTTCAAGAGCATAAGCAAGCATCTGGATGTGTTGACTGTAAGGAAATGTATCCTTACTGGATTCTCGAACTTGACCATTGTCGAGGAGAGGCTAAGGTAGGAAACGTATCAGAAATGATAGGTCACTACAGCTTCGAAGATATTATGAAAGAGGTCGAGAAGTGCGACGTTGTTTGTGCTAATTGTCACAGGCAACGTACGTGGGAAAGAATGGTCAAGTCTAGCGGCGAAGTCATGATAGACTAGTCGCAGGAGGTGTGATATGATAATCTGTGGTGACACAGTTGAAGTAAAGCACGACCGTCCTAATGTTGACCCTGCCTACTATGGTAAGCGTGGTAGGATTCATAAGAGGACTCGTATGCTCGGTGTTCTTGGTGCCGGGAATTACGAAATAATGTTCTTCGAAAGAGACCTCAATCATCCTATCATGGGTGTCATGGGTGGCTTTAACGAAGATGACCTGGAAGTCGTAAGCTGACTTCCCTATGGAGGCACGCATTGGAGTGCTTATCGGTCTTGAAAACCGTGATGACGTAGTGATATGTCGTGGGGGTTCGACTCCCTCTGTCTCCGCTTGAATTTGCCCGGTACTAAGTGTACCGGGCTGTTTTGTTAGGAGCAATATGAAAGGCAAGAGCAAGAAGCAGAAAGACTGCTATCATGTCAACGTGAGACCGATTCACGGTGACGAAATCATAGCCAGTGGATGGAAGAGAGCCTACTGCTATGATTGCGAAAGATTCCTACCGACTCTACCTCCAGAGAGGAAAAAGTAAATGGACAGAGAGCAGAAGAAGCAGTATCTAGCCCGTCTTGAGCAAGAGCTTCCAGCAATGGTGGCAAGGCTGTCTCAGCTAAAGGCTGAAATGCGAGGACTCAAGGGCGGTGACAAGGACGCAAAGGGTCGAAAGGCTGTTCAGCTTCATCTTGAAATCAATGGGATGAAGAACACCATCAGAGACCTGAAGAAGGAGCTAAGGTGAGTGCAGTTGTTCTAGCTGTGCTCATGCACTTTATCGGTGACTACATTATTCAGACAGACTGGATGGCTCAGACAAAGACGAAACATTGGCTACCGGCCATTGTCCACGGTGTCACATACACTGTCCCGTTTGTCTTTGTCACGATGTCACTACCAGCTCTACTTGTCATCGCAGTGACACACATTGTCATCGACCATTATCGACTGGCAAGACATGTCGTCTGGGCAAAGAACCAACTGTCACCCAAAGAGTGGCGCTATTCTTGGAGCGAAGGAAACCTCACAGGTTACCATAATGACGCTCCAGTATGGCTGACAACCTGGTTGATGATTATCGCAGACAACACTATGCATATTGCCATCAACACTCTAGCCATCCTCTTTCTCTGAGGATGGCTTTTGTCATTCCCAGGACAGACTGTCACTTGTCACGTGACACTGTCCCAGACTTGTCCTGTTGTCCCAGTGACATGTCACATGGATGTCCTCGCTAATTCGTTAAATGGTACACGCCTCTGTCCCCACATGTCGTTTGTTCTTTTGCCAGAGGGCGGCCCGGTGGCCTTGAGGGCGGAAGAATGTCTGACACACCAGATACCTAGCAAGAGAGAAAAATAGATAGCAAGGAGGGGGTTGACAGAGTTCTTGAAGACGTGCTACTGTAAAGTTACACTTGAAAAAGAAGAGAAAAAGATTGAAAAGAAGATAGAAACCGTATAGAAATCGGTTCTAATCAGGTTTAAATATATAAAGAAAGCGAGCTATGAGACTCTTTGAACTTCATAGAGACATCGATTCATCTGGTGTCTCTGGTACAGGTGTCGTTGCTCAAGGTGTACAGTTTGACAGTGGTCAGTGTGCTATGACATGGTTGACTGAGTGGAACTCAGTTGCAGTCTATCCTGACATCGCTACCCTTGAAGCAATCCATGGACACAACGGTAACACTCGTGTAGTCTTCGTAGAAGGCCCGGTAACTGAGAAGTATGTCAAGGTTGCTGGTCAAGACAGGCCAATCCAGAGGGTTGACAAGCTCTCCTAAGAAAGGTAATCTCATCTCATGGACAATGACGGAATGCTCTTTGGAAGCTTTGGTGACTTCATGCAGACCATGAAGACCTCCCTTGAACGATGGGATGAAGAACAAATTGAGATTCGAGAGACTTTCAAGGATGGAGTGGATGTTGAATTCACCGATGGTGAAGTTCGCACCTACAAGTTCTAGTTGACAAGCTCTCTTGAGTCATGTAGAGTAAAACGTAGATGGCAGAACCGATAGCAAGTGGGCATACTCAACTGGTTCGTATCTGTCCCGCCATCACCTTGCCTCTGTAGTATAGTCTGGTCTAATGCACCTGATTGTCAATCAGGAAATCGCCGGTTCAAATCCGGTCAGGGGCGCATATAATATTCTCTAGGAGGCTATCTGTAATGGCAGTAAGATTCTGTCCTAGTTGCATTCAGAATGTTCTGACGAAGACTCTGAGTCCAAAGTGCTCACATTGCAGCACAACGACAAAGCCAATCGACGACAAACTACCTATCCCAGAAGACAAGACTCTGGGATATACTTACGGAAGACACAGGAGAAATGGCTAACAAGCTTTATGATGTATTTGGTGAGCTAATGCGTGACGGCAAGCCACAAGAATACAACAACCTCTTTGAGGCAAAGAATCCTGAAGCTGCGAAGAAGGCGGCAGAAAAAGATTATCTTGACTACCTCAAGGCAGGTTATGAGCCCGGTGTAAAGTATGGTCCCAAGCTCAAGGTAACCAAGGTTATTGAGACTACTTGGGAAGAAATACGCGAGAACAAGTAATAGCCCGAAAGGGTTATCCCGGCGTGGTGTAATGGTAACATACTGCGTTGTCAGCGCAATGTCGAGGGTTCGATTCCCTTCGTCGGGACTTTGTGGGTCGAAAGAGTATTCGGTTATCTTCCCTTTGAAATGAGAAATGGCTGGTTCGAATCCAGCGTAGGCCAAGGAACGGCCAACTCCGAATCTCACCAATATATCCACACCAAGATGAATACAGAAGAAAGAATTCAGAAGCTAAAAGAACTCTGGAAAGATGGCTGGCATCTCGAAGATGCCATTGGAGAAATTGAAGACCATCTCTCCGAAGACGAGTTCAAGCCTGTATTGGTAGATACCATCGAAGAGTATAGTCATCGATGGATGTACGGCATTTTGGACATTGCTGAGATTGACGAAGGTGTATACGTTGGTGTACGCTGGGAGCGAGGCAAGACCGAAATGCAAGAGAACATGTTCGATGACAAGAATGTATACCTTCTTGAAAAGATTGAGAAGGTCGTCACAACTATCGACTGGAAGAACAAGAGGAAGCTATGAAGAACTGGCTCGAACATGATATTGTTCCTGGAGCCGTAGTCTTTCGAGGAGGACGGCAGGGAGACAGTAGCTCCTTCCGCCTTGGTGTGGTAGACTCTGTTGATGAAGCGAAGTTCAAGGCTCGTGTAGTCTGGCACTGGGTTCCAAGTCATCGTTACATCTGGGACAAGGACCAGTTTCAGTATCCGAATCAGGATGCCAATCGCTACAGTGTAGAGGGTCCTGCAAAGGCTCATACACAGAAGACAAGCTACAACATCAACGACCTTGTACGACTTGAAGACAATGCAATTGAGTATGCGAACAAGCGTGACCATCTCATCAATGCAGCAATGTACTTCAAGATTCGTAAGGAAGACTTTGAGAAGTTCGAAGAGGACTTCAATGCTGGACGAGTTCCAGATATCCCAGAAAACTTTTAACAAACAATTGCCTTAGAAAGGGCCGGTAAAGAAAATGTCGAATGCACTTAACAACGCTGCCAAGGGTCTGAACAAGACTCCTCAGACTCAGCGCGCTCGCAAGGACCAGGTCAAGAACGATGCTGGAGGATTCGTCTTTCAGGTCTCTGACCAGTCTCGACTGGAGCGATTCCTGATTCTGGGTGTTGATGGTGGCACCTATTACGTTGGAGAGGTTGACCACGCAAAGCGTAACGTCGACTTCCTCAACGACATGATTGAGCGAGACGAAGCCTCTGTTCTGGCTACCATTGTAGACGTGTCTGTCAATGGTCGTGCCTACAAGCAGTCTCCCGCCCTGTTTGCTCTAGCCTCTGTCATTGCCCATGGCAAGGACAAGCAGGCAGTCAAGGCGGTATTCAATCGCGTTGTCCGTACAGGAACTCACCTGTATGAAATCATGAACTACCTTACTTCACTCAATGTGGGTTGGGGACGTTCAAAGCGCGAAATCGTTGCTAGCTGGTTCGACCGTGACGCTGATAAGCTTGCTTACCAGGTAGTCAAGTACCGCTCTCGTGCCTTTGGGGAGCAGAAGTGGACCATGCGTGACGTAATGCGTCTTTCTCACCCACGAGACGTCAACACGTCTGTTGCTGATTTTGTTCTGGGCAAGGAGCACGATGCTATTGATGACCTTCGGGCCATCGAGGGCTTCAAGCTCGTGCAGCAGGCAAAGACAGTAGAAGACGTTCACAACGTTCTTCGTGAGTACGAGATGATTTCATGGGAGATGATTCCTACTCAGTTCCACAAGGACCTGAGTGTCTGGAAGCGCATCTTTGCCAATGGTCAGCTTCGTGGTCAGGCTCTTATTCGAAGCATCACGCGTCTCGCACGCATTGGTGCTTTCCAGGACATGCAGTTTGCTGCCGCTTATGCTGGACAGCTCACCAATGGGGCACTGATTGAGCAGACTCGTCTGCACCCAATCAACTTCCTCAATGCTGCTGTTGTCTACGCAGAGGGACAGATTGACCGAAACGATGCTTGGGCCGGTCGTAAGAAGACTTGGACAACTGAGAGTGTTATTCTGGATGCCCTCAATGAGGGATTCCACAAGGCATTCAAGTCAGTTGTTCCAGCTAACAAGCGTACGATGCTCGCCATCGACGTCTCTGGTAGCATGAGTGCACAGGCTAATGGTCTCGACCTAAGCTGTGCACAGGTTTCTGCGGCAATGGCAATGACCATCGCTCGTACTGAGCCAGCTCACATCATCCGTGGCTTCACCCGAGGCGATGGATATGGTTGGAGGAACAGCGGTCTTACCGACATCGGTATCAGCGCTCGTACAGACCTTGCTACGGCAATGCGTAATGTACAGCGTCACAACTGGGGCGGTACGGATTGCTCACTTCCAATCAAGTGGGCTCTGGAGAACAAGGTTGAGGTTGACACCTTTGTAGTTATCACTGATAACGATACATGGGCTGGCGACATTCACCCATTCCAGATGCTCAAGGAATACCGTCGAAAGACTGGTATCGATGCTCGCATGGCAGTTCTGGGAGTTCAGGGAACTGAATTCACCATTGCTTACCCAAGCGATGCAGGCATGATGGACTTTGTAGGATTTGACAGCAATGCACCTCGTGTGCTGGCTGACTTCTCCGCAGGTCGCATCTGAGCGAAGCCCCTCTTAGGAGGGGCTTTCGTGCTATCATTGATAGATGATATCTAAGGAAGAAAGAAAAGAACTAAAACTCGCAAGGTCAAAGGCAGAACTGGTAAGGACTGTAGTCAGTCTGTTTCAGATGATTATTGCTTCTGCCACACTTATTATCCTGGTCTATGTCAACTTCATCCGTTGACAGGGCCGGGGTCATGGTGTAGAGTCTTACTCATGGGAACGAAGATTTCTGTAGAAGAACTGTACGAGCGAGACAACGGCATGTGCGGTATCTGTGGTAATCGCGTAACACGCAGGCAGCTCCTCCGAGGACTTGCCAATCGAGACCACATTGTGCCAGCATCATTGGGAGGTACAAATCACCAAAGCAACTTGCGACTGGCACACTATACGTGTAACATTCGTCGTGGCAATGACCTTCCCAACAATGGAGACCCAACTCATGCAGAGAAGCGAGAGTTTGCGTTTCGTAGGCAGAACGGCCGTTGTGGACTGTGTGATTTGCCGGTAGAGAATGAGAAGTCAATCTCTGCATTGCATCACCTCTTGCTTTGTCATAAGACATGCATCAGGGAGATTTATGCAAAGTGATGAGCCAGGCGTAACACTGGGCAGTCTGCTCAAGATGTTCAAGAGAACTGAGAAGATTCGGCCGGTAGTGAAGATGTCCACCTGTGGCCACTGTAAGCAAAAATACGATATCAATAAGGGACATATGTGCCCTTACATCAGAGAAGTATTCAAAAAGATTGGAATCGTCATGAGCTACAGAGCTAAGCAGTTCACTCGTACTGGCAACAGTAAGATGGCTGCCAACATCAAGGATGCAGCGAAGTCATGTGGCCTTGCGGTAAACAGTTTTAGTGCCAACGGCTGGGTCCTCAAAACAATTACCATTACGGTATACGGTCACGAGGATGACATCAAGCGCTTCGAGTCCATGCTGCCTCACGGCGTAGGTGACTTGACCTGAAAAAAGCCCGGTGGTACGATAAAGACCACACGTAAGGAGTACAATGTCACTAGAGCATATAGATGCTGAACGAATCCTTGACCTCATTGCAGGAACCCTTGATGGTGACTATAATGATGGTATCGAGGCTTTTGTGGGAGCATCAAGTGATGGTGAGTTTCTTCACATCAGCGTCGATGACGGTGAGGGTAATCAGAAGAGCTTCACTTTTACTGTCGAACAGGGGCAATAATCATTATTATAGTACAATAGATACCGAAGGAGGTGTTACTATTGTCCTATGTAGAGATTAACAGCTTCCACTTCGACACGGAAACTGGAAACATTATTGTTCAATTCACTCGCCCAGTAAATGTATCTTACGAGGTAAACGAGGGTGACGGTGGAGCCTTCGAGGTTCTTGAAGGTGAACTATTTCTTGACGCCAACAGTGCTGTAATCGGTAACTGGTGGCCAGCTTCTGAAGATGGTACGATTGACCAAGGCCAGTCAGGAAGACAGCCGGGCCAGACCCGCGATGAGATTCCTACTGTTCCCTTGCATGATGTTCCAACTTCAGACGAAGTTCCTCAGCCATCCGAGTGACTTGACAAGCAAGTCTAGGCAAGCTAGACTGATAACACAACGCAGGACGGAGCGTTTCAACCGTCACTTGCTCCGGTAGGATAGTCCGGTCTAATCCGCTAGACTCTCAATCTAGAAATCACGGGTTCAAATCCCGTTCGGAGTACGTAAGAAATAATGCCCCGTTAGTCTAGTGGCCCAGGATACCGGACTTTCAATCCGTGTGAACGTCGGTTCAAATCCGACACGGGGTACTCCACAAAAACAAGTCTAAGGACAAATAATGACTACTCGAATCACTGTTATTCTCAAGGGTGACGCTCAGGTTGGTCACTTCAACGCTGAGTACACTCCTGAGTATTACAATGAGAGTTACAATGGTGCAGTCGAGAGCGGTGCTCCGAACATCTCTTTCAGGGATGTCGATGGGGACTACTTCAACTTCACCATGGCAGAGATTAAGTCAATCTCTTTCATTAGAGACTGAGTCTTGGCTGTGGTAGACTGAGGAACTACCATAGAGATACGGCATAACTACTCGGGCCCATTCGGACCCAATCCACATGCGCGGTATCTATGCGGGCGTCGTCTAGCGGCAAAGGCTCCTGGTTTACACCCAGGCAATCGTAGGTTCGAGTCCTACCGTCCGTACGTTGGAGAGTTGAAAGTCTCGAAAAGTTGGTCACTCAGTAGAGATTGTTTCACATGCAGGTCTAACCAGCCTCCGTGCCGGGTTCGAATCCGGACTCTCCGTTGACTCACTTGGGTTTGATTGGTATGATGTTACTGAAAGCCCCAAGAGGGACCGGTAACAGTAGAGGGTTCGAATCCCTCCAAATCCACTTTGCTCTCATAGACCAATTGGCAGGAGTCGCACGGCTCAGACCCGTGAATGTGTGAGTTCGAATCTCACTGAGAGTACGTAAGAAATAATGCGTCGGTATCCCAGCGGCTAGAGGAGCTGGTCTTAGAAGCCAGTTGTCGTGGGTTCGAATCCCACTCGGCGCACTTTGGCTTTGTTCGCGACATAGCCAAATGCATATGGGGTCGCTCCCTGTATGAGGGACATAGTTTAATGGGAGAACAGCGAAATGCGCTGTCGAAAAAGCGGGGATGCCTCGTTGGAGGTTTGTCCGTAAGTAGATAACAGAGTAGCAGGTGTCGGTTCGAATCCGGCTGTTCCGCTAGCCTGAGATTACGTTACGATGTAGGTCCCCTAGGGAGTGTACAATCCCGAAGGGCATTCGGCAAAGCCTAGCTAGGTGCGTATACCAACAAGGTGAGAGCTGTTGTCAGTTCGGCTCATAACAGAACTGTCCATAAGGTTCTTTGGCAGAGACGGTAATGCACTGGTGTGAAAGACCAGATATCTCAGTTCGATTCTGAGGGGAACCACTTTACGAATGGATGGATTGCAGAAAAGGATAAAACCCGTAGCTAACGTACGTATGCTCAGCGGTGGGGACCTTTCTGAACCAGCCCTCCCTTCCCCAAGGGTCCAGATTGGCTGGGAAATTCGTAAATGTGAGGTTGCATCACGGCTTCGGGCCTCCAAAAAAATAATCAGGAAACCGTGTGCTCCGATGTGGTGAAATGGTATCACACGACCTTGCCAAGGTTGAAGTGCGAGTTCGATTCTCGTCATCGGGACTGTGACCAGGAGATTGCAAGGATGTGGTGAGAGCCCACGACTGGTCTTTATGCCCTAGTATTGGCCCGGCCTTCTAAGCCAGAGGCGCATAACGGAAAGATGCAGGTTCGAATCCTGTCTAGGGTGCATGTTAAGAAAGATGGTAGTTTATTACGAAGGTCTTTCTGATGCAGAAGAAGAATTGCTGTCTGAGGCAGTAGAAAAAGTAATTTGTCCTGACAACAGCGATGAATCTGAGCATAATTGTCGTCTAAGTGCCATTCTCTGGGCTAATGTTGAGAGCGGCCGGAAGGCAAGAGAGACCCCAAATCATTCATAGGAGGGTCACATGGACGGCAATACAATAATGACTGAACTGATTCTCAATGGCATTCTTCAGATTGAGGAAGCCGATGAAGAGGGAATCCTCATGTCACTTGACTGGGACAGGCTTTACGAGTATGACCCAGAAGTTTATCTGTATCTCAGGACTGCTGAACTGAACGGTCAGATGATACAATAAGGGCATGAAAACATTTACAGTAGCAGTAAGCCTTCTGCTGTCAGTAGAAGCACCGAGTGAATCGGATGCTCTAGAGGCTGTCAAGGACACCTTTGGAGAGGGAGAGATTTGCGGAATAGATATCAAAGATGTAGAGGTTGAAATCCTTGATGAACTTTGATATGCTGTCTAATGTTCCTGGCGTAGAGTTCATGATGAAGTGTACATTTTGCCCGGAAGAAGCAGACGGTGACTTGACAGTGGAAGCTGAGCCTGGTATGTTTGTACCAATGCCAATCTGTGAGGATTGCTTGGAAGAACAGGCTAAGAACTTCAATATGATTGACAGTCCTGAATAAGGACTTTGGGCGGTTAGTGTTAGCGGAAGCACGTTTGCCTTGCACGCAAATAGGAGGGGTTCGAATCCCCTACTGTCCACCAGAACTGGGTTTGATTCAACAAAGGCTTCGGCTTAGAGGTGTACCACTCGGTTCTTAACTTCCTGCGCAGGGAGGTGCAAGAATGTTTGAAGGTAATATCATCTGGACCATCGTCGGTATTCTAGCGATTGTGGCTCTAGTAATGTTTATTATATAAAAGTTTGGCTGGCCGATACGAACCCCATCGTATCCTTTGCCCGAGGGTTAGGGACCAGCATTTGTTATGCCTGAGCTAGGTACTTAGGAGTCAGGAGAATGTAACCCTAGCAATGCTCCAGTCGCACAGTCTGGCAGTGCAATTGGCTCTTAACCTTTGAGGACGTGGGTTCAAATCCCACCTGGAGCACTTAAAGTAAACCCTGCCTTCGGGCAGGGTATTTTAATTGGTGATATAATGTCTGTATGACTACACCAAGAAAGTATACGCCTCAGCCTGGAGACATCGGGCTCACCCGAATAGGTGGCCTCGTAGGTGTCCTGATTGGCCTAGGGCAATTCATTATTAGAGATGCCAGCAGATACAGCCACGTGTTTGTTGTTTTGGACAATGGCGAGCTGGTTGAAGCCATGCCTGGCGGAGCTATCATTGATAGCCTGGACAAGTATGCTGGTATCACGAAGTACGGTAGCCCTCTGGCAGTTTATCTAGACATCAAGTTGACCCCAGAGCAGCGAGCTGCTATCGTGAAGGAAGCCCGGCAGCTAGAAGGAACGCCATACAGCTTCCTTGACTACGCAGCCTTGGCACTAGAGCGTTTTGGTATTAAGTGGAAGTGGGTAGAGAACTACGTCACTTCTTCAAAGCACATGATATGCTCACAGCTAGCAGACGAAGCCTACAACAGAGCTGGCATTCATCTGTTCAGTGATGGTAGACTCCCTCAAAAGGTTACCCCAGGAGATTTGACTTATGTCGGATTTGACGAACGAGAAGATGAAGTGCTGGGGCTGTAAGCTTGACAAGCCCAAGAGTGACTTCGACAAGAACTCGGCCTTGTGCAGGCGCTGTGTAGGTGCTAGGGTAGTAACGACAAGCAAGAAGCGCGGCTCAGTAACTCACAAGGACATGGCTGGAAACTTCGTCATGGACGTCCTTGAAGGTCTTGCCGATGCTATCAGTGACCTGCTACACTAGGAGATAAGTTGTCAGCGGTAGACCGTGTACGAGAGGTTGGTTCAGACGGCTACTACGGTCTGAAGAATCTGTGGTACGATTACAAGCAGGCAACAGCACGAACCAAGGTGATTGTTTCAGCACTCATCGTCAGGGTTCTGCTGTTCATCGCAGGAGTAACTTTCCTGATTAATGGACTCGGTTGGGCGTTCTTGACCTGCTCAGCTCTAGGTGCTATCCTGTTCATAGGAACATACTTCTACATGCGAAAGACAAGCAAGAACTAGCAAGATGCCCGAAAGGGCTATTCTCACGATACACCTGTGTGGCTCGGTGTAGCAGACTGTTAATCTGCCGGTCGCTGGTTCGACTCCAGCCGTGAGAGCTGGCCGCCAAAGCTTGGAGAGATAGCTACTCTGGGCAAGGATATACGTGGATGGTAGCGTAAGTATTCTAGAACAGGCTTACGTGAGAGTAGACGTGAAGCTGGGACTAACCCATCAACGGCCAACCACTTGACACACTAGCTATCACACACTAGGATAAAAGCATGACAGAGATTGATGCGTTTCTGGTTACGTCAAATGAACTTCTTCCTGGTAAGTACAAGGACGAAGTTGTCATGCGAAACGGAAGGCTATGGGTTTGGTTCAAGGCTGATTCTGGCAAGGAATGGACTCTTCAATGTCCGGCCCAAATCGTAGTCGATATTGATTGGTAGACTTACTCATCGCACGTAGATTCTCTCGTGTACCCTTGGTTTTACGGCTTTTTAAATCTTGGGAGCGGAGATGAAGAATGGCTTAGCGGCCATACCCATCTAAGAGGAAGCCGTTGAAGATGGTCGTGCTAGAGTAATAAGCGGATGTTGGGACCGCTTCAAGCATGAGACCCGGCTCAAACGGGGAATGCTGCATCCCTTCCTATGGCCTGTAGCTTAACGGCAGAGCGGTTGGTTGTTACCCAATCAGGTACTGGTTCGAATCCAGTTAGGTCAGCTCGCAGTGAGATAACTTCAATCTGCTCTCGTCAAGCCCCGGCACTAAGCTGGGGCTTTTGGCGTAATATCAACTAGACAACTTTCAACTATACATGCTATGCTGGTCATTCAACTCAAAGGAGATGTTGAATGATTAAGTTTGCCGGTTGGCTGAAGCCAGGAGATGTGATAGACTCTGGAACAGTAGTAGCGACACAGAAGACCTTTGATGGTAAGCATGTGCAGTTGACTCTGTCTGGTAGGTCAGATAACATAGTACTCAGCAAATATACATTTCTACGAACACGGAGAAAGTAAGTGTCTGTAAATATTGGTGACAGCGAAGAGACCAGTGCTGAGACCGAGGTTGAGCAGGATGACCGTCCTATCAAGGAAATCATCAAGGACTCTGCCAAGGCTTACGCTCGTTCCAAGGGTCGTCAGGCATTCTTCTGGGCAGTCAAGAACATGAAGGCTCAGGCGAAGGCAAAGGGCAAGAGCCCTAAGTCTGTCAAGGTTCCTACGAAGAAGGCTTCTGCCCTTCGTATCGGTGACCTAACTTCTCTTGGAGAGCTGAAGAACAGTCAGGTTTCCCCTCTTGACAAGAAGAAGATGGAACTGACATTCATTGGTGACTCTGGCGTCAGGCGAGTTGTTGTTGACAAGAACGAGAGCTATAAGGTAGTGTCTCGTAGAGACATCAAGGAAAGCTAGTAAGGGGCCTACGGGCCTATGTCCCTATAGTTTAGAGGATAGAACGGTTGCCTCCTAAGCAACAGACGCAGGTTCGAGTCCTGCTGGGGATACATGAATGATAGAATCAGAGTCGGTCGCATCTGGGAACCAGTTGAGAACGGCCGAAAGGTGTACGAGATTGTTGATGTCGATGACTTCACTGTCTATCTGAGAATTCTTACAACTGATACAGTGGTGACAAGGATGTATCATCAAGTCCTCAATGGTATCGTAAGAGACAAGAGAGACGACGAAGAACTGAGTTGACAACAAGCCCGGCACAGAGTAGAGTAGTCAACATAAAGGTTCGGGGACATAGCTCAATGGAAGAGCATTTCCATGGCATGGAAAAGGTTGTGGGTTCGAATCCCATTGTCTCCACGCAGTTTTATCAGTTTCTGGCCCAACATGAAACTGAACGTGGCAAGTTCTAGCAGACTTTATTGGGAGAGCAAGGTATAGCCCGTGTACCCCTTGCCGCCTACGGATTACATGTGCTAGCATGGTAGGTATATAGAGGTGGATAGCTAATCACTTGAAGCCTCATCTGCTCCGGTAGTTCAGTTGGTTAGAACAGCAGACTCTTAATCTGCGTGTCGCCGGTTCGAGTCCGGCTCGGAGTACAAAGCATCATTGCAAGGGTGCTCAGTCACATTGGGGTTCGATTCCCTCTGGTGAAACAATGTGATGTAACTGAGAGGAAAAGGCGAGGGCACATAATAAAGCCCTGCTGTCTAGCCACTCTTTTATGATTCGGTCGCAGAGTCTGGTACTGCAATTGACTTTTAATCTTTGAGGACGTGGGTTCAAATCCCACCCGAATCACATGGGTAATAAGGTATGGCGCAAGGGTGAGAAGGTTATACGCAACAACAATACCCAGCCTGGTACAGTAGAATCACAAGAGGGCCGGTGGGTAGTAGTTGCTCTTGAATCTGGTGGTTATGCACGTATAGGAGCAAATGACCTAAAGCGGAGGCGCTAATGGCATTCAAAACCAATGACCGAGTATATGTAAACAAAGGTACGCACGCTGGCAAGTATGGTACTGTGATGTCAGTATCAGGCAAGACAGCATTGGTAAAGTTCGACAAGAATTACGGTGGTGGCTCTTACTACGTAGGCACTGATGTGCTAGAGTATGAGTGAACCACATGCCTCTGTGGCTCAACGGATAGAGCAGCAGTCTTCGAAGCTGTTGGTTGGGGGTTCGAATCCCTCCAGGGGCGCTTGACATAGCCAGACTGGCATGTCAGACTAAAGGCAGGCAGACGGACAAGGCTTAGGCCCGTAACCAATCGGGGTGGGAAGCGAGTGGTCTAGCCTGCCTTTTCTAATCAATCAACTAGTAACTTGGAGTTACACAATGGGTTTTTTCGGTAGCAAGAAGGTCAAGCCTGCTTTCGTTCCTGCTCGGAATCTGTCAGCCAAGAAGACTGTCAATCTGAGCTATGGCGTAGCTGGTCAGGCCGCTGCCAAGACAAGCCTCATTAAGGCCAATGGCGTTGACTTCGAGAAGAAGGTCAAGAGCGCTGTTAACATGCAGAAGGCTATGGGTGTTGGTGGACTTCGATGGGACGTTATCGCTCTTATCGATGAGTCATACTCCATGGAACACCTGTTCAGCAACGGTACTGTTCAGAAGCTCACCGAGCGTGCGCTCGCCTGGACTGCTGGTGTTGATGCTGACGGCATGGCCCCTGTTGGTGGCTTTGCCAGTGGATTCAAGTGGCACGGTGAAGTTGACCTCACCAATGTTATGGGCTGTGCTGCAAGTTGGCGCTGCTGGGGTGGAACTGACCTCACCGCTGGTTTGAAGGCTGCATTTGAGGTGGCTAAGGGTGCAAGTAACCCTGTTTATCTGTTCATCGTGACTGATGGTGCTCCGAACAATCGTGAGTCAGTCATCGAGATGGTGTCCAAGATGTCTGAGTACCCCATCTTCATCAAGATTCTTCTGGTTGGCAATGACCGTCAGGGCAAGGAGTTTACGGACTACCTTGACAACCTTGAGCGTCACCAGCCTGGTCGACGTCTGTTCGACAACGTAGACGCTCAGCACATTGTGGATGTCGTTCGGGTATCTGACGACGACTTCAATAAGGCAATGACTGAGGAGCTGTCTGACGCTGTTGAGGCCATGAAGAACGCTGGTCTTGCTCGCTGAGTTGACACAGTCACTCAGATGATGTAGAGTAGTATTCATCAGGGAAACCCGCTCAAGCTTGGCCTAAGAAGCTTGGTGGCGTTCAGGGAAGCGGGGATGTAGGATAGAGTGAACGTACTCCTACACAGCAAGGACTAAAATCCCAGTCCGAGGCTGATTATGATAGGGTAGTGCTAAAGGTAAAGAGGTGGAGGCGAAAGCCAGAGAAGCTTATGACTTACCCCAAAGCACTATAATGGCAGTGTGGTGAAACGGCTATCACGTTCCCCTCATAAGGGAAAATCGAAGGTTCGATTCCTTCCATTGCTACTTGCAGATTAGTGAAACGGTATCACGCGGGGCTCATAATCCCGAATTCCTGTTCGAATCAGGGTCTGCCCCCACGTAAAACAAAGAGGAAAGAGGAAAACAATGCCTGGTCCTATGTCTACCCCTGGTGCCATCAAGCGTCCTACTCTGGACGAGAAGCGCCAGCGTGGTGGTGACCTGATGAAGGGCAAGATGCCCCGTACTGGTAAGACCGCTAAGAAGCACGGTCGCTGATTCACGGAGGTTAAATGGCAAAGCGTACACAGGTTGGAACGGCTTTCTCAGCCACAGAACGAGACAAGACAAAGAAGAATCTAGAAAATCTTCTGAAGGCTAAAGGTGGAAAGGGTAAGCTAGAAGTCAAGCACTTCAGCAAGGGTCCTAACAGCCATCGCTGGGAATTCTGGTACGTGGAGGACTGATGGAACCGACAACAGAAGAAGTTCTGGAAGCTGTCGAGACTCTGGACGGACTCCAGCCAAGCTTTTACAGAGACATTCTGGAATTTGGGCCGGTAGGCGATGAGGAATACACCCTTCGTGGTGATGACCTTGGAGCCGTAGTACATGCAATCAGTGTACTTAAGGCGCATTTCGGAATCGTAGGCAGTGTGGCAAGAAACGGAATGGTTGCATCACCGAACCGGACTGTGGTAAAGTAGTAAAAGCCCTTCGGGGTTATGCATGTGCGGCGCAGTTGGAGAGGCGCGACGGTCTGTAACACCGTTCCTTCGGGTGAGTCAGTTCGAATCTGACGGCATGCACGCAATGGGGAATATCATACCTTAACTAGCTAGGGGTCCCAGGAAAAACTGATTAGCTGAGCGGGAAGTAATTCCCCTTCTGGGCTGACAACCGCGACTGTCAAACCGTGGGCGGCACACGGTTAAGCTATCGAGCTTACTTCATGAGGGCGACGGTCCAAAATGCGTAAGCAGATAGCATGCCCCATCTGGATGTAATGCCCCAACGGTTTCGGGGAGGCGGCTGTAACCCGTCTTATCCATCAAGTAGGTTCGACTCCTACTACATCCACTCGGGTCATATCCTACCTGAAAGCCTACAGCTTGACATTCTGTCTAAGGGCCCTTAGAGTTAACACAGAACGTCCGGCCGAGGGGCAAAGGATATCCTATGGTGGCTGTATCATAAAAGTAATGTACTAGGCTGTGAACCTAGATAAGAGGGGGCGGTACCCTCCAGTCACCCCAAGTAGGTCAACTAACTAAGGATTGAAATGGCAGACAGCTTCGAAGATGACATGAAGGAACTTGCAATGCGGTGGGCAAACTGTGGAGGAAGTCATTCAGATGACGTCGTTGAAGAGATGTTTGGAGTCATTCTGAGGCACTTTCCGAACTGGTCCCCGGATGACGAAGAGACTCAGCATTACATCAACTTTGTAAAGCGCTGAGGCACATGGGGTTGGTAGCTCAATTGGATAGAGCGCTGCGTTGTGGTCGCAGTGGCTGAGGGTTCGAGTCCCTTCCTTCCCACTTACCGCTGTAGCTCAAGCACTCGTGCTAAGCGAGAAAGAGCACCTATTCGTGGAGAATAGGAGATGCTGAATTAACAGCCAGCGGCGCATGGCACTTTAGCTGAGATAGATTAGCGATAGCCTGAAAAGCTTTAGAGGCGGGCGCGATACCCGCAGGTGCCACATGAAAAGGATGATAGCAGCGGTATCTATGCTACTCGTCCTTGTTGGATGTGGAACACAACATGAAGACAAGGAAAGTCTAACAACTACAGACAAAGTATTCGTTAAGACAGTGAGAGCAGAAATTTCCGGCGTTAAAGATAAGACAGACGAAGCTCTTGTTGACTATGGACACAATGTTTGTACGTTCGCAGAGAATCAGGACACATATCAGGCTGTGATTTCATGGACTGAGATGGATACTGGCCTGACACTTTCTGATTCAGCATACTTTGCTGGAGCTTCTGTTGCGGCCTACTGTCCACAACATACGACAATGTTCCCAGGAAGCTGATATGATGCAGATAGACATTAGATATTCATTCGGAGAAGGTCCGTATACGGTTGGTGGAGAAATTGATTCTACACCGTTCGAGATGACGTACTTTGATGGTGAAGCTGTTCTAGTTGTCTTGACCGATAGCTTTGTATTGAGAACAAACTGCGCTTACTCTGTCTACAATCAGACAGGTGGTAGGCTCGATAATATCATGACTGGAAGACTGATTTTCAATCTCGCTGGTAAACTTGACAGTGAGCTGTAAATCAAGTATTCTGTTAATGATGCTGTTGTAGATGGGTTCTGCCGCTGGCCTGCAAAGCCATGTGATGAGGGTTCAATTCCCTCCAGTGTCTCTGAGCCTTTTAGGAAACCGTTGGGGCGTTGGACAACGGAACCAACTTACCAGTATGTTGTCCGAACAACCTAATGCGAGGGAAGTTCGGCCCTGCGGGGAAGCTATGTGATATACTGGCGTTGCCACGTTAGCTCATTTGGTGTAGAGCAGTCGCCTTGTAAGCGACAGGTGGTCGGTTCGAAACCGACACGTGGCTCAATCGAGGACTGATTCTGTGGAGAATGCAACCGAATCAGGAAAGGAAATCGAGGATGGTCTAGTAGCTGGTTGCAGGTGAACGGCCTTTATGCCCCCATAGTGCTAGTGGTAACACATATCCTTGGTACGGATATATCGTCAGTTCGATTCTGACTGGGGGATTCGAAATAATTTGCTGACGCCCTTTATGCTCTCGTATACCCTCTGGCTACGAACCAGTTGAAAGGTTAAAGGATTACATGGAGGTTCGATTCCTCTCGGGAGTGCTGGCTCAAGTCAATAGACTTGAGCCTAATTTTATTTGTGGGTGATTATATGTTTGAAATCGACCGGTGGGAAGGTGAGGGTGGTCTAGTGTATGACCTTACTCATAGAGAAAAGATAGCAAAGATACTTCGACAGGCCGGTATTCGTTTTGAAGAAGACACATTTGGAGAGGAAGGAACAGACAACGACATCACTGTATATCCGAACAACGATGAGAGGGTCTATTTCTCATTTACAAAGGACGGATTCCTACGTGACATCAGCGTCTTTTATTCATGAAGACATTCTATGATACCGAGTTCCTGGAGACAGGCCCAGATGAGCCTGTAAGATTCATCAGTCTAGGTGCAGTTCGTGAGGATGGCGAGGAGCTGTACGTCATCACGAACAACCTCTACGTGCTCAACAGAGCAAACGGGAATGAGTGGATGAGGGAGAACGTCATCCGTCATTTGCCGGTAAAGGAGAACGGCTCTGGACGCCTTGCATGGGACACTCAGCATGTTGACTATCATCGTGTGCTGCCTGTGGAGGTGATTGCTGGATTGTGGAGAGACTTCGTCATCGACTACAGTCATGAGCACGAGTTTGACAAGCCAGAGCTGTGGGCCTACTATGGAGCCTACGACCACGTTGTGGTCAGTCAGCTCTTTGGACGTATGCTTGACTTGCCAGAAGGCATGCCGATGTATACGATGGACATCAAGCAGCGCTGGCACAACGAAGGCAAGCCTGGACTGCCTGAACAAGAAGTCAATGCTCACAGGGCACTTGACGACGCCCGGTGGAATAAGCTAGCATATGAGTATATGGATGAGTACCGAGAGAGGTGACATGAAAGACTTCGTATGCCAGGCTTGCAATCTGTTTACCAATCTAACGGACCAGAATGAAGCGCAGACTTTTCATAGAAAGTATGCACCTGGTCATGCACCAGACTTGATTACTTCTGGTCAGTGGGTTAGACTACAACAGCAAGCAGGCAAGAAAAAGAAATGAGCCCTTCGGGGTCATGGGGATGTACAGGTTTCGACTGGGGTGAATGACTTTAGTTTGCAGCCAGACATTGAGGAGATGTCTTTAAAGAGCCTCAAACCTATAAATGCCAACTCTAACGTTGCATTTGCTCTTGCAGCCTGATAGGCTGTGAAGCGGGGCGGTGACGGCCTGGCAACAGAACAGTCACTCATTGTAAGACCTGGCAAGGATATGCACTGTAGTACCTGCTTGACACATGGCTGTGTATAGACTACTGTTTGAAGCATCAGGACGGGGGTTCGAATCCCCCCATCTCCATTGAGTAAAGCTGTTCATCACGAAGGGCGACAAGCCATGGAACAACAACCCTGGAGTATTTGAGGGGTTTGAGCCAATCAAGGAGTAACATGCGTGCCAAAACGGTTGTAAAGCCGGTGCGCGAATTGACTTCGCAGGAGTACAAGAAATGCTATAGCCTTAACCTTCGGTATGATGGCTATATGCAAGAGGAGCTGATGTTTGCCCGGCGTGGCGAAAGAAACAATGCCTTTGCTGTCATGATTATCGATGAAGACGAACGGCTCATCGCTTGGTCTCTTGTGTACGAAAAAGTAGAGGGCAAGATGGTAGCTCACTACTACACACGCAGAGCTTGCAGGCGACAGGGCTTCGGTGATAGACTGATGAAGCAAGTTCAACGAATCGCCCCCAACCCAACCGTTGTGCCTGGTGAAGACATCATGAGCCAGCGGTTCTTCTCAAAACACCAAGACAATCTGACGTTTGATAACGTCTACTCTCTTTATGGAGGATAAATGACTACCAAGGTTCGCGCTTTCGAGCTTCGCAAGACCGACAAGGATGGCACGTTCAACCTGTACGTTCAGGGTATCTGGCGTGGTATCGTTGAGACCAGCAAGGCTCCGAAGCGACAGACCAACTTCCGCCTTCACGGTGGTCGTGGTAAGTGGCAGGACGTTGTTGGCACGAAGAAGGACTTCGAGACCTTTGCCAAGGAGAAGTTCTCCAAGTAAAGCCCGGCCCGAAAGGGTCAATGACGTATAGCTTAATCGGCAAAGCACATGTCCTTGGCCAGGACTGATGATGGTTCGAGTCCATCTGCGTCAGCATATGAGTTAGACTTCATAATCTTCCTCCTGTTATACTAGTTGTGCCTAATCCATCAGAGGCAGGAGGATTGAATTTATGGATTTTGTAGAACATTTGGGCTACCAATACCTATCTGACCTTCTGACGGAAATCCGCGTAGGCCAGCAGGGATTGGAGGAACAAATGGCAGACCTAACAGCAGAGGTTGCAAACCTCCGTGAGGCAGTAAGCGGTGTCAGCGCACGTGTTGATGCACTTGTTGGACCACTTACGGATGCCGTCAGAGAGGCGCAGGATGCACTAGCAGCCGAGCGTCAGGCAGCGGCAGACCTTGCAGTGGCAGAAGATGCTGAGGACGTAGCGCAGAATCAGGCGCTAGCAGATGCTCAGGCAGCTACAGATGCGGCTCTAGCTAACGCTCAGAGTGCAGCAAATGACATTAGTGCCGAGACTGCACGTCTTAACAGTATTGCACAGCCAGCGGGCCCAGAGGGCTCAACAGAGCCACCAGTCGAAGGCTAATATTTGACACAGGAGTTGACAGCCCCTTTAGGTCTCTAGTAGACTAGCTGTCACAAGCTTGCCTGCGTCGTCTAAGTGGACTAAGGACGCCCGGTGTGATTTTGCTTCAAGATGCTGTGCACGGTGTCTTGCGGACTTCTAGTAGCGCTGCTAGAATGAGACACAGGGAAATAGAGGTTCGAATCCTCTCGCGGGCTCTTATGGTAACTATCAACTCGAAGAGTGGAAGGAGCGTAATGATTTACGACCCTGGTTAGTGTGACTACACTAACTTTTGAGGAGTGAATTATTATGGCAACTGGCAAGGAGCGCGGCTACAAGGACTGGAAGCTTTCCAAGAACTTCAAGCGTAGCGCTCGTAACTTCACCGAACCCGACAACATCTCTCGCAACACTCGCAAGAACACGCGTAAGTGGTGCAAGGGCAAGGAAGGTCGTAAGCACACGCTGGCTCTTTACAACAAGTACACTTTCGCGCACAACTACAAGTGTCTCGTTTGTGGTAAGGAGTTCTGGGGTAAGCTGAACCGAGACGAATTCAATTTCGTTCTCAAGCACTGGGAGGATGTGAACTAAAATTGGCCGGTAACAAGAACAGCCGTAAGAAGTGGCTTTGTCTGGATTGTGGTGTAGACACTGGCAAGATAGGCGAACACTTCTTTCTCGACATGAAGGTCTGGTCCTTGACAGGACTTGGGCACAAGGGTATGCTCTGTGTAGCAGACGTTGAGAAGCGAATCGGCAGGCGTCTTGTTCCGGCCGATTTCACGTCTGCCTACATCAATCGCTTGAGCTTCGGATTCAAGTCTGATAGGCTCATTGAGAGGATGACCAAATGGATTGGTCCTGGCAACGAGTAGACAAGGCTGAGTTCAAAAGATTCAAAAGGACCGCAGCTCTTATTGACACCGTGAATGGTGCTCAAATCTGGCGCACTCAATCAGGATTCTCCAGGCTGTTCAAAGAACACAATGGATATCAATGGATGAGTGACCAGTATTTTCTAACAATCAATGAGGCCGTAAGAGAGGCTTCTAAGTAAAAGGAGGACCGATGAAGTTCACCGAGATTTTTCCCAAGGATTTGCTTGACCGTATGGTCAGTGAGGGTTTTGTTCGGGTGCAGACTCATCCGGTCCTCCCTTTGCGTATCCTGAACTATTCTGAGACTACTCAGTTTCGTGGTCTCTGGAACGCTTGCACGCTTGCTTGTCGTGGTCTTATTATCGACCAGGATGATAACGTGATTGCTCGTCCATTTGAGAAATTTTTCAACATGGGTGACTCTCACGCTGCTGACATCGACTGGAATGCTCCGGTTGAGGTTACGGACAAGAAGGATGGCAGCATGGGTATTCTGTACTCTGTGATGCCTTTCGATGACTCCATTCCTCCATACGGATTCCAGTACGGAATTGCTACTCGTGGTAGCTTCCAGTCAGACCAGGCAATCCATGCTACAAAGCTATGGCTGTCTAAGTACAAGAACACTGCTGTCCCTCACGACTGGACGTTCATTTTCGAGATTGTCTACCCTGACAACCGAATCGTTCTGGACTACGGACAGCTTGACGACCTGATTCTGTTGGGTGCAGTTAACAAGCAGCACGGTTACGTATACGGTCCTCGCGAGGCTCAGGCTTTGCTGGATTGGCAGGGGCCGGTGACTGAGGTGTTCGATTACAAGAATATCCATGAGGCTGTTGCAGCTCCTTACAGGAGCAACGCTGAGGGTCTTGTAATCCGTTCAGGTGCTAAGATGGTCAAGCTGAAGCAGGCTGACTACGTCGAGCTTCACCGACTGATTTCAATGCTTTCCGAGCGCTCTGTATGGAGTCAGCTCAAGGATGGTAAGACGATTGAGGAGATTTGTGAGGCTCTGCCTGACGAGTTTCATCAGTTCGTCAAGGATGTTGGTGGAGATTTGCTGTACAAGTTTCAGCGAATTGAGATTGATGTCAACCTGACGTTCCTAGAGCTAATGGCTTCTATGCCAGAGGCTTTCACTCGGCGAGACTTCGCAATGAAGGCCAACGCTGTTGACCTGTACAGGAGTCACATGTTCATGCTGCTTGACGGCAAGAGCATTGATGAGCTAGTCTGGAAGCAGTTGAAGCCAGCAGCCAAGACGGAGGATGGCTACCCGAAGTGAAAATCTTCAAGGTGTATGCTAGGATGAAGGACACGGCCGGTGAGGGAAATGAGATTGTGTTCGACCTCATCCTTCCGGCCGTGGATGCTGAAGCTGCTACGATGGCAGCAGGTAATTTGGGCTATCTGCTCAATGACTCAACGAACCACCGACTGAAAATCAAAAGTATCTGGGCAGAAGAAATCCCAGGAACCAAGGAAAAGGAATCAAATGTCTGAGAACGTTAACGCTGACGCCGCTGTTTCCAACATGAAGCTCATTGCTTCTGCTGTTTGGGGCTGGCTCTCTGAGCACCCTGCCCTTCTGGCTGGACTGTTCTTCGTGGTCGGCTTCCTTATCGGCTGACAAAAACCAATTAGCGGTGGTCTTCGGACTGCCGCTTCTGGCATTAGGAGAGTAATGATTACAGGTATCGTTGTAGTGCTTGCCATCGCTGCTGCTGTTGTGGTAGGCTTCTGCCTAGGAGTTGTGGCTATCGTTCTTGGTGGCTTCGAGGCTCTGAAGGACATTGATGGTCCGCCAAAGACAAGCATGTGGCAAGACTACAAGAATCGACGAGCATACAAGAAGGAGCAGAAGCCATGAACATTTGGTTCTACAAAGAGGGTCCGTATCTGACCATCTATGGCGAAGAGATGCCGGGATGTGATATGGTAGTCGTAGACGAAGAGACGGGCAAGCGTTGGCTTGCTGCTCAGGACGCATTTGACGAGATGAGTGTTGCACTCATCAAGAAGACTGGTATCTGAAAGGAACAAAATGGCAACGCTACTCATTCTCCGGGGCATTCCCGGTTGTGGCAAGAGCACTTTCGCTAGCCAGTGGCTTCGTGAGGGTGAGCTTCGTGCCCGTGTGAACCGTGATGACATCCGCATGCAGCACTTCGGAAAGGAAGTGGGTGTGGATGAGGGCATGGTTACTGAGATTGAGCATGCTCAAGTTGACATGCTTCTGGCTGCTGGCTACAGTGTTGTTGTCGATGACACCAACATTCGATTCCAGTACATCGCAGCTTTTGTAAAGATTGCTGCGAAGCGTGGAGTGCCTGTCGCTGTAAAGCAGTTTGATGTCGACCTGGCTACAGCTTACGCTCGCAATGCAAAGCGTGCTGCTGCTGGTGGTCGTGACGTCCCTGAGCATGTGATTGAGAAGATGTACAAGTCTCTCAAGTCTTCTGGACAGTACACTCGGCAGCACATTGCCGATGCTTGGGGAACTTCTCAGACTGGTGAGCATTACGAGCGGCCGGTAGGTAAGAAGAAGGTTTACCTCTTTGACGTAGATGGCACTCTTGCTGCTATGTCTGACAGGTCTCCCTTTGACTGGCCGAAGGTTGGAGACGATGACCCTCGTGCTCAGGTAATTACAACTGCTATGGCTCACGCCAAGGCAGGCTTCGGAATTATCGTCATGAGTGGCCGTGACGCTGTCTGTCGTAAGGAGACAATGGAGTGGCTGGACTTCTACGGCGTTCCCTTTGACGACATTTTCATGCGTGCAGAGGGTGACATGCGTAAGGACAGCATCGTCAAGATGGAGCTGTTTGACAAGCACATCAGGCACAACTACGATGTAGTTGCTGTCTACGACGACCGAGACCAGGTTGTTGACATGTGGCGCAGCATCGGCGTAGACTGCTTCCAGGTACAGCCCGGCAACTTCTAGGAGAGACATGGAACTGACCGTAGGCAAGCTTCGAGAGATGTTGAAGGATGTCCGTGATGACATGGTAGTAGTTGGCTGGTCTGACTACTACCCTGGCAATGCAACCGTAGAATCCAGCGGTGTTCAGAATGGTGTCCACGAGGATGCCGACAAGACTGAATACTTCGTGATTAATGGGATGTTCTGACATGATGTCGATTAAGGAACTGTTTGAGCACGCTGAAGCCAATCTCAAGAGGGCCGAGGCTGAATGGACTCACAATGATGTTCGTTCGGCCTTTGCTCGGACTGGAGATGGATTCACACGTCTGGCTGAAGCCAGGATGAAGGCCATGAAAGATGGTTTTCAGCAGTAGCAGAGGGGCCTTCGGGCCCCTCTTGTGCTTTGGCCCGGCATCATGTAGGCTAGAGACATGTCAAAGCCAATGAAGAAGAGCGACCCTGCGTACTGGATGCTGGAACATCCTGATTTCGTCAGTACGCCTGTCAAGGGTCTGTACAGGGACAACTGCTACATCTGTCGCGACCCTGAGTTTGCTCAGATGGGATTGCCTCTCTGCTACCCTTGCATGGTATGTGGTGGACATGTTCCAGCAGACGATGTAGAGTGTGAGAACGGGCACGATAATCAGCCTGAAGGCTAGTCCTTGACACCAGGCTTACAGCACGATAGAGTAGAACCAACAACAACGACGAAGGAACAAAATGAATAAGCGAATTGCTCCCACTGTCCTTGCTGGCGCTGTTACGATTGGTCTGGCTTTCGGGCTGACTGGTTGTTCTGACAAGCCGCCTGCTGATTTTGCCAAGCGATGCAAGGCTGCTGGTGGCAAGACCATGCGAGAGGATGACTTCGAGAACCTGGGAATGGCTCCGATGGCATTCGACATTGGTGGTCCTAAGCCTCGTCCGGCTGCTCCGAAGCCAAAGGCTCCGAGCATCAAGAAGCCTGCTGCCAAGTCTCCTAAGCTGGGCAACAGTGGCCCGGCAAAGAAGCACAACGGCAATACTTCCAATGGCTGGCAGCTTGCTGGTGGGTCTCACAAGAGCAAGACTAAGAAGTCCAAGAAGCACAAGGCTGACGACAACGAGTGGGTCTGTGTGAAGAATGGCACGGAACTCTTTGATGAGGACTGATGGAAAGGTATCGTGAAGGAGACCGCGTAGAGATTCTACGTGGCGAACATGATGGCAAGATAGTCAAGGTAAAGTTTGTTACTGACCATGGCTTTCTACTGCTTGACCTTGGTAATGGCAGTGATGTATACTGTAGACCAGGAGATGTTCGGCCCGCTAAGTGAGGGGCACAAGCGCCTATGGTGGAATGGCAGACACACTAGACTGAGACTCTAGGCCCTGATGGGCGTCCGGGTTCAACTCCCGGTGGGCGTACATGGCGGATATAGGTGATATGGTTACTGTCAAGAAGACTGGTCTTCCTGGCAAGGTAGTCCGAAAAGAAGAGGTGTTCGGCAAGATAAAGTATAAGGTCGAACAGCTCAATGGAAAAGACGTAGACGTAACTCCTAGCGAAATCGAGGAATGATGAAGAAGGCTTTGGCTGACATTGTCTCTGCCGCTGGAACGGTTGGCACTGTGATTCTCGATGTTGCCGAACTTGGTTTGCTTTCAAGGTCAGCTACCGAAGAACAGCGGAAGACGGCAGTGAAGTACATGGATGGTTACAAGGAACAGCATGGAGACGTCAAGACTCCTGAGCAGTGGAAGAAGTTTTATACCGCTGTAAAGAAGCGTCTTCTGGTTTAACGCAATGGCCTTCGGGCCTATGCCTGCTTAGCTCAATGGTAGAGCACCTGCTCGACACGCAGGTTACAGAAGTTCGATTCTTCTAGTGGGTACCGCGCGGTGGTGTAAGTAGAGTCTGCTATGTGAGTAGGCTCAAGGTAGCTGCAACTATCTTGGGTATAATCGAAAGCATGGAGAATGACTCTAAACCTGATTGCAGTCAGGTAAGCACAGCACCCTCAAAAGGTGCAGGTCGGGTATCAAATCCTGCCAAGCGACACTTTAATTGCAGACAACAAGAAAGAGAATAATGGATACCGATGTGAAAATTGGAATCATCGTAGCGACGGTGATTCTGGGAATATTCGCAATCGTAGCTGGGGCAATCGACCTGAACACTTACATGATGCAGAAGACTGCGCAACAGTGCACTCAGTCTGGTCGTGTGTGGGTAGACAATGATTGTCTTGACAAGGTAACTGATACTCGTTACCTTGATGACTGAGCCGAAAGGCTCTTTGCCCGTGTAGCAGAATGGCATATGCGGTTCCCTCAAAAGGAATGTCAATGTGGGTTCGAGTCCCACCTCGGGTACATGGAATATGAACTATCAGAAGCGCCGGAAGGATATGGCTGGTCAGTCCAAGAGATTGATGACCCTATGTTCGCTGGCCTAAAGGGAAAGACTCTTGCTCTCATTCTGACGAAGGATGGCAGAGAGGTGGAGCGACGAGGTGTGTTCGTTCCTGCAAAACGAAGTAATGAGACACAGGGATTCATTACAGGAATGGAAAACAGTATTCGCCTGAGCCTCGGCTGAGGCTTCTGGAAGGTGAGTCCAAGGTGGGCAAGTTGGTTGCTAACTAACTGGGTTGTAAAAGGCTCGGGGTTCGAATCCTCCTCCTTCCGCATGTTCTATATCAATTGCTCAAGATGTGGACCGCATATGTCAACTTCAGACTACATGGAGAATGGCGTGTGTGGTCCATGTCTTTTGGTTGAAATCACAGAAGAACTAGGACTTTATGAAGGGAGGAACATTGAGCAAGCGAAAGTGGATAGCGCCCGGAAATCGATTGATGGATAGGGCGTACATGTATGACAAGTCAGGCAATGTACACACTGGTGAAGCACTTATGCTAGCATTGCTGCTGCATGCACGTGGACGTACGAAGCGAAGCCAGGCAGAACTGACTGACGTTTCAAAGATTATGAACGACCGCAATCTTTCTAAGGAGCAGCGTGGAAGGCGCAGAAAGGTATAAACAATAATGGGATGGGCTGGTGGCACAGCATACTTTGACGGACCTCTAGACCTCATGCTAGAGTATGTACCGAAGGACAAGCGCAAGGAAGTCATTGCTGCTCTGTACCGTGAAATCCGTGATGGTGACTGGGATACGGTTGATGAGTCTGCTTACCTCAACTTGCTTGTCAAGTACGACATTGATGGGTATGGTGAACTAAAGACCGACCCTGACTATCTAGCAGAACTAACAGAAGAAGAGTTGGCTGAACTAAATGATTAACTACATTCAGGAAATCAAGGATGCACTGAGAGTCTTCCATCCTAACATGAAGGAAGAGTTGCTTGACGTCTACGCCTTGCTTGTCTTGGTGAAGGGTGTTAATGTAACTCTGGAAGACGTTCACGATGCTTGGTCAGTCTGGAAGAATCAGCATCGTCCAGACCATTGGTCTTTGATTCCTTTCGAGGAGCTGAAGCCAGAGGTTCAAGGGCTTGACCAGAAGTACGTAGACACAATCCGCATCGTTTCAACAATTTATAGGCAGGCCAGTGAGGACCGCAAGCGTCTTGACAGCTCTCATCCTACTGGGTACACTGGGTAACATACTGGTACTCAAGCTCGTGAGCGAGCAAGTGGACCAAATAGTGAAGGAAGTGCTAGATGACATACAGCGAAATGCGTGTGGACATGCGCATTCGTCACAAGCCAACAGGATTGAAAGCTACGATTGCCACAATTGAACGTGGCATGTTTCGTATCGTAGACGAGAACGGTAACGTAAAAGACTACGACCGGTATTATGCTGGTGAATGGGAGAAAATTCAGTAATGGGATTTTGGTCAGCATTCAAGGACATCAAGACGATTGTAGCGCTTGAAGAGGCTGCAAAGCGTGATGACGGTGCGGCTCGATACCTTCGAAACGTTCAGGAATGGGATTGTTTCGAAGACCTCGTTCTTGAGTGGAAGGCATATTTCATTCAGGCTGCAAAGAAGATGGACATTCAGCCGAAGGACCTTCGTCATGGTGGAAAGGTTTTTGATTCTGCCATGAATCTCGATGGTTCTACTCCTCCTGCCAAGCGAAGCGGTGGCAATGCTACTGCTCGTGCCAAGAAGCTTTGTGACCGGTATGGTCGTGGAAGTGGCCCGGCATTTGGAGATGCAATGGCTGAAGGTCTACGCCTTGCTCAGGGAAAGTCCTCTAGCTACAGGGTGTGAAATGGCTGACATTGTATATGATGTGATGGTACGCGTCGACTATGACTATGAGAACGAGTATGGTGATGGTCGAAAGGCTTGGGGTGCATGGGTTGGAGAATTGACGTCAGATGGTAAAGCGTCTGATATCCAGCTTGCAACATGGGCAGCGGAAAACATCGTGATTCCGAAAATGGCTCCACCAGACAATGATATGGTTCGTCTAGTCAGCACAAGCATCACAACCTATACTGTGAATGAGGCGAAGAATGTTTAAAGGAGAAGGTAACCGGTCTTTCTAACAAGGACCGGTCTTTTCTGTCTCTGGCAATGTCACTCAGTTTGAAGAGTAACATGAAACAGAGGCATGGCGCAGTAGTCGTGAAGGGTGGTAGAGTACTCTCACACGGCTGGAACCTGCTGAAGAACGACCCGAACAACGTCAGTGATGAGCACATTGGTGAGTTCTGCTCTGTGCATGCCGAGAGAATGGCTCTCGCACGCTGTCGTAACGCTGCTGGAGCAACTGTTTATATTGCCCGCAACAAGAGTGGCCAGGAGTGTTTCTCAAAGCCTTGTACGGGCTGTGAGAGGGCTCTGAACGAGGCCGGTGTTGCAAGGGTTGTGTACACCACAGCAGTCTGCTAGACTCAATCAAGTAAGCTCACCAACAAGGAGAGGAACCATGGAGCCTACTGCTATTTATGCCAAGCGAGAAGGAAATCTCGCTGGTGAGACTGTCGCAATGAGCGTTGATGCTGCTAGCATGGCGCACGTCATGTCAATTCTGACTGACCTCTACTCTGACCCTATTCTTGCGGTCATCCGTGAATACAGCACCAATGCCTGGGACTCTCACGTTGAGGCTGGAGTGCAGCAGCCCATTGAGGTTTCTCTTCCCAATGGCCTGTCTCCCTTCTTCAAGGTTCGAGACTACGGTGTTGGCCTGTCTGTCGAAGACATTCGCAATGTCTACTCCAAGTACGGTGCATCTACCAAGCGTTCTACCAATGACCAGGTCGGTATGCTCGGACTTGGCTGTAAGTCTGCTCTGACTTACACTCAGCAGTTCACTGTTCGTTCTGTGAAGGACGGCTACCTGGCTCATGTTGCCATCTCTCGTACTGAGGATGGTTCTGGAGTTATGCAGGTTGTCCACACTCAGAAGACTGATGAGCCTAATGGTGTAGAGATTTCTGTGCCGGTTCATAAGCTCAATGAGTTCGAGTGGAAGGCTCGCGACTTCTTCCGATTCTGGGAGCCTGGTACTGTCCTTGTTGATGGACAGGAGCCTGAGTACCTTGATGGAATCGACCTTGGTGATGGTATCAAGGTAATCAAGTCTGGTCAGACTGACTTCATTGTCATGGGTAATGTAGGTTACCGTGTGAGCAATGAGCACTCTCTGTTCAAGGACCGTTATGGCTATCGTGGTCGTAACTTCGGTATCGTTGCGAAGGTTGATATTGGAAGCGTGAACTTCACGCCTTCTCGTGAAGACCTTCACTACACCGACAACACTCTCAAGACTATTGAGGTTGTTCAGGAGCTGGTCAATTCTCGAATCAAGACCAAGGCTCAGGAATCCATTGACTCAAAGGCCACTCACGAAGAGGCCCGGCAGGAATGGCTTGAGTGGAAGTCAATGACTGGTTGGGGAGGTCGTCATTCATTTACCTACAAGGGCGACACTATTCCTGAAAGTCTTGAGGTTCGTCATCAGCGTTACCGTCCAGACTATGGACGTGGTAGCGTATCTACGTACTCAAGCCTCAGCTTCAATGAGCTGAGGGGATGCATCTTCATTCATGGATACGAGAAGGATGACATCACGCCTTCTCACCGTGCTAAGATGCGTCTGTGGGCAGACCAGAAGCACTTTGCTGGTCGTACCTTTGTCGTGACAAAGGAGCCTGTTGAGCAGAAGTGGTTTACGTCTGCTCAGGTTGGTACATGGGAAGAGGTCTTTGCCACTAAGAAGCCTCGTGAAGCTCGTTCACAGGTGTCTGAGACTTATACCGTTTCTGGTCCTGGTGACAGGTACGGTCGTCAAAAGACAATTGCTGAGCTGGACAAGAGCAAGACTCTGATTGTCTGGTCTGCAAGTGACGACAAGCACGAGGACATGATTGGTGAGGTTGTCAGGCTTCATGGCAACGCTCTGGCTATTCGTCTTGCCAAGAACCGTTGGGCAAAGTTCTTCAGGGAAAACCCCAACGCAATTGAGATGACGAAGGTCGTTCCTGAAATTATTGCCAAGGCTTTCGCTGGCCTGTCTGATGACGAAAAGGTCAGCATGAGCATTGACTACTACGACCGTGGTGCTCTCATGGTTCTTGACCCCAAGAGGATTGACGACCCTGAGCTGAAGCGGTACACTGAAGTAGTACAGAGCATCAAGAAGTCAGACGCCATCGACCACTTCAATGCGGTTGGAAATGTCTGCTCTCGACTCGGCATCTTCCGTCCTACGGTTGACAAGGTTGAGAGTCCCAAGGTAAAGTATCCACTGATGGCTGCGGTGACGGGCTACTCAGTTACGGTGCTCGACCACTTCTACCTCTACGCAAACACTGTCTACGCAAAGGAAAATAATGTCTAACCTCCAGTACAGCCTGATTCGCAATGCTGGTGGCGAGGTCATCACCGTCTTTTATGACGGACAGATGCTCTCTGCTACTGACCAGCACATCAATTGGGCCGGTATTAAGGCTGGCATTGAGGCTGATGACCCTGCTGTCATGGACCTCTTTGACCCTGGCTATACTGCGCAGACTCGTTTCGACCGTCTTTCCGACCGCGTCACCGTCAAGGGTGGTAAGGTTTACTGGGATAACCAGCCTGTGGATAACGTACTGACCAATCAGGTTGTGCGATTCCTCCAGGCTGGCCAGGAAGACTTTGGTCCTCTCGTTGCATTCTTCGAGAAGGTTCAGACGAACGAGAATCCGCACAGCCGTGGGCAGCTTTATGCCTGGCTTGCAGCCAATGATTTCACCATCCTTCCCAACGGAAACTTTGTTGGTTACAAGGGTGTTCGTGTGATTCATACTCCTCTGCCCGACTCTACTAGCTTCACTGAGTCTTACGAGAGTATTTCTCACGGTACTGCCATCTCTGATGGTGTCGAATACACTGGTGCCATCCCTAACCCGCTTGGTGCTATTGTCGAAATGCCTCGTGACCAGGTTCAGCACGACCCTTCAGTGGGTTGTCACACTGGACTGCACGTTGGTACATGGAGCTATGCTTCTGGGTTCGCCCAGGGTGCAGTTCTAAAGGTCGAGGTGAATCCTCGTGACGTTGTTTCTGTTCCGACTGATTGTGGTCACCAGAAGCTGCGTACCTGCCGCTACACTGTTCTTGAAGTCATTGACGCACCTATCGCTGGTCCTCTGGACTACGATTATGTTGATGACGATGAGGACGAGGATGATGAGTACGGGTTTAGTTACTCTGTAGAGGATGAGGCGGTCGATTACCGGAATCAGCTCATCAAGGACCGGATTGGCAGTCTTTCTGACTCTCAGGCTGAAGATGTTCTCAGCAGCCTGCTTGACGTCAAGAACACTGTCGATACTCGACTGAATCACCTGAAGCAGAAGCGTGACGCCAACGGTCGATTCATTCCAAAGAGCAAGTGATGCTGGGCCCCTTCGGGGGCCTTTCGTCATCTCTTGACACAGTGTTCAACATCATGTTAGAGTTAGTACAACGACGAACGAAAGGATGGCATGAAGATTCTGGTCTGTGGAGATTGGCATGGTGATACGGCCTGGGCTCGTAAGATGGTTCGCAGAGCTGTCGAATATAACTCAAAGCTTATCATGCAGGTTGGAGACTTCGGTCTCTGGGACCATGAGATTGATGGGGTTACCTATCTCGATGCCCTAAATGAAGAGTGTCGTAAGTATGGCGTTAAGGTGTACTTTGTCGCGGGCAACCATGAATGCTGGGACCGGCTGGACTGGTACGAGAAGAATAACCCAAAGACCTACGCTGGCCTGACGGTTATTCGAAGCCACATTCGTTACACTGGACGAGTCAAGCGCTGGTCTGTAGATGGAAAGTGGTTTCAGGCTGTTGGTGGCGCTGTCTCTGTTGACAAGGGTGGCTCTCACCGTAAGCCTGGCAAGGGCTGGTGGCCACAAGAGGAAGTTCCTGAGCGAGTGGTTTATGGTCTTGAGAAGGCTGGGCGGCAGTCTGACTATCTCTTGACTCATGACGCTCCAACTTGTGCTCCATTCCGATTCCGACTCAAGACTGACATTGATTCTCAGCGTCACCGTGAGTTGATGAATCGAATTGGCAGGGCGGTAAAGCCAACTCTTTGGTTCCACGGTCATTATCACACGTGGATGGAGAACTATCCTTTCATGCATCAGACTGGATACTCAAGTGTATATGGTCTGGACATGAACGGTGATTTCTACAGCAGCGTAGTCCTTGACACTGAGAACGATTCAGTGCAGACTATGACTGGGAAGGTCATCGAGCTAGACAAGTAGCCTCATAATCAAGTCTGTGTTATTCTTTTAGAGAATTCTTCGAGAATGCGCAGACTTGAAGAGAAGGAGGTGAAAGTAAAAATGGCAGAATATGAATACAAGCCAAAGACTTCTCAGGACGTTGTAGCTCCACATCTTGACCCACTGGCAGATGAGGATGCAAAGCGTGCTAAGGAAGCGGGCGTTAAGGATTCAGCATTTGTAGACTACGAGGATGCTCTGAAGAACTACGAGTCTCGTTCCGACGTAGAGACCCTAGCAGCTCGCCGAGCACGTGAGGGTGGTTGGAAGTTTGAGGATGCTGCTTTCCGTCGCTCAGCAGAAAAGGACGAGCTAACTGGTGGCGTAGTCACCTCTGACGATGCAACTTCTAAGAGTGCAGAGCAGACTTCAGCTCGCAAGTCAAGCAAGTAAGGCATAGACTTATAATTGAACAGGGAGGTTAACAGCCTCCCTGTTCTGTGTCCAAAAGAAAAGAGAAAGCTGTTATGTCTGTTGTTCTAGATTACAACAATGTTGACAAGTTCGTTACTGGCCAGGTTGAGGCTGGTAACGATATCCGTTGGGAAGGATGGGACCTAGTCTTCTTCCGCAAGAGTAAGAACCAGGCCGGTTGGTCAAAGCGTGATGGTGCATTCCGTGACGACAACTGGGGATTCCAGACTCGAATTGCGGTAGGAGCAGATGGAAAGTGGAGGGTTCCTAACCGTAATGTACGGTCTGCCTGATAGATTTCTCGAAAAGATTACCATTGACTCCTCTGAGTGTTGGATTTGGAACTCAGTAAAGGATGCTGGTGGATATGGTTTGTTTCGAGTAAACGGTAAGTGGGTAAAGACCCACAGATACACTTTTGAAATGGCAGGCGGGACGCTCAACGAGTCCCTAGTTATTGACCATCTGTGTAAGGTAAGAGAGTGTTGCAATCCGCATCACCTTGAACAGGTCACAATGGGAGAGAACACTAGGCGTGGCAATGCAGTAAAGAATCGTAAGGCTCAGGCCGCAACGATTACTAAATGCGTGCAGGGTCACGAATTCACTCCTGATAACACATATGAATACAAAGGTAGGCGTATGTGTAAAGCGTGTCGTGCCAGTCGTAGAAATGTGGCAAGAGACGCGAGGAGGAAAAATGTCAAGCATTCTTGAGCAAAGGGGCATAAGTCCGGATGAAGTAGAGTGGGAAGACCTGGCTTTGTGTCGTGGTCTTCCCACTTCTTTCTTCTTCGAGACTTATGAGCAGGACAAGATTTCTGCAAAGTTCGTAGATGAGATGTGTCTTCGCTGTCCAGTAATGAAGCAGTGCGCAATGGCAGCGAAGGATAACAATGGCTTTGGAGTTTGGGGCGGTATCTATTGGAATGCTGCAAAAGTAGATACGTATCGTAATGCCCACAAGACTCCAAAAATATGGAAGGAAATCAAGGAGAGGTTGTCATGAGTGTAGAGAACGTATGGGCTCTACAGGCGATAGATGACACGCTAAGGCTGTTCAGGCTATTCCGTTTTGAACCTGGCACAGGATTCACCTGTGACCTTGTTCAATACCCAGCAACGCAGCATGACGTGCCGAACTTCGCTCTGAGGACATACAGCAGTACCTATGACAACCTGACCGAGCAGCAGAAGCTGATAATCTCAGAACAGATTGGAAGCTTGATTATCTCCATTCGCTCCCTTGGTGTAAACTGTATACTGGAGGTCCATGATGTACCGGGAGAGTCAAGTAGTCAAAGTAGAAACTGACAGCGGCACTGCATTTGGAGTGATTCAGCGAGTCATGGCGTTTCACTGCCTTGTCAAGTATTGGGACGAGGATGGTGAGTGGCAGCTCGATTACTTCGAGCACGATGAAATCAAAGTGATAGGCGAAATAGGATACGAGGAAGAGTGAGAGAACTACTTTGTGATAGCTGTGAGGAGCAGAGATTCACACTCACTCCTGTGCAGTCAAAACTGCTCACTACCATGACATTCAATATGTGCAACGACTGTAGGGAAGGTGAGATGGAGCCACGATGGCTCATTGTTCTGGCGGCAAGGAGTGGGCAGGACGTTTCACACTGGCTCAGCAATAAGCTGTACCATGGTGATATAAATCCAGATGACATTCCTGGATGGTATATCCCAAACTTGAGTTAGATGATTAGGCCGGGTATACTAGGGCATATCTAGGGAACTATGGGGTTCGAATCCCTACCGGCCGCAATTTATCCCCATGAGGGGAGGAACGTGTATTTCGAAGATGAGTCATCAACCGCACAGTGTATAGTAGATTTGACCCGAGAGATTTGGGCTACCATTAAGTTGGTCCTCAAGTCACAAGCAGATGAAAGAGAGATTGCATCTGCTGCTGAAAGGGCTAAATTTCTAAGACTGTATATTGACAGGTACCGAGCCCAGAGATTTTCTGCCCTCACAGACACAGAACTTTGGCTGGCGCAAGAAGTGGCGGATGCTGTCGAAGACCTGATTGATTGACTTTTAACTCTTCTGTGATTACAATTTGAACATGTCCAGGATATCAACAGCACTAGTCAAGCTTTTCAAGAACCCTCTTGTAGTGATAGAGGTGATTATCGCTGTCGGTTTGCTGGTCTCAGGATTGTACGCAGTGGGCCCATGGTATGTAACAAATGCCACTACACCGATTGGCAGGGCGATTGATTCTTCAATTGTCAGAATGTCCATCGGAGGCTTCTATACCATGAGTGCAGCTACTTCATTGATTGGCTCTTTCAGGGATAATGATGTATCTGTAGGACTCTTTTTGATGTTCTTGTCATATTCATTCATGACTATTCTCAGATGGATGGCGATTGGTTTCGTTCCTCTGACTTGGGTATTCAGTCTGACCTTGGCGCTCATCGTGGCATTCCTATATTTTAGGATAAGGTTGCTGAAATAAATGCCCGAAATTACTACGGCTTGGATAGCCTTGATTGGTACAGTGCTGGGGGGTGTTGGGCTAAAGTTTGTCGAACACTGGCTCAGCCGTAGCAAGGTTCGGGACGACACAGCCGCTCAGCTCAGAAATGAATTGAGAACGGAAATTCAGGGACTCAAGCAAGAGCTGAACAATGTCGAATCCGACCTAGACAAGTGGCGTGGAAAGTATTACGAATTGATGGACAACTTTATCAAAGTCAAGAGTGAACTTGAGACTGCCATGCGAACGCTACAGCAGAATAACAACACAGGCCCTAGCGGAAGCTAGGGCGTTGTGCTATCGTAAGGAGCATGATGGAAACAGTGATGGAACGTCCTCTTCGCAGGACTGAGGACCGATGTGACAAGTGCAACGCTCAGGCGTTCATGATTGCAGAGAAGGGTACGATGGCTCTGCTGTTCTGTGGCCATCATGGCAAGCAGTATGGTGAAGCACTTGAGCAGCAGGGATGGGAGCTGCTTGACTTCACCGACGAGATTCAGTAAAGTGAAGATATGAACGAAGGAGACAAGGTCGTCATTGAAGACGACGAGGACGCTCCAGGAGACTGGGGCGGAATTACTGGCACTCTATTGAAGGTCACCAACTTTGGTGGGGAGACTGACTGGGCTAAGATTCAGCCTGATGTTGACCGACCTGACGAGTATGGCAAAGAATGGTTCTTCTGGCCCATTGAATTGACAAAGCTCAAAGAGGCGTAAGCCTCCATTCCCCAGTTGCTCTGTTTGGTAGGGGCCGCCTGACTTTGAATCAGGACTTAGCGACGTAGGTTCGAATCCTGCCTGGGGAGCATGGCTAATTATAGTTTCACCGACAAGAACGGCCGGAAGGTAAACAGGAGTGACTTCGTAAAGGTTACTTCAGTTCCAAGTGACATGAAGCCATATCTCAACACCAAAGCAATGGTGATGAGTGCCAGTCTTGGTGGTATTGTCATGCTGGCATCTGAAGTTCCAGATAAGGTGCCGGGCCGAATCTTCTACATGAGGGAGCAGCACCTTGAATTTGATAGCACTAGCTGAGGCGGTCTATGTATCAGTAGTTGGCTATGCTACTCTTCCCTACCGGCTCGTTCGTATGCTAGGATGATGACATGATTACAGCAGCACTGATTGTGTACGGTATTGGTTGGGTCGTTATGGCCCTTGTTGGTGGAGTTGCCTGGTTGCTTGGACTTGGATTCAATCAGGACAACATGTCAACCTTTGCCGTTGAGCAGGCAAAGCTGACGATTGCAGTCTTCTGCCTCATCTGGTTCTGGCCCATTGCAGTTCCAGTAACGATTTTGATTCAGAATCGTGAAGACAAGGCAATCGCGCTCAAGAATGCATTGTATCGAGAGCGTATGAAGAAGTCAGGCCAGGACTAGTTCCTGGCTTTTCTCATGTAAGGATAACTATGAAGTTTGAAACACTGAATGAAAATATTCCATATGTGCTGGGAGGGAAGAAACACATTCTCTCTACCAGCCCATACGACAACGTAACTCTACGAATGCCCGGCAGGCATGAGAATGATACCGAGAAGCCCGGAGGTGACTTTGTCGTAGAGATTACGGATGACTCAACAAGCTGGGAGTCTAAGCAGTTCACTCATCAGCATATCTTTGATGACTTCCAGGACAAGGCTGACCTTGACAGAGGACAGGCTGAGAAGCTGATGGTTTTTTACGCAAAGGTAGTCTTCGGTGAGGACCCTGATGATTTCTACATTCCCACCAGCCCTGCCTGGGAAGGCACAGTGAAGCCTTCTACACTCATCTATGCGTTGCAGTGCCTTGCGGTTGCTGAGCATAGACGCTATGCTAGGTACGAAGCCAAGCAAGGGGGTCGGTTCCTGCCTGCCAGGTTTGCTGCTGGCATCGTCTATGGACAGTGGACAACAGATGATGCTAAGATGGTTGTACGTAAGGGACGGCCCGGTGTAGAGATGCTGGAACGTCTTCATGGCAAGCCACCTACTCTACAGGAGCTAGCAGAGTAATGCAAAACACAGATGGTTACGACATTGTCACTGTTGCCGTAGAGAAGCTTGAACATTCTGGTGGAATGGTTCACTTCACTACGAACATTGGCTCCTTTGGACTTATCGTTGATAGGTTCCAGGGAGCGGTGTTCTCTGGTGAAACAGTAACACTGTACATGCTGTACAACGAAGTCGTTGGTGTTCAGACCTCACGAGGCATTGCGTTTTACGTAAAGCCCGAAGAGTACGAAGACTACACAAAAACACTTATGGAGAGGAGTTACGGTGCCCGAACCCCGAAGGCCCCGCATTGATTTTACGCAGCAAGAGCGTGCAACTGAGCTGTCATTGCTCAGAGACCTCAAGGATGCGAAGAGATATGCAAACCTTTATCCGCTACGTTTGAAGGAAGCTTACGACAATCTTGCCGAGCTTTACAAACTTGTGGAGCAGCGGTACCGCGCCGGTAGGTAAATGGAAGAAAGAGAATCCTTTGTACTGTCTCCCAACAGTGCAATCATTGATGGACCTGAAGATGCAATAAAGAACTTGAACATAGCAATCTCTTTGCTTGGTGCAATTGTTCGTGAGCATCTTATCAATTCAGATGAGCCAGTCGATAACGATACAGTAGATGCATTGGGAATTGTAGAGGCATCTGTTGCTTCAATTGACATGTGGCTAGAGAGGCTGGGCAAGTGAACTTCGAGCAAACAGCGAAGGAGCTTGCCCAGCTTTTCAGACTCAAGGGCTACAAGTGGCGTTTCGATGGGGTCTTGAAGACTCCGACGATAGCTGATATCCTTGAGGTACTGCAAGAGGGAGCCAGACGACTGGCCAAAGAGTCAGAAGGCACTTGGCTAGAGACTGGACGTCTCATCATGATTAAAGAGGCTGGCTTCATTGATGTGTACGCACATCATGCGCAGCTAGAAGAAAGTAAGAATGAACAATCCACTGCGGACTCTGTACCTGAGACTCCGTAAAGCAATATACACCTACATGTAGAAGGAAAATCCATGGAATTCGTTTACACCGAAGCGCTCGGCACCAACTCAAGCACCATGCAGGCTATCTACTGGAACCGTGAGACTTCCGAACTGGTTGTCCACTTCTGGGCTGGTAGTGTCATCAAGTATTCAGGCTTCAATGCTGATGACTATCGTGCATTCACTGGTGCCCTTAGTAAGGGTCGGTTCTACAACCAGTACGTCAAGGGTGCATTCCGTGGCGAGAAGCTGGATGATGACACTCAGTTTGTTCACGCTGAGGATGTCAAGGCAAAGGATGTGGAGGCTGAGGTATCTCCTATCAACATCACTGTGAACATTTACGTCAGCGGTGACCCTGAAGAGGTTGCACGCGCTGTCGAGCGTCTTGCGCCTAGCCTCAAGGCAGTTAAGAACTGGAGGGGTTGAGAATTCTAGTAAAGGTAGACGCACTCAAGGATTTTGAGTCGTATACAAGTAGGGAGGCCCTAGTGGTTTTCTCTGCACCAGATACCTGCATTCCTTGTAGGCGTCTGGCACCGCAGCTTGATAAGCTTGCTGGCCTGATTGATTATCCCATTGTCTATGTAGACATTGGTCATGAGAATGATGGCATAGGCAATCTTTACGAGGTGCAGTCCATTCCACTTGTCTACAAGTTTGAGGATGGAAAGCCAGTCAGGACAATTCAGACACGAATTGCACCTGCCATGGCCAAGGAACTGGCCGCCTAGAAATAGGCGGCCTTTGCCGTAGCTTGACTCATATTGTACAAAGACGTACCATATGACCATGTACTTGATAGTGATGTACGCCATAGGACTTTTGCTCGGTCTCATTGGTATCGCCGTTGCAGAGCTGTCCTATGTCTTCATCAAGAAGTACGATATTCCTGGCTTTTATTGGCCTGAACCGGAAGAAGATGAGGATAATGACGTGTGAACAATGTGGTTCCACGTGTGACGACAGCATATGCTTTGATACCATAGCAAAGCGACTGTTCTTCTGCTGCCTGCCACACCGCGTGGCCTGGTTCTTTGGGTGGTTGTGAAATGTTTTTTATGATAGGAGGGCTCGTATGGGCCCTTCTTATTCTTATTGCGTGTAGATGGTTCTACGTCATCAGCGAAAGGCGAGAAGATGACAGCAGTAAATCCAATCGTGAGGTTTGAAGATAATTTCTTCTGGCTCTCTAACTTCTACGAGGTGCCTGTCAAACTAGGTAACCTTACATTCGGCAGCACTGAGGCTGCATTCCAAGGCGCTAAGTATAAAGCGGCTCTTGTTGGCCAGAAGGAGCAGTTCGAGTTCTTGCAGGACATGATTAAGGCTACGCCTAGTCAGTCTAAGAAGCTTGGAAAGCGTCTACTGATAGACGTTGACAAGTGGGAGTCCATCAAGGTACGCTGTATGAGAGAAGTAGTCAAGGCAAAGTTCGACCAGCATGACTACCTGCGCTTGAAGCTTATTGAAACGGGTGCTGCTCTGCTTGTTGAGGGCAACACATGGGGAGATAAGTTTTGGGGCCGGTGTGATGGAAAAGGTATGAATGTCCTTGGCTCTATCTTGATGGAACTAAGAGGCTACTACTTCTGGAAGGAGTATCAAAGCATATGGTGAAGAGAGTAGAAATCACCTATGAAGGTGGCCACAAGGAAGTCATTCGCTTTGAACATCGATTCAATGAGGACGAGAACGGTATCGTAAGGTTCCGAATGTGGGACAAGGATACCGAAGTAAACATGAATCGTGTTCTTCAAATCAAGGAGATGTGATGAGAGACTATACTCTTGTGGTCTATCTCGATGAGAAGCACGACAGGTTTGATGAGTATCATCATGTTGATACTCATGGCGTACGTGAAGGATGTCTATTCATTCACTTTATGCCCGGCAGCCCAAAGATGCCGTACATTATCCCTAATCACGCATACACTCTAGCAATGGTGGTATCAGAGTGACAGTATTGGCTGACATCAAGAGGATGCGAGACTTGCCCGACGCCGAGGTGTCTAGCAAGTTTAAGCATCTTGTTGATGGATACGTAAAGGACTTGACCAAGAGCAAGTCCAAGGGTGACCCTGGTATGGGCTCTGTGCCCTCTGTACGGGTCGGTAGAATTAAAAGAAAGAAGGGGCAGCTCACACCCTCAGAGATTCTTTTCGCAATGCGACAGAGCCTCTGGAAGATGGGTTGGACACAGGGTGTCTTGAGAGACACTGAGGGTCGCATGTGCCTGCGAGGTGCTATGGTGTACATCAACATCAAGGGACACGCACACAACGATGACTTGCAGATTGCAGCTCAATACCTGCATGATGAGGTCAGGCGTAGGAATGGAGATGCGCAGAAGTACAACTTCATTTACTGGAACAACGACTCTAAGCGTACCCTTGCTGACATCCTCAAGATTCTAGAGGATTGTGGTAATCGTGCCAGACTCGCAGGAGAATGATTGGCAGAATCTCGGATTCTCTTCTCATGTCGAATTCATTCGAAGCAGTGAGGAGTGGGATGAGATTGTTGAGCATTTCAGACGAGCAGTTGATTCATACAGAAGAATTGGGCCGGTAGTCATTGAGGCAACTGAGTCCATGACAAGGATGACTGACTCTCTTGGTGCTGAAGAACAAATCAGAGAGACACAAGCAATGGCAATAGACATCAGGCACACCGAATATCCCAAGTGGGATGGATATGGAACCTACTGGTATGACCCTTCTGGATTTCATTCTGATGACCCTCACGTATGCTTCATCTGTAGCAGACCAACTAGTCGTATCGATATCGACTTTCATGCAGCGTTCTGCAATTCTGAAGAGTGCAACGATGACGTCAGACGAGACCTTGAACGACTGAACGGTGGTCCTGAGATTCGGGATTGACAATCTCGTGATGTATGCTCTAGCATAAGAACATTATGAGATATACAATCGTAAAGGAGCCTCTGAAACGAGGTCGAACAGTGGAGGGCTACAACTGGGCCATTACTGATACCAAAGTTGGCAAGGTTGTAGTCCGATACGGTAATGAATTCAGAGCTGAGTTCGTAAGAGACACCTTCAATGAAGCAAACGTAAGCAGTAGGTTCGAATTTGAATCCCTAGGCAACGAGACCATTGAAGACCTCGATGAGTCAGCGTTCAAAGGGGAATGAATGCTAGAGAAACTTGCCTGGCTATATTTGGCCCGGCGCATGGAGAAGCATCGTAAGGCTAAGAGACACCACCAAGCAGACCATATAAGAGCAGCACTTGCTACAAGAGAACAGAAACAATGTAGCCTGTGTTGCATATTTGAGAATACAGACTGGCTTGCATGGGCAACAAGATTTGACCCAACGTTTGATATGGGCAAGGATGCTGAGCTATATGAAAGTGTTATTGAAGATGAATCCCGGTTTGGAGATGTGGTTCGGAGAGTGGGACTGGATTGACGAATGGGACGAAGAGGACTGGCCTGAAGATGGTCAGTCCTTTTTGTTTTTAGTCAGTAGACATCTGAATTTTTTAGTCGCCAAATGATTCTACGATTTTTTAGTCAGAAATCAGAATGATACGCAGGGGCTGCGTATGGTGTGCATCAAAAAGGCCCGGCAGCGAAGGGGCACAGTATCCCTATATACATTACCTATTATCTACTATAAGAGAAGACACATCTACTATATATACAAAGGCGTATGAGGCATAGAGCAGCATACAGACCGTATGCAGCAGATTGCTGATAAGTATGTATGAGCATGCTGTCGCTTGCTTGAAAGCATGTAGCTGTCATATGCTATAAGTTATTGTAGGCAAGTTATCCACATGTTGATGTTGCCTGTGGATAACTTCTGTGCAGAGAGAAATTTTAGTTGTGCACAACTTAATAGTGAACAACTAGTGTGTAATTGTAAGGGGAACATTAAAGGTTTTAACAGTCATTTGGAGGCATATCTTAGGTCAAACAGGCATCTGGCCCCCGATTCGAAGGCAAATCAGCACTAAAGCCATGAGAAATATTGCCCCAAAAATCATCCAAAACAAGGATAAATGACGATATTTCGCTCCGAAATTGGACATTTCGCCCTGATTTTGCCCCAAATCCCCACATTTTAACAGTCATTCGTAAAGCAGCCACAATCTGGCATGCATTTGAGCCCCAAATCAATCAGATTCTTCAGTAATCTGGCCCAGCAGCCTCAAAAATCTGCCAATCATTGCCTGTCTGCCTATATACACAATGAATCGAAGGCATCCGAGCATGCATTCCATAGAAATTTGACAGTCATCAGGCCAGTTCGTAGGTTGTTGTGTCATGTATATAGCAGAGAATGACACTCTTAGATATATGGAGGCCGGTAGTTGAGATAGTTCCTTGTTGTTATATGTATATAGGGAGTACAAGACACTCTGACTACCGGCCCTTAATCTCTCATAGCTTTGTTGCTCATGTATATAGGGAAAAGCCACACCCTAGCGGATGTGGCTTAATTTTATGACTCAAAATATTTCAAAAATTTTGCAGACTTCCGGGATTTCTGCGCCCAATCGTAAAGGAATGTTCCGGGAATTTTGAGCCCCATCGTAAAGGGGAAAAATTCGGACATCTCGGGCAAAAGCCTCTTGATGTTGACAATCATCCAGTTAGTTAGGGTAACGAATGTCCGGGGCGGACAAAATTGAAAGGTCCCTGAGCAGCGGCCGACCATCCGCTTATTACCCCTTGCCAGAACTGACTGATAGGGGACTCAGGGACACACTTTGTACCTACTCTTCTATACTAGCAAGAGGGAATGACCTTGTCAATTGCACTCTTCGGGGAAAAGCCTTTCAAGCTCCCACTCCTCCAAGAGGTAGGCAGAGTGAGTGGGTGAGGGAACGGGGATGCTCACTGCCCTTCCCCACCTCCTTGCCTCATGGTTCCAGACCACACCGACGAAAGAGTTGGGAGTGATTCCCTCCACTCGGAAGTAGAAACTTCCCGACAGAACGATATCGAGCATGGACAGTTCAGTGCTTTCCTTTACCGGCTTCATGTACTGAGTCTATCAGACACAAGAGGCACTGTCTAGCCACCGGCCCGATTGTCCGGGCCCGCCAAAAATCCCCCAAACCCTTTCGGGCTGGGGGACTCTGGTCGTTTACGGATTAGGCAGCGAGGCCCAGAACCAGCTTACGCAGCCGGTTCTTCTCCGCGTTCACCACCGGGTCGAAACCACTGGCAGAGATGAACAGGTTGTCGACGTTGCCGCTACGCGGCATGCGGTACCAGTCGATACGCTCGGTCAGAGCGTTCAGAGCACCGGCCATCGTTCCCGTCAGAGACTGAGTGGTCTTGGGACCGTCAGCCGTGTCGGTGAAGATGCCCATGAGGGTGTCGCGCTTGCCCTCCCACTTGACCATGCTGCCCTTGACGTCCTTCTCAGGCTTCGGGTAGGCGGCCTCGATGATGCTGTCGAACTTGTCCTTCGTGCACTGGACAGCGAACAGAGCGTTCATCTCACGCTCGAACTCATCCGCGTAGGCGAACGTCAGCTTCAGAGCCTCACGCGCCTGCGCCATGCGACCCTCGACCGTCTGCGTGTGGCGCATCTTGAACTGCTGCTTCACACCGTTACGGAGTGCGAAGTTCAGCGTGTTCTGACACACGACACGGACCGGAGTGACGGACGCCTGAACGGCAGTGCTGCCGTCGTGAGAGGTGTTGACCAGAAGATACATGTTGGTCACGTCACCGTCACCGATGACGACCTCACGCCCGATGCGCAGGGAACCGAAAACCTGCGTACCTTCCTTGATAGAACCAGCAGTCTCCCAGGTGCCACCACCCGCGAGGATGCCGTCACCGAAGCCGAACAGCGCTTCGTTCTGGATGACCTTGTACCGCTCGGCCACGATGCCGAGAGCGTCGGTCTGCCCGTCGAACGGGTTGTCGCGCAGCACCTCGAACATGTTCTTCGACGTGCGACCCTGACGGGTCAGCGGCGAGAGACGGACGTTCCAGTTGCTCAGGTGCGCCAGGTCCAGCATCTCAGTGGTGGACAGCTCACCGGAGAAGACCGTTCCGAGCTGGTGCCACGCGGGCTCGTTGCGGGAAGCGAACGCGACCTGACCCTTGGAACCCTGCTCAAGACCGTGCATGATTGCCTCCATAGGCATGTTGGGTCAAGGACGGACTTCCCGCCCTTTCGATATCTCTAGTCTAGCAGTAAGCGTGGGCCGATGTCTACACACCTGGCATGTCTGCAATGTCCGTTTTGCCCTTTATGTTCCGGCCGCCCCGGACACGCCGAAGCCCCTCCGAAGAGGGGCCCGACACGATGAGACTTAGAACGGAGGCTCATCGGAGTAGTTGGCGCTGTCCTGAGCCTGAGCAATAAGCTCCTGCTGGTGACGACGCTCCTCCTCCTGCTCACGGTTCATCTGCTCGACAGCAGCGTCAACGATGTCCTTGGACTCCTTGAGCCCGAGGAAGTGACGCGCGCGCACCTCCTTGATAACCTGAATCTTCTTGTCCGCTCCGATGCGGTTGATGTAGGCACGGACGTTGTCCCGAGCCGACTGGAGACTCATGTCGTAGCAGTTCTGGAGCTTCTTCAGCTCCCACTCTCCCGGCGTGGGAATGGAGACCAGGGACTTGCCGACCTCGTGACCGAACTTGTAGCCCTGCTCGTAGCCCTCACCGTAGTTCTCACGCATTCCGACCGTGTGCAGGCTCATGATGTCACGAGCCATGGACATTGCGTCGTTGAGGCTGAGGGTGGAGTCGCTGCGCTCGTTCAAGATGTCGAGAATGTCTCCGAGGTGCATAACAGCTCCTTTTCTTGAGGACTCCCTGTCCTCTTGATAACCTAAGTCTAGCAGTACAAGGACGGCTGTGTCTACCGGCCATTTTTGTCCGGGCCCGACAGGGCCCCGAAGGGCCCCATCGACTACCAACGAACTCCGACACCGTTACCGCTCAGCGTCTCCACGATGAACTTTGCGGTACGCAGGTCCATGGTCGGGTAGTTTTCCCGCAGGTGCTTGATGCATCGAATCTTCCGGTCCAAGTCGTCGTGGCTGAACTCACCCTCGGCCCAGATGCTGGCCTTTGCGACCAGTTTGGTGTGCTCCTGTTCCGCCTCCCAGTTGGTGTCACGCTTGGCAACGCGGTGCCCCTCGTTGTATCCGTTCTCGTAGGCGATGGTCACCCGCTCGCTGGCCTCCTTACGGGCCACGTCCCAGGTGTTGTTCTCCACCTCGTTGACACGGTCCAGGTGCGCACCGTAGATGAGACCGGCGACCTCGAATCCCTTCTTCAGGCTCATCTTGACCCCGTTGGCGTTGAAGATGCGCATGATGCGGGCCTCGTCCAGGGAGAAGATGCTCATGACAGCCTCCAGTCTTGAGAGGGAGTGTCCCTCTCGATGTTCTAAGTCTAACAGCCTTGCCGGACAGATACAAGCCCAAATGCAAAGTGTCCGGGGCCGCCAGGGCCCTCGAATGTCAAGGGCCCGGCAGTCTAGAGGGAATTGTTGGCTTTTGCTTCGATGATTTTCTCGATTACGAATTTGGCCTCTTCGACCAATTGCCCTTCTTCTTCAGACCTGGTGACTTGCTTTCCTGCCCATGCATTCAAGAATGCAACGACGAAAGCGAACAGTGGACCCTGAATAGGCTCAGGGTATGTAGTCATCAGGTAGGCCAGTGCGTTGGGGTCGAATGAGCGCTTGTCAAGCTCATCCATGATGCGAGCAGCCAGACGCTCATACGAGGTAGGCTTAGGATTGATGAGCCGTGCGCCCTCATACATGTCAGGCGCAATGACTTGAGTCCAGTGGAAAACGTTACGTCGGCTCACCATCCCCCTCCCCTTCAAAGTCACGTGTAGTGCCGTAGCCGTCTGAGACGCTGACAGACAAGCCCAGCACCTTCGCAAGAAACTCAGCGGTTGCCGTTGCGAAGGGCCAGGCTGTGTCGTGAGCGTCATCATCGGGCGTGTCGATTTCGATGATGACCATGACTCTATCCTATCGGTTGTGAACCTCGACGTCCATCCCGAGCACTACGGGCGAGCCGCAGTGGCAGTGGGACAGGCTGTAGCCGCACTTGCAGACCTCACGCTCGGTGAGCATGATGCGCTTGTTACCGAACCATGCGACGTACTCAGTGCGAGGGGAACGGGTCGGGGCAGCGTGCGGACGAACGTCCTTGCCGGTGACCTTGACGTGAACACCCGGTTCTGCGGGCTTGACGTCCGGGTTGTCCGCCTTGTATGCGGTCAGAATCTCAGCGGAGATACGACCACGGGCGGAGACGGTGAGACCCTTGGAAGCGGCCCACGCGCGCACGGTCTTGGCATCGAACTGACCGGCCTTCGGAGCTGCCTTGACGACCTTGGCACGGGAGACAGTTCCGGCGTCGGTGAACACCATGCCGTTCTTCTCAGCGGAGGCAATCGCCTCATACGCAGCGGCAGACATACGGCCACGCGCGTCCTTGGCAAGTCCAAGCGAAACGGCGTAGGCGCGACGGGTCATGCTCATGGTGGGTTCCTCTCCCTCGGTGATGTTCTAAGTCTAACGTATGGGAAGGGGTCGAGTCAACAGTCACAAATGTCCGATTTACCCTAAATGTCGGTTGTCCGACCCGGCCAAAAGGCCCCCAAACGGGGGCCAGTGGCTTACTTCTTTTTGCGCTTAGGAACCTTAGAGGCGAAACGGATATCCGCCTTACCAAAGATGCAAAGGCCGCAAGTGAAGCATGCGCCTCCATCCTTAGTGATAAGAGGAATGCGCTTTGCATTCTCAGGGCAGATAGCGCCAGGCTTGCCAGTCTCAGCAAGCATGAATTCCTTACCATGCTCATGTGTTTCTGCAAGGTAGGCCAGACGCACGCCCTTGTATGTGCTTTTGACGTACAGGGCAGCATCCTCATTCTCACTGTCTACACTCAGGTAGACAGCAAGGTTGGGGATTCCATTGATATACGACACGAACTCAAAGGAACGTGTGTAAATCCAGAATTGCACGTCAGGGAACATGTAGGCAATCTTGTTGATTGCCATTGCATAGTCCGCAGAGAAGATATCACCGTCTGCGTGCCAGCGGAATACCTTGCTGATGTTGTTCTTTGCACACTCCTGAGAGAATTCGGCAATCATCTCTCGCAGCAATTCAACCATCTCAGCGTGAGTTGCATCTTTCAGCAATTCCCAATTGTGCAGTGCCAGTTCACGGAATGCCGGATACATCTTTTCCAGCTTACCTGCATAGCAGACACTTTCACACACGCCGGTCGCGCCAGGGCAGGAAAACTCCCTACCGCTGGGCAGAGAGAATGCGTTTTTCAGCAACGACTGAGTACCAGCCTTGTTGACACGCGCAGTCGTCTTGCGGTCGTGCGAACGCTTAAGCATGACATGCCTCTCTGTTGACGTAAGTCGAGTCTATCAGACATCGGCCACGTAAACAAGCCATTCGATATGTCCGAAATGTCTGTCCGGGGCGGCCAAAAGGCCCCTCAACAGAGGGGCCTGATGGTTTTAGCTCACTCGGAGGGAGCGAACTCGCCACGCTCGTAGGCCATGTCCATGAAGCGCTCGGCCTGCGCCTCGTCCAGACGAACGACCACGTCGTTCACGAGCTTCTGACGAACAGCCGCCCGCAGCGGGGTCGTGGCGAGGGAAACGGCCATGGCGTCAAGGATGGTCTGCATGGTGATTCTCCTTCTCTAGGGGGTGTTTCCCCCTTTCGATACCCTAAGTCTACACGACACCTAGGACGATGTGCAAGCACTAATTTATGTCCGTTTTGTCTGTCCGCCCCGGACCCCGAAGGGTCCTGAATCAGTGATTCTCGGGATGACAGCAATTCTTGCCATCACAGTCACAGGTCATGTCATGTGCACCGAAGTCACAACAAAGACATTCAGGCATCATGACTACTGAACGATGGGCGGCATAAGAGACAATCATCTCCTTCTGCCATTCTTCATTGAAGAAATGCACCATCCGCTTACCGCTGTGAGTACCAACGTTCTTTGTGATGTGGCCCGTCATGTAATATCCGTTATCGAAACGGATACGCTGGCCAACCTCGATTGAGGAAAAGGGCTCACGCTGCGTCTTCATGTCTTGAGTCTAACAGACCAGAGAGACATGCGCAAGACTTTTCTCAAAGTGTCCGGGACGGACAATGGCCCCCTTTCGGGGGCCGGTAGTCAGATGAACAGACTGAAGAACAGGAGACAGAACAACCACCACGCACACATACGCATAATCATGTCAGCCGTCTCCCTGTGCGTGTGAAGCCAGAAGTGAAGCTGAAGAATGAAATACAGCATTACATTTCCTCCGGAAAGAGAGTGGGCCAGCCAGCGTCATGCATTTCGAATTCATCACGGCCTTGCGAGTCTTCACCAGCAATGCCATCAAAGAAGTCGATGTATTCGATGTTCAAGAGCCACGCACACAGAACACGATGATGTCCAGTGTATACGGTGTTCTCTTCTTCCGAATAGATGATTGCTGACTGAATTCCGTGCTTCTGAACGGACTCAATGAATGCCGGGTCTCCCTCGAACAGTTCATCGAACTTCCATTCCATCGTTTGCATGGTGGTCTCATCACGCGTCGCAGCGTCATTGAAGACGGCCGACTCAATCAGCTTCGCAACAGATACCTGACGCATGATGTCCTCCCCTGCTCGATAGCTCAAGTCTAACAGATGGCAAGGACACTGTCTAGGTGCCGGGCCAAATTGTCCGGGGCGGCCAAAAACCCCTCCGAAGAGGGGCCTTGGCCAATCTTGTGATTAGTCGTCCAGTTCGCGAGACGAACGCAGCTCCGGACGATTGAGAAGGGACGCGTCGCCCGTCTGAGCCTTGCGCTTGGCCTTGCCCGTCACCACGCGGGGGTACTGGGCCAGAACCTTGCCGTACCGGTCGGAGTAGGCGTCGAAGATGTCGAACCGCTGGTAGCCACGGGCCGTCTCACCGAACTCGACGTCGACACCCTGGACGATGAGCGCCACGCGCAGGGACAGGGACTGAGAGAGGGGAACCATTCCGGCGAGCATATGAACTCCACTGCTAGAAGTAAGCTGGGGTATGAAGTTATCAGAGACTTTGGCAGGAAGGGAAAAATCTCGTAGAGCGAGACCCCGATGGCCTGTCCCCTTGTGCTGTACTGAGTCTAGCAGGCTGACCTACTCGCAGTCAACCAGGTTCTCGGGGAAGTCGTCCTCATCCACGGTCCAGACGTCTGCCAGCCAGCCCTTACGGATGATACCCGCCGACTCGAACTTGTGCGGCTTGGCAGCGTTACGGATAGCGTCCTCGTGCTCTTCCTCGGAGATGATGCTGTAGCCCTCGGGAATCCCGATGTTCTCCACGTTCTTCGCCAGCCTGACACCCATGATGGTCTCCTCTCCTGGGGAGGTTTCCCTCCCTTTCGATGTTCTAAGTCTAGCGTATCCTGGGAACAGATACAAGCCCCTTAAATCGTTAGGCTTGCTAACGTGTCCGGGCCCGACACGGGCCCCGAAGGGCCCGGCGGGAAGAAGCTACTTCTTCGCAGCGCGCTTGTTGCTGTGGTTGCCGCTCAGAAGGGCCGTGATGTCCAGCATGATGTTCTGCTTGAAGTTGGTCGCACCGTGCCACTGACCCGTGTGGATGTCACGGATGACGATGCGGACCTCGGTCTGACCCTTCGCGGAACCCGGAACCTGCCAGGTCTCCAGACGGATGCTGTACTGGGCCTTGTTGCCCTTGCCGTCCACCATCTCGAAGGAGTCGGACAGCTCGACGGAGGAGACGAAGTTGGCGTCGGTCAGCTTCTCAAGGCGAACGGCCATGGTTACTCCTAAGTCTCTGCTAGGGGGTTTCTCCCCCTTGCTGATAACCTAAGTCTACACGCATGCTCTGGGAAAAACAACACCCAACTTAAACGCGCTTTATGTCCGTTTTGCCCGATGTCCGACCCGGACAGGGCCCCGAAGGGCCCTTCCATCAGCGGGTGAATCGAACGATGTCAGGAAGAGCGTCAGAGATACCGTCCGCAGCGTTCCAAGCCTCACCGAGAGACCCGTACGCCATGATGTCACCGAGAGTCGTGATGTGGAAAAGCCCGTCCTTCATGTGGGCCCAACGAATCGCGAAACCCTCTTCGGTGTCAAGGTCGGGGCGGTCGGCCGTGATGAACAGGGAGCCAAACTCTCCCATGTTGAACACCTCGTCCATGACGCGAGTGTTGAAGAACTCCATCGTGCTCGGAGCGAACCAGAGAGGAACCGAGCTGGTCTCCTTGTTGGCAGCGGCCTTGCGGATGTCAGCGATGTTCTTGAACATTTGGTGTTCCTTCCCTCGGTGTAACTGAAGTCTAGCAGGTCTGGCAGGCTGTGTCTAGCGCTTGCGAGCCATGCTGTTCGGGCAGTAGCCACGACGCGAGCTGTTGTCCTGCTTGAAAACGATGTTCACGGGCAGTTCCTTGGAAAGCTGCTCACTGTAGCTGGTGAGAATGCGACGCAGCCACGCAGGCTCGATACCCTGCTCCTTCGCTGCCGCAATCTCCGCCTGAGTGAAAGGACCGTTCGGAACCTTCATGATGCCTCCTCGTTTGCGATAGCTCTAGTCTAGCACTCGGATTTTTTAGTCGCAACCCAAAACCATGATTTTTTAGTCATGAATTTTTAGTCCGGGGCGGACGCCCCGAAGGGCTCGCCCGTTACTCCCAAGGGCTGTAGTCGTCCCAGTCCGCTCCCTCACGGTTTTCGATTTCGATTTCAACCGTGTCACCGAGACGGTGATTCACGCTTCCCACGTTGTAGCGAGAGTTGCCCCGGTAGCGAGGAAGGGCCAGAAGCTCATCACGCAGCTTCTCAGCAGCCTTACGGTCACGACACGGGTAGGTCTCGACACAGTGAGCGTAGTTGTAGAACCATCCGCCCTCCTCGTGCCCACCGAATCCCTTGTCAGGCCAGTAGACGTTCACCCAGTGCTTGTTCCGGCGACGCTGACCCATACGCAGACCCTTGGCCATGTTTTCCTCCTTGTTGGTGATACCAGTCTAGCCTACGTAACTGACATCCGCAACATGTCTGTCAGGATAGATTGAGATTGTCCGACCCGGACAAAAAATTCGGACAAAATTCACCCCTGTTTTCTAAGGAAATTTATCTGAAAATCCTTGAAAACAGGGGTGAATTTTTTCTATGAAGTTTTTTCGAAGGTCAGAAGAGCACGATTTCGTTGTTTCCATCGCCACAAAGGCAATATTTCGAATGCCTCGTGCCGATTACGCTCATTCCGGCCTTTTTGGCCTTTTCGAGCATCGAGCCAAGGATAAGGGTAGTGAAAACGCCCGTTTCCGAGCGAAAGCCTTCCCTTTCCACAAGAAGGGTGCAGGAATGTGTACGACGCTGGTTTTTCTTGTTCTTACGCATTCCTGCCCCTTTTCTTGGAATTAGGCCAGTTCGGACATGTGCGGGTAGGCGTCCCAGTCGAAGCCGTCCACACGGTCCGCATCACGTACATCGGAGACAGGGAGGGTGATGCTGGTCACGATGCCAGCCGCTTCCGCCTGCTCAAGAAGGTCACGAAGGTCCATGGTGTGTACTTCCTTCCGTTTGGTGATAGCTCCAGTCTAGCGTACGTACAGGGCGCATGCAACCCCAACTCTCCGGGATTTTTCAGCCCTATCGTACACGCGCGGGGGATATGTCCCGGATATACTTAAATGGACCTTAAAGGGCCTATGTACCACTATGCCCTATATACCCCATGTGTACCAGTATGGTATGGTATGTACCCCTATGTACCATATGCCCTATATGTACATCTATGTATGGGTATGTACCACTATGTCCGTTTTGCCCTATATGCCCGATGTCGGGGGCGGACAGGACAGTTACAGAAACGTGACTTAGAAAAATCTCGGTTTGGTGGTTTGGGGGTGTCCCCCTAGGGCAGAATGTAGGTACAACAACACACCAACCCAGGGAGACACCATGAACGCCACCACCACCCACCAGTGCCGCTACAGCAACGAGACTGCCGCTAACGCTCGCATCCGTAGGCAGGTGCTCGCTACGGTCCTGTACCTGGCTAGCCTCACGGGTGACAGTGACGGTGTCACGTGGGCCAACTGTGTTGGGTGTGGTGAGCGTGCCCACGTGGGAGGCACCCCCCGCGCAATGGACACGTTCAACCTGGGGCACGTGCTGGCAGACGCTGAGGGTGGCATGTACTGCCCTTGCAACCTGTTGCCGCTGTGCAGGCAGTGCAACGCTGACATGGGCAAGGAAACCCTTACTGATGTGCTTGTTCCTGTCTATGACAACCGTGAGTGCTGGGATGGCAAGTTCCTCCCCGACACGGGTGCCGTTGCCGCTAAGCCTGAAAGCAACCGAGGACGTGCCCGCTGGACGGCCCCTGTGACCGTCTGAGAGCCTGTGAAGGTGCCCCCTAGGGTAGTTTGCCTAGGGGGCTAATTCATGCCCGCAGACGGGCGTACAGAGCTTTTGAAAACGGTTTTCGGTAGGGCTGGGACCTTCTGCGGAACCTTCCCCGGACAGGTTTGTCAACCCTTATGGGCGCACTATTTGGATTGTTACAAAGCTATGCGGAGCATGTATCATACAAGATTCCAAATTACTAACATTTTGATTTGAGTTTATGTTACTCGACAGTAATGCCAACCGTATGATAGCAGAATCGGAAATACAGATGCGCTATATGCTCGCACAATGAATCCATCGTATGTATTTCCAATGGCTCTTCTCCGCAATGCAGACAGTTTGGTAATCCCAAATGGTTCTTCTGCAATACTTCATAGTCTAGTTGGAAGAGTTTGAATTGATTGGTACTTACTTCACTATGTACTTCACACATCTTCACTCATATCAAAACTTGGTGCCGGGCCGAATATTTTTCCTAGCTGATGTCCCTTGAAAATGACATCTGCTTCTGCCGGGCTTTGTGCTCTTGCGATGACTGTCAGCATATCGTAGATACGCATCAACATGATTGTCTGAACTACTTGACTTGTATCATCATCGAATACATCGTTTTCTTCAGTCATCGTTTACCTCTATTACAAAGCACATACCGTCTTGTTCATCGAAACAGTCTGTGTACACATCTCGCACCGGCCCGATTATGTCGCTTGTGCCGATTTGAATGAGATAGTCAGGATGCTTCTTCAGTTTATCAATCAGCTCACTTGCCAGCATACGCACTCAACGCCTTGGGGAATTCTGGAACGACAAGGTCTCTTACCGCCTGCGCATAAAGTTGGATTTCTAGCTGTGCCTTATGCTCAAGACGCTCATTCAGGAAATGCATAACGGCCGCCAGGCTTGTTGTCCAACGCCAGCGAACATACATTCCATAGGCAGGGAGGAATAGCCTTGCCTGTTCAGGAGCAAGACCACTGTCCAATGCCTGATTGTACAGGTCTTCTCCCCTTGCGAGGTATTCTTTCAATAGGTCTGTGTACTGCTGTGATGTCATGGGGTCTGCATTGTCTCCAGAACCCTGTTTCTTGTTTTCTGGTGCCATACGCCATTCATCAGGCACATGGTAGACAGGTTCTTCTGTCACATACCGCCTTGAAGACTCGTTCCAGCCTATTTGGTCATCAAGGTGAGTACTAGCGACCACATATTTCCACCATTGGCGGGCCACAAATAGTGGCGCATATACCTCGAAAGTCAACGTAGCATGACGAAAAGGAGAAAATTCCTTATTGCGTACAAGGAAGTTTAGTAGCTTTTCATCTCTTTCGCCAAATTCAGCACTTTCCTTCGCGTAGGAAACACGTGCCGCATTCACGATGGAAAGGTCGGAACCCATGTGGTCAACCAACCTAACGTACCCCTGGTCAAGTACGTCTATTCTTGTCAAGATAATCAATCGCCTTTCGCATAGTTTCAGTATTGTCGAGGAAATATCCTAGTCCTGAATTACATCTACTGCAAAGAAGTCCTCGAACACACTTCCCGCAAATGTCTCTATCTTGAGGGCAGCAACTGTGGTCATGGTCAATTACAAGCCTTCTGACGCGCCCATCTCGCAATTTCAGAGTCTCTTCCTGACCACAAATCAAACACTTGTAATCTTGAGCCTCTAGCATTGCATTGTACTGCTCAACAGTTATACCCATACGCGCTACATCCAACGCCGGGCCTGTTTCTGCTCGCTTATTCTTGAGCCTATCTAGGATGTATTCCCTTTTGGCATCGTAGTAAGCAGCATCCCCAACCTTGGCACATCCTTTACAGAACGGCTTTAGACCGTCCTTCTTGTGCTTATCCCTATAGAATTCGGACATGGGCTTTTCTACGAGGCACTTTGTGCATCGCTTCATGACGAAAGTATAGCATGTTTCGTCATTGTGTGCAAACGCAAAAAGCCAGGGATAATTCCCTGGCTTTAGCGGACAATAGACTGGTCCAGGCGAGCGAAGCTCGCGTCTGCATCAATCTTGGTCAACTTTTTCTCCTTCTTCTATCCACTCTTGCCTTACAAACTCATCGTACCACGTCTTGAACGGCATGTCACTGTTCTGTAGTGCCAGCCTAAACGTGAAAATCTTGCCTGTTGCACGCTCTCTGACGGCAAAATGATTGCCAACAAACGTAATGTCGTGGCTTCCTTCGTAGTAATTCCTGTTGTTGTCTACGTCTTCAAGAAGGAACAGACTCAAAATCTGTGCCGCGCCTTCTCTTGTCATCAGCGCTCCCAGTAATTGTATCCATACAGGTGAGCATTGACAATGTCCCTGATAGGAGCAAACAGAGGCTCAGGCAGATTACCCATATTGAACCACTGCCATTCCATGCACTTGTCAGGCTCCATTACCTTGGCTTCGCCGCCCATATAGGTG